TCTATGCGCTAACCTAAATAATAACTGGACCAAACCAGATGGCAACAATGCTTTAATCCTGCGTTCTAAGCCAAATTCTGCCGGTAAATATCTGGAACTTAGTTTTACTGAGAACAACGCTACCACTATAAGTCCTTTTTCTACTAATTCCATGAGGCAGACATGTGGCGGTGGGCCTGTCTTAATTAATGCTAATGGGTCAACTATTAATATATTCTATGGAGATGGGTATTGTTATTTAGAATGCGTCGAAACAGGAGATTGGAGCGGTGCGTGGGTGATGGACGTCGAGCCATGCTCCGAACAATTTGGAGTTCCGGTATCAGTTTGTAGCAACTTTAGAAAGAATGCAGCTTTATTAAACATAACCGGAGCGGGTATCAGAATGTTTTCTGGTAGATATCCTCCAGAAACAGGGGCGTCTTACGCTAGTAATTCCGGCGCTGCTTGGTTATATGGATGTAATACATTCAAAGATGTTATGGGGTCTTATGTATATGCTCCAGTATTAATAGATCCATCAGGAATGACGGGGGCTGGATGGCAAAATACTACATATTCATGGAGTGGTAGAATTCCTCAGATGATGACTGGATATAAGCAAACCGTTGGTACTACCCATAATATACCCCTAGGCGACGGCAATACTGGAAGTTTTCAGGCGCTATATATGACCCAGATTAGTAACAGATGTAATTTTATGAGGATTGCATAATGTCAGTACCAACTAGATATAATACAAGTTTTCAGTACGGGGAGTATACATGCAATGCCAATAATGCCTCTGAGATTATTGGATTCTTCAGGGCGCAAGCCTGCAATAATAATACTGATACTTGGGTAGAAAGCACTGCTAATAACTTCACTAGCCCAACTACATATGGGAGACAAGTTACTTTGAAATTCACTCTTCCGGCGGCAGCTGATCTAGCGGTAGATCAAATAGATGCTCAGAATAATAGTTCTGGAGCTGTTAGATTCGCAATATCTACGACCTTATCTAGTATAATCAATATTACTACTGGGCCATGTCATTGGGGACTGTATGTACAAACTATGAATACAGCTGTAGCTGCCAAAGAATTTGCACACGGAGGAATGGTAGATATATCTCCCTATAATCAAAATGCTTTTTATCCATACTGTTATAGTTCTGGATCTAGGATTAGTGCTAATAATGCAACGGCCAATGCTAATATGGAAATGATATGTACGGTCTTCGATGGGCGAAGAAAGAGAATATACTCTTATCCAGAACGTAGTCTTATAGATTTCCATCGTGCTTTTTACCCAGTACAACCAATGATATATAATGCAGCTGTAGATGGATCGCAGATATATTGGGGTAAAACTTATCAACAGATTAGTATTAATGGAGTGGAATCAGACCAACAAACATATACTATACCAATAGCCGACGGTGTCTCTGGTACCTTTAGAGTTGTAGGTAGATTTTCGGGAATGAATGCCCTTGGTGGTGATACTCAGTCGTTACTAGTTAGAATAGCATAGGGGATTTTAATGGCAATACCACAGTTTTTGCAACGTGAATATGGATACTATCAGATGACTGGTGTGACGAATGTTAACACTATCACTCCGCAGATATATAATCTATGCGCTAACCTAAATAATAACTGGACCAAACCAGATGGCAACAATGCTTTAATCCTGCGTTCTAAGCCAAATTCTGCCGGTAAATATCTGGAACTTAGTTTTACTGAGAACAACGCTACCACTCTCTTTATGGACGCTACTAATTGTCTAAGGCAATCTGCCGGTACTGGATGCTTCGTTATTAATGCTAATGGATCAACTGTTAATATATTCTATGGAGATGGGTATTGTTATTTAGAGACCACTACTGGTACGTTGGAATATACCGGAGCATTTGTCACGGATATTGAGCCATGTAATGACCAGTATGGTAAGCCAAGCTCAGTTGTGACTACATATAGAAAAAACGCAGCTATACTAGACGTAACAAATTATGGAACGAAGCATTTTTTTGGTAGATATCCAATATCCACAGGGGCGACTCTCACTGGTAATGCCAGTGCATCATGGATGTATGGAGCTAATTCTTTTCAGGATATTCAAGGCGCTTGGCTATATCAACCCGTTTTAGTTCATCCAGGTGGAGCTGGTTCGTCTGGATGGCAGGGTACAGATGACTCTTGGAGTGGTAGACTGCCACAGACGGTACAAAGTTATACCCAAACCGCTGGGACGACTTGGGCGGTGCCACTAGGCGATGGTAATACTGGAACATTCCAAGCTCTATATAAAACCCCAATATCGAACGAGTGCCATTTTATGAGGATTGCATAATGTCAGTACCAACTAGATATAATACAAGTTTTCAGTACGGGGAGTATACATGCAATGCCAATAATGCCTCTGAGATTATTGGATTCTTCAGGGCGCAAGCCTGCAATAATAATACTGATACTTGGGTAGAAAGCACTGCTAATAACTTCACTAGCCCAACTACCGACGGGAGATATATAACTTTAAAGTTTACCAATCCAGCGGCGGCGGATTTAGGTGTGGATCAAATAGATGCCCAGAATAATAGTGCTGGTGGCCGTAGATTTGCTATTTCAACGACAGCCTCATCACGGATAAGTATGACTACTGGGCCATGCCACTGGGGAATATACGTACAAGATCCAGGTGTTACAGCGGCCAATAAAGAATTAGTTCACGGAGGAATGGTAGATATATCTCCCTATAATCAAAATGCTTTTTATCCATACTGTTGGATTTCGGGAACTAGAATTCTCAGTAGTAATAGTAGTACTAATGCTAATATCTCTATGGCGTCATCGTGTATTGACGGGCCTAGGCGAAGATATATGGGAACCCCTCAAATAGCCTTGCAAGATTTTAGCAAACATTTTACTCCGGTAGATTTGCTGTACTATAATAATGCAGTACCTGGAGCGTGGCTTTATTGGGGGAGAGCGTATCAACATATGACGATTAACTATATTCGTCCAGACCAACAAACATATACTATACCAATAGCCGCTGGTGTATATGGTACCTTTAGGGTTGTAGGTAGATTTTATGGTATGGTCGCAGTTGGAGGCGGAGACCAGCGTTCTCTGCTAGTTAGGATAGAGTAATGAAATTATCTATAGATGCCTTTGGTCCATCGGATGATATAGTTACACCTTTAACTACGCCTACCTTAAGGGATATAGATGATCTAATCAGTACGTTAAGATTCATATCCTCAGAAGCGCTGCCTTATTATATGCCAAATCGTGGTATGATAAATATGCAACATGCTTCTACGATATGGGGTTCATTATCTTCCAATGTTCCTATAGATCGAAGAAGTGTTTCTGTAAATAATACTCAATTTGTAGATTCTGATGATTATTTGATTAGCTCTAGAAGAATGCAACCACTAATACCGATGAGTTATCAGATTACTCCACGGATGGAAATAGGCGAAATTGGAATTCCTATGACACGTCAAATACCAGACAATAAAGAGATTATAGATTTAACTTGACATACTGGAATGAGTGTGGTATAAGGGTAGGATTATTAACTTTAACATTGGAGAGTTATGAGGGATAAGAGTATCAAGAAGACAGTATTCACACTCAATATAGATGGTTATTGTCCAGAGGTAACAGAGTTAACCTTTCCATTATTGAAACGGTACGCAAAGAAGATTGGTGCGGATTTTCATGTGATAGACCAGAGAAAGTTTCCAGATTATCCTCCCGTATACGAGAAGATACAGATCTATCAATTAAGCCAGGAAATGCAGAATGACTGGAATATCTATATAGATGCAGACGCTTTAGTTTGTCCGGATACTCCAGACTTTACTACTCTCATAAAGAAAGATACTGTGATGCATAATGGCAGTGACTTTGCACCTATTCGATGGAGGTATGATAAATACTTTCTAAGAGATGGCAGGCATATTGGATCGTGTAATTGGCTAGCTGTTGCTAGTGATCTATGCACTGATTTATGGCATCCACTAGAAGACTTAACATTTCTAGAGGCGAAGGAGAATATCTTTCCAGTCATTTCAGAGGAACTATCCGGAGTGATGGATTCGTCTCATTTGATAGATGACTATGTACTTAGTAGGAATATAGCAAGATACGGATTAAAATTTAAGACGTTTCTTGATGTGCAGAAAGAAAGCATGGGTGGTCCGGCTGGTTGGTTATGGCATAAATACGCAGTTCCAAATGAAGAAAAGGTGCGAGAGATGAAGGATGTCTTGCGTGGATGGAGGTTAATCTAATGAGATCATTATTAGATATGGCTACTATTCAGATTGAGATAACCAATGCATGTGTTAGGACTTGCAGTAATTGCACTAGATTCTGTGGACATCACGAGAAACCATACTTTATGGATTTGAATACATTCAAGAAGTCAGTTGATAGTATGGATGGATATCCAAGGATGGTAGGAGTCATGGGCGGAGAGCCGCTACTACATCCTGAGTTTGAGTCATTCTGCTTATACATACAGACTAAGTTTAAACCACATCAATTAGGACTATGGACAGCGTTGCCATCAGGATTCGAGCGTTATAATAAGCTTATCTGTGATACGTTTGGAAATATCTTCATCAACGATCATAGTCGCAACGATGTGTATCACCATCCAATACTAGTTGGAGCCGATGAGCTTATCACAGATAAAGATGATATGTATTACATTATCGACAAGTGCTGGGTTCAGAATTCTTGGAGCGCCTCTATTAATCCAAACGGTGCATTCTTCTGCGAAGTAGCAGCGGCCTGGGCCTTACTACTAGGAGACAAGGGATGGGATGTAAAGAGTCGCTGGTGGACCAAGACTCCGAAAGATTTTAAGGATCAAATAGAAAGATTCTGTCATAGATGTGGATGTGCAATGCCATTACAGAGGCGCAAGTCTATAGACGTTGTCGATGATATTAGTGAGAATAACTTAGATCTATTGAAGGGTATATCTAAGAAGATTAATGATGGTAAGTATGTATTGCATGATAAGACGCTAACTGATCCACGTGATCAATTTCAAATGGCTTCTTATAAGGAAATGGATTATAGATCTAGTATTGCCAGGAAATATGGAATGATATTACTACCAAATGCCCTAGGTAATCTAACTCCTGTAATAGCTTCCGTACCATTACAGAAGACCAGTTTATTCGATCTATATAAGAGCGGAGAAACCAAGGTTGATCTTAAGAGGGACTTCGTAAATAGTTGACGTTAAAGGGTATAATATAGGTATAACATAAGGAGAAAGTAATATGGCGTTTAAAGCGGCTACAGTATCAATCACGGTTTCCGGAATAGCAAAACCACTCAGCTCAACATCTATCAGAGTGAAACAATTATTTGTTCAGGCTATGCCATCTAATGCTGGCCCAGTTCTTCTTGGAGATAGTACTGTACTATACTCAGGAGTATCTGGTGGACATATCGTCTTAAGCGCTCCGGTATCTGGGGTTCCTGCTGAGCCGCTACACCTAGTGCCAGATGGAATAGGTCCGATATTAGATCTTAGTGCTGTGTATATCAATTCTGTTAGCGGGTTACCTGGAGTTAATATCTTTTACGAAGAGTTCTAATTATGACTCAGCCGGAATATAAAGATATTCCTGATAATGACTGGACAAGTTTAAGATATTTTGTCAGGAGATCTAATGAAAGATTAGCATTACTAGAGGGGTCGGCTGGCCCTAGTATGATACATGCTAATCTTGATATGGATTATAATAGAATACTCAATGGTCCATATAACCAAACCACGGCTGAATCAGATGAATTTATTACTAGGCATTTTTTATATACGCCAGAAGCCAATACTCTGATTAATAAAGTTAAATCAGATGCAGAGGAGAACCTACAGGGATCATCCGCTGGATCTGGTATGCACAGTGTAACTAATATCCAAATCGTCGCTTCAGATGCGGTTGGTTTAGCAAACATTGGCGGGTATATGTATTACTGGAAAGTTCCATTAGATGGGACTGTTTCTTTAATGTACCTACATTTTGACGTACATGCTAATATAGATAGCGCCATTCTAACCAGTACATATATGGATATTATATTACCAGATAATCATATTATCTATTATCCGTATACCAATCCATACGTTCAACAGATGTCGTGTATTGCGTATCAAGAAGATGCTACATACCCATCGTACTGGGGCATAGTAACCATGCAAAATGAAGTAGACTATCTTAGGATTGGCAGGATACAAACTTGGTTCGAGGGTAGCGTTCCGGCATATAATGCTCAAATGATATACCCAGTAGATTTTGAACCTAATTCTTTACCAGCACTCGCCAGGACGTTTAATCTATCTGGTCAATTAATTATTCCAGTTATATAGGATAATATGCAAACTGAATATAACGACGTGCAAGATGGTAGCTGGGATAGTGTTAAATACGCTATACGTAGATTTAATGAAAGAATGTCTGCTCTAGAAGGACGCTCTGGTCAAATATCTAAATACAGCGATATCTACATGTCTGGCAATCAAATAATTCATGGTCCTATTAGGCAACTAAATGCTGAGCAGGACGAGTTTATCACTAAGGATTATCTTAAAACTACAGAAGCCAAAAGCGCATTTCAACCATTTAAAGAATACTCTCCGCAAACCGTAACCAGCGAGCAAATAAACTCCACGCCTAAAGGTCAATATGAGTGGCCCAGATATGATCCAGATCATTACTGGGAGCCAGCTTATCAGATTGAAATCATATCAGGAAACCCAGACCCAGACTATAGGGTTATTGATACTCAGTATCGTATCCCATATGTACTATACCCTATACCAGAGTTTGAGGTAACAAGGGTTGCGTTTCCCAGTAGGACATATAGCGAATTCTTCATGATGCATATTCCTATGTATACATTTTTTACTACCAATAATCAATTAGCCATCCCATATGCTTGGTGGGTATTACCAGAGGCATTAGTTTGTGTTTTACCTGGAGGTGGAATAATACGGGCATTGGCAAATGTTAGGGGATACAAGCAGACTGGGCCTACTCCTACTTATCTATTTGCAGAACTGGGTGCTATGGAATTAGAAAATGAATCTGATAGAATTAAGATGTATCCAACCAGGTATGGAGTACCAGTAGACTTCCCTAGGCCATACTATAATGATATTAGCTGGAATCTATGGTTTCCTGTCGCAAGATATGTGGTGGGGTAATCTATGTCTCAATCTGAATATAGAGATATCAAACCCAATGACTGGATCGCCCTTCGACAGGCAGCTAGAAGATGTAATGAACGTCTAGCTAATCTTGAGGGATACTTCGATACTAGTAAACGATATAATACCATGAAAATGAATGACCATAAAATACTCAATGGTCCTCTTCATCAAAAGATTGCAGATGGCAATGAATTTATCACTAAGGGCTACTTATCTAGCTATGAGGTGAATAATTTACTAAGAAGTACTAGTCTTGCCGGAACTTCCTCTTCCTCTTCTGGTGGTAGTGCGAACGTCAAAGAGTTAATCAGAGTACCCTCTTCTGAGGTGCTATTGATGAATGATTACGATGATGTACTACCAGAGCCAACTGGAGAGTTGGCGTATATGTTAGAGCAATTAGATACTACTGATATGCGCCCTTGGTATGTTGGTCTTTATGGTCCAGACCTATATATGATGACTGTAATGTTTTCATTTTTAGGATACTTCCCGCATACTGAGCGGAATCCAAATGCAGTTAACTTCGTTCTGCCTGGCGGGTTTTATAGTCTAAGTGATTTCTATGGACCATGTGTATGCCAGTCTACATGGACGGAAGAAATGAATGGTACCTATCATACGGTTGAGCCGCAGAAATCTCAACTAGGTATTATGCAAACATATATGGAGTGGCCACTGTTACGAGTACAACCCATTGCATTAGCTAAAACATGGTCGGGACCAAGCTATCCAACACAGCCTACTTGGTTAGGCTCTAGGGGGGAATGGGCCTGGTACTGGTTTAATATATATGGGGCAACCTTGGAAAGTCCAGTGTGGTATTATATCTCTGGTCAGTTTTCGGTAATTGTTGGAATTCCAGTACCATAGGTAAATTATGAAAGAAGACTTTAAGTATATACGAGAGAATTTTTTATTACTACCATATGCCGTTGGGGTAATCGACTTCAAGGAAGATGTTTTGGTAGATATTTATAATAAACTAAGGGACGAGGATTTGTATTCGGTAGTCTTCCACGACAACCCGAAGCAAACACTTAATCAATTCATATCATTCTTTTCCTCTCCCTTAGTGGCTTTATCATTCTTTGTCTACCTAGATAATGGTATTGAAGTACCTGCTGGTATGTGTTGGTTGACAGATATAGTAAGTTCTGATAATGTGATCAAGAAGGCCCAGGGTAGCTTTGTATTCTTTAAAGAGTTTCAATCTCCCAGATACACGACTCCATTTAGGGAAATTGGGTTAGATTTCTGGTTTAATAGGCTGAATGTTGATATAGTAACTGGCCTAACCCCATCAGACAATAGACCAGCTTTAATATTCAATAAACGGGCTGGTTTTAAGGAGATAGGTAGGATACCAAACTTTACTCTATTATTTGGTAAACCTTGCCATGGTGTGGTAACATATCTAGATAAGGTAACATTTAACAGAAGTCAGGAGAGTCCGTATGGGATCGGGGAATAAGGGACAGTCGCCTACAGCGCCATTAAGTACTGGAACAGCGGATATATCCCAGTTAAATCAAAAGACTCAAGGTAATAACTCCGCATGGCGAGCGCCTGCTACCCTATCTGGTTCCGGTCCACTTGGGTCTCTCGTAGCGAAGGGCATGGAAGCTGCTAAGGGTAATAGCAATGGGAAGGCCGGTATGGGAGCTTTGTCTGGTGGTAGTCCGGTGCAAAACGTGTTGTCTCAAGGACTACAATCGGCCAAATCTAGCAATAAAGGAAAAGCTGGATTAGGAGTATAATAACTGTAAGGTTTTGCCGGTAATCTTTACCGACAGGAGAAATAATATGGGCAAGGGTAATAGCGCAAGCGACAAGGCACAGGATATGATGGGACAGGCATTCAAAGAGATGTCCACTTTGAATAAGACCATGCAGACTGAAGCCGCTCCATGGCGGCAGGCTGCTGGTGGAGCATATATGGATGCCCTTAAGAACCCAGCGGCATTTGTAGCTCCTGGATTAAACGACCTTCGTAGAGGTACCTCCACTGGTCAGCGTAGCGTAGAGCAGATGCAACCAGGAGGAGCCAGGGATCGTGCTGGGAGAGAATTGCAGATGAATCAACTAAACCAGGGCGCTACTATGCTTAATCAGGGTAAAGCATCTGCTGCTCAGGCTTTAGGAAATCTTGGGATCGGTGGAACGCAGACTGGAATTAGCGCAATGGGACAAGCTAATACAGCTGCTGGTAATTTAGGTCAAATGGGGGCGGCTCAGTCGCAATCAAAAGCATCTGGAGCTGCTGGCTTTGGATCGTTACTGGGTGGCTTGTAATTAATTTGGGGGTAGAATGAGATTTCATGTATTGGGGTTATTTCATACACAGACAAGGAAAGAGTTTTCTCCTTGTGCATTTACACTGAAGGTATTTGGCCTATGTAAGATGCTTACAGATCTAGGTCATGAAGTTATTCACTACGGCACGGAGGGATCTAATCCACCTTGCACTGAACAGGTTGATGTTCTTGATTATGAAACGTATTTTCGACTTGAGGGTCACTTAGATTGGAAAAAGCTTGGATTTAATCCGGATACCTCTAAAGAGATATATAGAATATGGACAGATAACTGTATTAAAGAACTAAGAAAGAGAATGCAACCACGAGACTTCCTGTTGTGTACCTTTGGATTAGCGAATGTTGAGCAAGCTCAAGCGTGTCCCGAAGCTATTATAGTAGAAAGCGGTATAGGATATCCAGCCGGTTTCGCCAACTTTCAAGTTTTTGAGAGTTATGCTTGGCGGAATATTTATTACGGTGGAGATGAGCGCAGGAATACACCGAGGTGCTACGACACAGTGATCCCCAATTATCTGGATATGAAAGACTATCCATATGTTGAGGAGAAGAAAGACTATGCAATCTTTCTTGGTCGACCAATACCTAAAAAGGGTTCAAATGTGGCCAGTGATGCTTGTAAGGCTGCTGGTGTTCCTCTTTATGTTGCTGGGCAGGGCGGGTTGCTAGATGGAGTAGAGGCCACATATCTAGGTGTGCTTAATGTAGAAGAACGTGGTAAGTGGGTTAGCGAAGCTAAGTGTTTAATCTGCCCAACGTACTACGTCGAACCGTTTGGAACTGTTACTATTGAAGCTATGGCGATGGGGACACCGGTGATCTCTACGGACTTCGGAGTGTTCAACGAGAATGTTATCCATGGAGTTACTGGATACAGATGCAGGATTCTTAAAGAATTTGTATGGGCCTTAAAGAACATACAAAATATTAAGCCGATTAATTGTAGGACGTTTGCAGAAAGAAACTTTAGCATGGAAAGAGTTGGTAAGATGTACGAAGACTATTTCTACATGCTACAAGAATTACACCAAGATGGCAGCAAGGGATTTTATACGTTAGATCCACCGGCTCAAAACTTAGATGGTATATATAAATACTACCCAGGAGAATAGTTATGAAGAGATTCTTAATAGTGATTAGCTTATTAATATCTTGCGCTGTACCTTTAATAGCGGGAGATGTCAACCTAGCTTGGGATGCATCAGTGTCTGCTGGAGTTACTAATTATAGAGTGTATGTTGGACCGGCATCCGGAACGTTCAATCAAAGTTTTACCATTGGTAATATCCTGACTTATAGAGTGGTAAATCTTACTCCAGGGACGTACTACTTTGCGGTTACCGCTATTGATGCGCAGGCAAATGAGAGTGCTTTTAGTAATATAGTATCTACTACAGTGGGAGGTCCGCCAGCTGCGCCAGGCAACTTTCGACTTCCTCCAGTGGTTATTTCGGGGACCAATCCGCCTCCTAAAGTGGTTGTTACACCTTAGCGAGTACGGCAACGTTCCGCATTTATACATCGAAGGATGATGGAGGTAGTTATGGCTGGTGAATTAGGTAATTTTGCCGGAGGCTTTGCGGCTGCTAGAGATGCTAGGAAACAGCGTCAGTCGGCAGATGCGAATACTTCTATGTTGAAGAGTTTAATCTCGGGTAAGCCTGCAAGTGGCGGCGGCGCTACTCCAGAAGCAGCCACGCCAGTTATTACTGGAGGCGCTACTGGCACTGGAGCCACACCTGCTAAGCCTACATTCACAGATAGACTTAAGAAGGGCTTAGCGAAGGCTGGTAAGAGTATTATGGGATTTGAAAAAGGAGGCCAGGTTACCAGAACTGGCGTGGCCCTAGTGCATAAGGGGGAGCATATTATTCCCGCTGGTCAGAGTGTTGAGCGTAAAGCTATCCGAAAGTCTACACGTAGATCCGGAAGACGGTAAGGAGGAAGTATGGGTTGGTTTAATGGACTTGGTAATTTTCTTGGTGGATACGCCCAGGCTCGAAGACAGAAGCAGTTAGATAAGGCTGGCCAGCATCAGGATATGATGAACCAGGCTATGCAATGGGCAAATATCGCAGATAGGGCTAGCGGTCCTGGTGGAGACGCTATCCGTGAGATGGCTACCAAGAATATGCAAGACATGATCGTTCAGTATGAAAAGGATGCTGGAGAAAAGAACGGTCTGGGATCTATTATTAAACTCTTTAGCGGTGGGAAGTCTGATAAGAATGCTCCTGCTATGCTAAGTAAAATTGCTCCACTTCTTTCCCAAAGACCAGAACCTCAAATGGCTACACCTCAAGGATTGCAGGATAATACTCCACGCCAATGGACAGATGAAGAGATGAATATGACATCTCTTCCTAATCCGTCAGAGCAGCCGGTTGGAGAAGAGGCTATGAGGCAGCAAGCAGGACAACGGGTACCACAGCCGCCAGCTCCCGCTGGTCCTGATTTTAATACTGTATCAGAACAGGCTAAAGCCGCTTCAGAAGCTCCTGCTGTTAGCGGGATTAATGCGCCAGCTGATGCTTATGCTGGTAATAGGGGTGCTGTAGAAAGATTCCAGAAGATAGCCCAAAATATAGCTCCAGGTAAGAGTGTGTTCGCTCCTCAGTACGCCGGTGGAACTAGATACTCTCCAACGTATGCTGAAATTCAGTCCAATGAACTGGAAGCCAAAAAGAAAGAGTATGCACTTAAGAGTGAAGAGGATAGAAAGAACGAAGAGATCATAGCTACCAATAAAGAGAAGAGGGTGCAAACAGAACGTGAACGCCGCAATAAAGCTATTGATGAGAGTAATATGGACCCACGTCTTAAGGAACGGGCGAAGCTCCAGGTAAATGCAGAACTAGCTTCGTACCCAACCTTTACTCCAGAAGATAGAGAGGTAGTTGGAGAGCCAAAGGTTAAGAACGGACAGATCTATAATACCACAAGAAACGGGGATGAGATACTCTATACCCAAGCGTGGAAAGCTGCAAATCCAACAGCCGGTATATTTTTTGATCTACAACCAGCTGACAAGAAAGATATCAATGCCGCTTTATCTGAAGCCGCTGGATATGAACGCTCTAAACAGAAACTGGCGCTCAGAACTGGTGAGGCTCAAATTGCCAGGTTCAAAAATATGAGTCAAAATGAACTCAAGCAAATTCTAACGCAGGGTCGATTGATCATGAAGGATGGTCGAGCGTCTGCGCAGAGGATGCTTGATAACGTCAACTCTCAGTGGAACGCTCACGTTAAGACTATTATGCCGCCTATTGGTATTAGCGCCGAAGAGTTTGTGACCGGTAAAAGAAATGGTGTACCTTCTCCACGTGTTAAAGAAGGCATGAAAGATGAGACTGGTAAAACATTTGATACAATGCAGGAATATGAGGACTGGTGGAAGTCTAAACAATTACCAGTGCCAATAGATCAGATCAGGCAGTTTATTGTCGATGGAGTTATGGATGACATGCAATTCGCTGGGAATATGCTGAGCGGACAACCAATGAGTGAAGCCTTTACAAATTCTAGAAAGGACAAACCTTCTGGTCCATCTACTCCTACCCCAACACCGACACCTGCGCCGACTCCAGCGCCTGCTCCGACACCGACTCCAGCGCCGGAACCTGTTCAGAAACCAAAACCGGCAAAACTGCAACCGCCGCCATCGTCAACTGGTCCGAGTAATCTTAGTGATAAGATGAATCAGTCCAGTATTATGCGTAGCATAGACCAGGCTGGAAAGAATATTGTCGACGCCCCTTTCAGAGCCTTCTCTAGTCTGAACCCGTTTAAAAAGAATGAACCCAAGGAGAAGGGTAAGAATAAATCAGAAACTAAGAAGGCGGAAACTAAGAAATCCGATGAACCAAAAAAGAAACCAGAGGCAGCTAAAAAGTCTCAGTCCAAGGCAAAGGAATTGATGGACGAAATCTAGACTAGGCATGATATACTTAATGGTATCAATATTAAAGCGGTGAGACGATGCCCGAATGGAATGATCTTAAGTCAGCTTTGAAGGATTATAATTTTCACGATTTATCCCTCGACGCTAAGCGTAGTGAGTTTAGAAAATATCCTGATTATCAGGATATGCTAGATGAAGATATTGACAAAGTCCTTGGCAAAGCTTGGAATAAATACTACGTTCCTAAAGAAAAAAGACAACCAGAAGTAAAACTGCCTAAGATAGATATACCTACGCAGGACCAAGAATTACCCAAACCAACCGAGTTACAGGTTGACAAGCCTATCTACGTAGCTCCTAAATCACCAGATATAAAACCTCCGGCTGCAACGTTAAAAGAACTATATCAAAATCCTGCTTTCCATAGGCAATCTGTGGAAGAAAAACGCAGACAATCCTCCCTAGTCGATTCACGTTTTGGAGAATTAGATTCTGCCGGACAGGATCAAGTCTTAAGCAAGGCGTGGAATAAGTACGCCAAGCAATTACCAGCACCTCCATCTACACAGTTTGCGCAGACACAGGCACCGCCTGATGAGTCGTCTATTCCACATGAATTCTGGGAAGGTATGAAGCAGGGGACGCAGCAATCCATTCAAGCTGGAGGAGGGTTGCTGCAATGGGTAGGACATTTAGCAGGAGTTGATACAGTAAACGAATGGGGTAAGGATATAGAGGATTGGGGTACAAAAAGTATACAGGTAGACTTGCCGCCAGAAGAAGTAGCTGGCAGTCTATTAGATAAACCTTGGCTACTTACATCTCCGAGATGGTGGTCCAGGGGGGCTGGTTCTATTATCCCATACGCCACAATCTTTGCTACCATGGCAGCTGGATCAACCGCTATTGCAACTGCTGCGCTACCAGCTACAGCAACGGCTGGAACAATCGCAGCTACAGCGGCTGGTATTAATGCTGTTATTAACTCTGTCTTTATCGGAGCATCTCAATATGTAGACGAGAAACAAGCTGGCAGAACAGACGAGGAAGCTAGTAAGAGTGCAGCCTGGGCTTCTACCGTTGATCTGCCGTGGACTTTCATTACTACAAGGATGGGTATCTTTGGTAATAAAGAAGCCTCTGGATTCCTAAAGAACGCCTTCAAGAGTATGGTATCAGAAGGCGTACAGGAAGGCGGAGAGCAGGTCATTCAGAATGCTTCCAGTAAGTTCACTGGCGGGAAAAAAGAATTATCCGAAGGAGTATTAGAAGCCACTATACAGGGCGGAGTAATGGGTCCAGTAATAGGCAAAGCTGTAGATATGGTTATGCCTCGTTCGTCTAATACCGAGACATTAAAAACACAAGACGTACAAGTTCGAGCGGCATTACGTAAGAAACGATGGGGCGTGATTTTTACTGACCCCAATATTACACCAGAATCTATTAAGGGTCTCTCAAGATTCGATTACGTTATGAAGAACGTAAACGATGAAACCGGAGAGGTGACCGAAGATCCAGCTGTATTCTTCTATAACCCAGACATGATCACCCCAGATGATATCAAGCAGTCTATTGATACCAATAATCTTGGAAGGCTTGGGTATGTAGAGCCGAAGAGTAAAGATACAACTCACGTTGTTAGCGTTGTTACGAAGAATGGAGATGAGGTGATCTCCGCCGCCGTGAGTGAGCCGAACATTCCAAAACAAAAGGAATTGTTTCAGGAAGCGTTTCCAGAAAATGATGAAGAGCTAAAAGACTCTGTGATTATCTCAGGACCAGCTGAAGAGATACTCCCGCACATTGAGGGACAGAGAAATAATCCTAGCGTTGATAATATTATAGCTACTAAAGATAAGATTGATAGTATTATTAGCGGGAAAACCGAAGCTCCAGCTGGAGTTACTATTGAGAAGAATAGTCCCGCTCCTCCTATAGTTGTAGCTACTGAGTTAGAAGCTCCAGCCTTTGTCCCAGAAGTCATAGAAGAACCAATACAAAAAACAGATACCGATTTACCTGTAGGTGAAAAGAATAAAGTTTCTCCGGAGGTAACTAAGGAAAATGCCACCCAGCCAGAGACTGCGGCTGATGAGATTAATAGACTCAAAGAAGAAAATGCTAAGATTAAAGCTGATATTGCATCCGCTAAGTCTAAAAAGAAAGCTGTCAAAGAAGTTGTTAAACCAGTTTCCGAAGCTCCTAGTCTTCCACCCCCACCTCCGGCGACTGAGATTGCAGACAAATCTAAGGCAGATCTAGAGGAACAGTATCGCCAGGCGCTAGAAGACAATGCTAGACTAAAAGCGCAGCAAGTTGCTAAAGAGCAGATACAAGACCAGGAGGAGGAAGCTCAGGCTCCACCACCTACACTTGAAGCCCCACCACCTACTCCGACGATTATACAAGACGCTGAGGCGGCTTTAAGAGAGCAGTATGAGAAAGCTTTAGCTGAGAATAAAGCCTTGAAAGAGGAGAAGTCTGAAGCGGTAGAATCTAAGACTACCAAAACTGGTCAGAAAACTCAAGAGATAATAGATAGAGAAATTAAATTTCTAGATGCTATGCCAGTAGGCTCTATAGCAAAACTGAAAGACGGCACTGAGTTATTCAGAGTACAGAAGGGCTGGAAGAAGCACGATAAGCATGGAAAGCAATCTGGGGCAACTATCCACACTAAGACCCTGGTAACTAAATATGAGTTCGATTCTGATGTTTACAACCATCTATTAGAAGTAGGAAAGCGATTCGCTCGCCTTCCGATGAACCAGATAGCAACTGGAGAACTGGCTCCGGCTATAGCAGCTGAAACTCCCAAGCCTCGTCGGGGTCGCCCTGTTATGCCAGAGATTATTGAGGTTGGCGCTGATCAGGTCGCAAATGAATTAGAAGATCCAAATGCTAGTCCATTAGATAAGATTACTCTAATAGAGGATATTGCCGATGGAACTGTTCATGTTCAATCTGAGTTTGATGAAGATCCATTTCAAGTAACTCCACTAGAGCAGGCTCCAGCAGATCCCAATTTTAAACCTCCTACTCCTATAAGTGAAGTTGCTACAGTGCCAACTAAGACCGTGAAGGGTTGGAAGAAAAAGAAGAAGATAGCACCCCCTCCAATAACACCACCTCTTAATATACTACCCCCAGAACAAGTAGTTACTGCTGTGCCATTACAAGCCCAAACTGTCGACCAGCCTCATCCACAAGCTTTAACTGAAGATGATTACAAGCAGTCTGTATCCAGTATTCAGGCAGCGTTTGAGCAGTTGGCAGATCTGGAATCTGAAATGATTCGTCGGCGTGGAGAAGATCAAACGGGATTATTTAAAGGTGAAAGTAATAGGCGTGGTCAATTTGGGGCCGTTCCTTCTCAGGATTTATCAGCCGTTAAACTTCGACTGTTAAAGGCTATTGATAAATTAGATCATACTATTAAATTATATGAAGAGTCTCATCCTGAGACCTCTCCCTTTCAAGCACCAGCCGCCGCTGTTCAGGAGTCTGCGCAGCCTGAAGTGGTTATTAACGACAATTCGCCTGGAAGATTATTAGCGGGAGAAGAAAGAAAAAGTATTTCTGAGAAGTTGAAGGCTGGTCCATTAGCGGAACAAGCGGTAGGCACTACTCTTATGGGAGAGTTATCCAGTGGTCGGCAAATGTCTACTGGTGAATTCTTAGTTGACGGCAGAACATTTAGGGTAGACTTTACGCACGATAGAGATAATCCTAAAGGCAATCAGAGTATAAGGTATATCTATGAGGTTGGGAAAAATGGACTTCAACCTCCGCCAAGCGAGGGCTTTACTCAGCAGGTAGTTAATGAGCCAGCTCAGGAAATCAGAGATAATATGCAGAAAGACTTGCAGAATCTCGTAGAGGAATATCACGCATCTGGAGATATGGTTTCCAAGGTTACGTTAATCAATCGTATTATAGATGAATCCAACCAGGCTGGAAGTGGAAAAGCGAGGCTGGAAAACTTTATATTATCGTTAGAGGAAAGCGTAGACACTCCTGAGAAGTTGCAAGCTCTTGAAAGCGAACTAGAGCAGATACTTGGTCCAGTAGAATCAGTTGAGTCTATCATGGATAAAATGCAAGAGCAAGCATCTGATCCTGATATTAAACCTCAGATGATGTTCCAGTTTGGAGGTAAGGCACAAACACATCCACAGCAGGTTGTTGGTGGACGTGAGTTTGGAGTCGTTGATCCTAAGACTAACAAACTTCTTGGTATGAGAGCGATCACAATTAAGCTAGCTAGATCCTTAGACATACCAGTTAGATTTAAGATTAAAGATAAGCATGTCAATAATGACACTGGAATAGCTGGTCTATTTCACCCGCTACATGAGACCATTCATCTGAACATAGACAAGGTGTCTAAGCATAACAAGAAATTATTAGATCCCGCAGCTAGACAGAGTGAAATATTTGTCATGGCTCATGAGGTTGGTCATTACATAGATTTAGTATTATTAAAAGATGGGAAGGCTAAGAATATAAATGGGACAGTAGTTCTTCCAGCTGCTGCTGAGGCTGAGATTAACGCCCTAGGCGGTAGGTCTCTACAACAAAGCGGACAGGATCTAGCATTAGTTCCACCTGAAACAATTCGAGCGGAAGGAATTGCTGAATTCGTTAGACTTTATCTGACCGAAAGTAGAACGCAGCTTCAGCAAACGGCTGGGAATTTCTTTAAAATCTTAGAAGGTGAATTATCTAAATATCCAGCGATTAACGATTCCCTAGAAGAGGCTACTAACGATATAAGGAATTACAATACTAGCGACAACACTGCCAGGCTTGGAGCTAGAATTATGTACGCAGATGAAATGGATGAGATGCATAAACCGTCTAATAAGGATAGGTTGTCTTATGCATTTCTAGCTATGCGTAAAATGTTTGAGACCAGGTTGATTGGTATACATGAGTCTATAGATAGGATGATTAAATTAGATCCTGGACAGGAAGAGAAGTATCAACACTTACATAGACTATATTTCAATGAACGTGGTAAGGTAGAAGAGCAAACCATGTATTCTATCGTGAAGCAGATGATTGATCTAGAAGGTAATCCTATTCCAGGAGTTAAGCCTCTAGTTCAAATACTTAAGCAAGTTGATAATATGAAAGAGTTTGATAAGTATCTTCTCGCTATTAACTTGAGAGATGTTGAGAGACAGAGAATTAGCAAAGCAAACAAGAAGCTTCCCCTTAAAGATACCGGAGTTCCTGTCGAGGAATATATGTCCGAGATCGCACGTGGTCAAGCTAAGTATGGACAGTTAGCTGACGAACTTGGGAAGTGGGCAAATGCTCACTTGCACCTACTTGTTGACGCTGGAAATATTAGCCAAAAATCGTATAACAAAATCACAGCTTCCAGGTTGACGTATGCTCCATTATGGAGAGTTGTGGAAACCATGGGCAAGGTTAAGTCTAGTCGGGGCGGGGGAACTGGTTTTGTGAATCTAAAAGTTGGACCGCAATATACAAAGGGCGGAGGCGGAGACGCTGCGTTTCATAGTCCGATTGAATCTCTTGTGAAGAATATGATTCTATATAGAACTCTTGCTAGAAAGAACTATATACAAGATAAGTTCTTTAGAGCTACGGATGATTTACAGGGCGGAGGTAGAATAGCCGAGCAATGGAAGGGCGATATTAAGATCACTAAAATACCAGACTCTATGATTGCGGAGAAGTTGGAATCTTTTAATATTGATGCAGATGTATTAAGAGAAGAAGCGGCTGAACAAATGAGCGCAGAGACTGGTAAAGACGTAGATCCAGATACTATAGATTTTGGTATACAGTTATATAAGACTTTAAACAATGCCAACCCAGCAGATATGACAGTTGTCCATCTGCGTAAGGGTGAGCCTATTCTTTATAAGCTAGAAGATCCAGAATTGTATAATGCTCTTACTATTTCTGATAGTAGGTTAAATGCATTTGATAAGAATATCCTTGGTAAGATAATGCGTAAACAGGCTGAGATACTAAGGGCTGGAGCTATCTACGATGTACGCTTTGCCTTAAGAAATATCATTAGAGATCCATTTACTGCGTTTATCAATTCGCATTATGGGTTTAACCCGTATGACTGGGGCAAGGGAATGATCCAGACTATTCTTGGAGACGCTGCCGTAGATGAATACCATAGACATGCAGCTGGTATGGCCGATCAAATGGGTCAGGATATGAATCAGTTAGAGAAAACTATTGAGCATACCTTAAACTTAGACAAGAGTCTTATGGAAAAGTTTGGAGCTAAATGGGCAAAGGCTGATACATATGCCAAGAAAACCGCATTAGCCTGGGACATTACTGGTGGTGGCGCTATCCATATGATGCAGAAACTTGGCCAAGTATTTGAAGAGGCTACAAGAGTTGGATTATACAATAAGACTTTAAAGGTGTTAACTAACGGAAATCCAGGTAGTGCAACTCAGGAGCAAATTGAAATAGCTATTAAGGAAGCTAAAGATACCACGCTGCCATATCATAGATCTGGTACTGTGGGTGGATGGTTGAACAAGTACATACCATTTACCAATGCAAACCTACAGGATCTAAGTAAGTTTGCCAGAGAACATTCCTGGGAGCATATTAATACATTTAGCAGAAAAGATGGTAGATGGTTTACGAATAATACCATTCTCAAGGGAATTATGTATAATATGCCAATGGCTATTATGACATGGATGCTTGGTAAGGATGATGATAAGATCCAGAATCTTCCAACATGGAGACAAGCAGGATTCTGGAATATAAATCTTAAAGGCGTTACTGATAATGACTTTATTCTATCTATTCCAAAGCCCTTTCTGCTTGGGCAAATCTATGGGTCATCTGTAGAGACTGCTCTAAGATGGGCTTATAAGAAAGATCCCAATGCAGTAGAGAAGTGGGCGAAGTCAGTGGCCCAGCAAGTACTTCCAAACGTGATACCAACCGGACCACTTCCTCTTGTTGAGAACTTTGTAAACTATAACGTATTCAGGGGTGCGCCTATAGAAAATCAATCACTTGAACAGTTGCTACCAGAATACAGAGCTAACCCGAATACATCAGCTGTTGCTCAGGCTATTGCTCATGGAACACAGTGGACAGGACAGATCGCTAACTCTCCAGTTAAAATAGATAATATATTACGTGGATGGACTGGGTCTTTAGGTATGGCGACTGTTGGTGGGGCCGGATTGGTTATGTCGGCATTTTCCGCTGACGATATCCCACTACCATCGAAAGAAGTATCTGAATACTTTCCGATTAACTCTCTGACGATAAGTCCATATACGCCTAGTGATTATATGAGAAGATTCTATGACGCTTCTAAGAAAGCTGATGAATTAGTAAAGACCTTTAGATCGTTTGAGAAGGCTACTGAATTTGGTGAGATGGATAAGTTCTTAACTGAGAACGAGGAAAGCTTGGGTTGGTATTTAAGCGATCAGGCCACTGGACGAATTGGAGCTGCCACTCATATAGTTAGAGCAAAAGAAACATTAGGTCAAATCTCTAAGGAAATGCTGGTTATCAAGAACAGTCCAGGCATGAAGTCGGAAGATAAAACGAAGGAACTATTGGAGTTAGCCAAGCTAAGGGATGACTTAGCCAAGGAATATTTTGAATCTTTGTTCATGGAGGAAGATCAAAAGAGCGTGTTTTAAGGAGTAGAGTATGACAGTAACTAAACGACCAAACTTTGGCATTGCATTACAGACCATTATCTTAGTTATCACATTAATAGGCATAGCCGTTTCAGCTGACCGTAGGGTTACTGTTGTGGAGGAGCAACTCAAAGCAGAAGTTGCAGTGCGTAATAATGCCGTTATAAAGCATGAGGCTATTATAGCGAAACTACAGGAGAATGAAGAAAGGTTAATTGAAAATCAAGCTAGGGTGATGGCTATCTTGGAGGTAATGGATAAGCGCCACACAATAGAAGATACAAGAAAGAGGTAGATATGGCTGAAAAATGGATGCAAAAAGTAAGCGAAGGTATTAAAGAGAGGGGAACAGAAGGATCTTTTACAAGAGCGGCGAAGCGAGCGGGTAAGTCAGTGGCTGAGTATGCGCAGGAGAAGAAGGGGGCTGGTGGTAAACTTGGCAAAAGAGCTAGGTTGGCATTAGCATTTAGAAAGGCAAGTCGAGGCAAATCTAGAAGGTAATAATGGCTACCAATAAACCTACAGAGATCCCTAAATTGGAAGAGTTATGGGGACAGGATTCTATTAAGAAACCGGAACTGCCCCCAATACAAGTTCCACAATTTCAAGCATGGAATAGACTAGCTAATAATGCGATGGCTATCAAGTGGACGCCTACGCCTAAAGCGAAACCTCAAGGTCCAGCTCAAACTACTATGAGCGCACTTCCAAAGGGAACCCTTCCAGGTCCGATGCCGGAGCCTAAATTTTCTGGAAATAAGGGAGATGAATATATTAATCAGTTTATGGGTAAGGCTGCTGAATCGGTTGCCGCTACCGAAGTTGGACTGGTAAATCTTCCAGGTCATATTGTCAATAAGCTTTCTTTTGGGAAAATTAAAGTACCTGAATTAAAGAATCCAGTAGTACCACCTAAACCTTCTGGTTTACCTGGGGAGGGAGCGGTTAGGGCGGCGGGATCTTTATACGGAGCTGGGTTGTCCTTAGTTCCAACTGCGGGAGTGTTCCATAAAGCCTTAACTGGAGCCATCTCGACTCTACCCAAACAGATACAGGGATTAGTATCTATGGGCGCAAAGGGAAAGTTTACATATGACATAATGAAAAACGCCCTATCAAACTCTAAGGAGTTTATGGATGCCTATCAAGCAGGTGACACTACTCGTATGTATGATGCCGCTGCGTTAGTCGTGCAAGATACCGCATTTGCTGCTATGATTAGTAAGGGATGGAAGGAAGATGCTAATAGGTTTAAATCTATTTGGGATAAGCAGAGATTAGAGAAAAGTCCAGAATATCAGGAGAGTAGATTTCAGGAAGCTAGAATCAAATACGCCGAGACCGGAGAATGGCCAGAGGGATATCCCAAGCCCACAGAAGGTGATGTTCGTGTTGCTGTTAAGCCTAAAGTTAAGCAGCTTGGCCCTGGAGAAAAGGTAGCTGTAGAATCTACTCAGGTTGATCAAACTCTACCCGAACCATATGAGCCTTGGGATTACAAGAAAGAACCAATTACACCGATACCACCAAAGGGTGGATACGTTAATTACAATCCACTCACTGGAATGGAGACTAATCCAGGCGGTGCGTTACTATGGCATCAGGCTATGAACCCGATGAAGGAACCACCTCCAATCGGTGCGCTTCCGCATGAAATAGAAAAAATGCCAGATGTTGTTCAGTATATAGGTATTGGAAATGATGCTGAGGGTAATATATCTCATTATGTTTATCACGATAGCCAGACTAAGACAACCTTTGACGTGAAGCCTGGCGAATCATTGCAAGAAGCTATTACTAAAGAGGTTAATGATTTCCTAGATAAACCTAAAGCAGCTGTTCTGCCACCACCTCCTGAGCAGATTACCAAAAATGCTACTTTAAATGCTGGGAAGGTTCCGGATTTGTCACAGATGTCTCTAAACGATTTGTATTCAAATGTAGGACTGAAGACGGCGGAACTTCCAGATTGGGCCAAAACTTCTGTCAACGATCCATCTTCCCTTCTGTTCAAGCCTCCTTCTGGAACTCCTAAAATCTATGGTGAATTCACTGCCGCCGCCCACAAACCTATTGACCCTGATGATTTTAACGCAGATCAACACGGGATCGTTTGGTATAATGGCTCTCAGGGTAAGTGGCAGCAGTGGCAAGGTTTAAGCTCGCAAGACTCCGCTGACTCAATTTACACGGAATTGCACCAACAAGGAATCCCAGCTGCTATAGTCCCCAAAGAGGAAATCTCTAATAACGGAGCGTGGATTGGCAGTCCATCCAATCCTGGTACAGACTTAGAGTGGTCTTGGATTCATCAGTCCGACAATACTTATTACGTTGAAGCTGTAGATGAGAATGGCACTAAGGTATTAATGGATAGTGGCGTGAAGAAGGAGAATCTGATAAAATTACCACCACACGTCTCTCAGGCCATACTTAGCGATACATGGGGAGAAGGACACGTACCAGCGTCTAAGACGCAAGAATCTTTACCACACGAGCCAATAGTAGATCCATCTGAATATAATTACAAGGATCATACCATTGTTTATAGGCCAAAGGGTTCCGACGACTCTTTCTATGATTATCAGCCGAGTAAATGGGATACATATCAGGATATAGAATCATATCTCAGTAAGAATGATTATGAATTTTTTGCCGTTCCAAAGTCTGATATCAAAGCAAATGGTAAGTGGAATCCTCCAAAAGATTTTGACCAACCAACATCTCAAGAGCATACAACATTATCTTTTACGGAAGGCGCTTCGGTTCCAACGCAATTAAATAATGTTTCATTTTTCCCTGTTCCAGAAGAATTCTTATGGGATGGCTTAAGTGGCTTCGTTGAAGGTGAGCCGCCTCTTCCTCCGCTAGAAATGGGCATGGAGCAATCCGCTGGATCTATTATCATGGAGCCTGATGGTAGAATATGGTTACTGGAACCAGCTAACCACTATGGAGGCTACGAACATACATTTCCCAAAGGTCGTTTAGAAAATGCCCTAGGAACAGTGGATACTGCTATTAAAGAAGCTTGGGAGGAGACTGGCTTAAAGGTTCAGCCCAAAGAATTCTTTGGAGATTTTAAAGGAGATACGACTAGCACTAGACTATTTATAGCTGAGCGGGTTGGTGGATCACCTAATGTCTTTGGCCCAGAAACTCAGTCGGTTAAGTTAGTGACACTTGAGCAAGCTGAAAAGTTATTAAATAAGCCAAGAGATAAGGAAATTATTAAGCAGCTAATGAGCAAATATGGCAAGCCTAAGCAGCCAGCCGCTCCTACTACCAAGGTAGATTTAGATTCTTTGCCGTTAGACGCTAGCAAGATGAATAAGATTACAGGTGCGCTTGGGAGTAATCCTGGTGGATGGTATGAAGCGACAAGCGGAGAAAGATATTATATCAAAGAACCACAGACAGCTGAACACGCATTAAATGAAGTGCTAGGAGCTAAGTTATATGGTCTTGCTGGTATAGATGTACCAGAAGTAACGCTAGCTAAAACTGCTGATGGTAAACTTGGAGTAGCCTCAAAGGAAGTGGTGGGCGCTACAAAGGGCAAGTCATTTGAATTAGCTAATGCGCCTGGAGTAAAAGAGGGCTTTGCCGTTGATGCCTGGCTTGGTAACTGGGACGTAGTAGGGATGGGTTTTGATAACTTAATGTTAACCCCAGAGGGCAAAGCTATTAGAGTAGATACCGGAGGAAGTCTAAGATATCGTGCGATGGGTTCTGAAAAGGGTGGGGCATTTGGTAATGACGTGACTGAGATAGCAACGCTAAGAAGTGCTTACGTGAACCCTGAAGCAGAGATGGTATTTGGGCAGATGACAGATAAGGATATAGTAAACTCTATTGATAGATTGCGCAATATCAGTAATGCCGACATACAATCTCTCGTTGATCAATACGGGCCGGAAGCTAAGGGTGGTTATGGAAAGAAAGGTTTGGCTACTAAATTAATTAATCGAAGAGATAGCCTACTCTCTCAAGGTGTTATGCTACAAGCTAATGTTAATTACGAGGGTGTCTTTGCAACGAAACCCAATACCGTAGAGCTTAAACAGTTAACGCCTATGGATATTACAAAAGAAAGTAATCTACGGATCATGTCTGAGACGCCAACCTTTGATGCGTCCGAACCAATGCGTCCAGTGGTGCAGAATTATAAAGCCAATGGATATAAGGAAATTAACAGTTTAGTTAGAGGATTGCTAGATCCAAGGTTTGTATCTGCTATGGTTATGGATAGAGCGAAAGCTATGAGACTTATGTTTGATAAGCTAAGGCCAACTACATGGTCTGGTACTTTGTTCAGAGGTGTCAATTTGGACATCGTGAAGAATCTTAAGGTAGATGAGTACTACCATGACAAAGGCTTTGCTTCTTGGAGTACGAATGCAGCGACGGCTCATAATTGGGATACGTCAAAGGCTGTACTAAAGATCGAAATCACCGGAAAGAATAAAATATTTAACGTAGGAAAAGCTCTAGATCAATATGACACCGAGTATGAGAATTTGCTTTACAATGCTAGGATGCGTGTGATAAGAGTAGAAATGGTTCCTAGGATTAGATACGATGGAACTCCAAGTACAAGTGCTAACGATATGATTAGAGAGGTTTGGGGCGTATTAGAGGTGGAGGAGTAATGAAGAAGAAAAAAGCCGCTGCAAGAATGGGACTATCATCCGAAGAAGCCAAGGGAATTAGGCATTACAATCCTGGTGAAATTCCAGATCCTAATTGCGGTCTCTATACTCAAGCTGTAGACATGAATGATCCAGCGGAAATTGAGAAGAAGAAAAATCTGTTGGCTAAATATGGATTGAATTACGAAGACTTTATGGCTAAGAATATCTCTAAGCCGACAGCTCTTCCACCTCCTCCTGAGTTGAAAATATAAAACTTTGACATAGTGGGGTATAATGTATTTATGGAAATCAAACAGATTCCAGGCTGTAAGAACCGATGGGTGGCTACCGGAAATCAAGGGGTGATTAAACCCAAGGCTGTTAAGCCTATATTAGCCGCCGTAATTCACCACACCGGAACCTTTAGCGAACAATCAACTATAGGATGGTTTACCAGAGCAACGCAAGATGGTAGTAATAAATCAGCTTCAGCTCATTTCTTAATTGGGCGAGAAGGTGATGTTTGGCAATTCGTTGACGAAAGCCAACGGGCTTGGCATTCAGGTGTGTCAAGTTTAACAGTCGGTGGAGTTACTTACTCCAACTGGAATATGTTTTCACTGGGCATAGAGTTGGTTGGTGACGGAAACCTGAAGGCATACACCAGGCAGCAATATGACTCTCTAATTAGCCTTCTATCCATGGAGGTTAACCGTTTTAATATTAAGCGTGAGTTTTTAGTAGGACATGAACAGATAGCACCAGGTCGAAAGACTGATCCTGGCAAACTCTTTGAATGGGAATATGTGTACAAGATGGTGTACGACGAACGTACTCCTGCTTGTAATAGTCCTAGTAATATTATTTATAGCGTTGGAGTACCCAATGGATAAAGTATCTATAGCATTGTTAATTAGCTCACTTATACTTGGCATCGGTGGATGGATGCAGACTCTCTCTAGCTGGGGTGCTGCCACTAATCCTGCTAATATGGCAGGATTACTACTCATTCTAGGTGGCGTAATTCTAAATTGGATTAACAAGAGTCCATTATCTAGTAAGCCGCCAAGCGATGGGAAAGCTTAATTCATTTATCGCCGGATTCCTGCTTTTCGTTTCTATCTTTGCTGTAGCTGAGATAGCTATACTTGTGCATAATACCAATACCCTAATCAAAGAATCCAAGAAGACAGTAGACGAAGCGACTAAAACCCTTCATGAAACTAGACAGATAATGGAGCGAGTCCACACGTATACAGAAGCACAGATAAAGAATCTAGAAGCACAGCAGAAAACAATTAACGCAAGCATTCAAACCGTTGCAGTCTTTAATGGAACAGGCCGCTTGCTCAATACCGCAACAATCCCCCGCATTAACAAAACCCTTGACAACCTCAATGAAACCATGGTATCAATGAATACTATGGTAAAAAACACAGACGCTTCTATTAATAAGGAATTGATACCACAAATAACCGAAACGGCTAAGTCGTTCAACGTCAGCGTTTCTACGTTAAATGAGTCAATTTCTGAGATAACAACGCAAACGAGCTTGACATTCCAACAAGTTCGTGATACGATGTCGTCTGATGAATGGAAGGAAGTTCTGAAAAATATGGCGAGTACGACTGATAATATTGACTCTATGTCGAAAAACATCGCAGAGGCTACAAATAACCTGCCCACAATAGCAGGATTAGTCGAAAAGATGATGAAGACTAGTAGTAAATATCAGAAGGCTCTCATATTAAGCCAGATCTTCTCGTTTGTTCTTAGAGCGTTTTAACTTTAACAGGAGATAATTTAACAATGAAAAGATTTCGTTTGCTTGGTGTAGTTGCTTGTTTGTTTGCTTTGATGTGCGTGTTTCCATTTAGCGCTAAAGCGGAATATAAAGAAGTTATTGCGGGTGGTGCGTCGTTTAACCCATACGCTGCTCCTAATACTTCCGTCAGCTTCTTGTACGCCCATCAACTTCGTGAGGGAACGTACAGTTTTAACATGATTGATATTGTTTCTATTACCAAACAGCCATTTACAGTTGGTATTTCCGCTACGCCTGGTATAGCTCAACACGTACTAACGTTTAACGGGATTCGGGTATATGGAGTTGGTACTTTAGGAGCGGTAGTTGGTGGAACTGGCGATGCTAGTTACTCTCTATCTGGTGGCGGGACTGCGGCTATCGGACTTGGAAAAGGATTTATGCTTATGCCTAATTTCCGAGTACTGAAGAACGGTCTGACTGATCGTCAATATGTAGGTGGGATCATGCTTGCTTGGGGAAGTAAATAATCTAACGGGGGATAGAATGATAGCCAAAGCTTCGGGACAAGCTTCATACGAGGAAGATCTTAAACGATTTTCCAAATGGTTAGGCGTAACAAAGAAGAGGGTGGTCAGCTATCCCCCTCCTACGAAGGGAAAAATGGAAAGGTATATGCTCTGTAATGACCTGCATATACCATTCCACAACCAAGAAGCAGTAGTTCTTGCCATAGAAACTGGAAAGAAGGCAAAGGTTAATAAGCTCATAGTGGGTGGCGATACTATGGATTGCTATAGCTTGAGCCGATTTTCTAAATTTGAATCAGTATCAATAAAAGAAGAAGTTAGGCAGGCTAAGATATTCTTCGACTATGTATCACGTAGCTTTAGCGAGATTTATGTTTTATCTGGAAATCATGAGGCTAGAGAGAAGAAGCATTTTGCCGACAGACTCACCTCTGATGAGTTGGAGTGGTTGCTAGACAGATCTATGCTATCCAGAATCACTCACGACATGCCCAATGTTAAAATCCACGAAAATATTGTTCATGGCAATAATCTGAGCTGGTTTAAGCAGATAGGTAATGATGTCGTGGTTGGACATCCTGAGCGTTCAAGCACTCAACACTTGAAGCCAGCTGATGACTTTAGGAAATGGCTTGATCAATGGGGGTCTTCACTTGGAGTTAACCCTAGGCCACGCCTGGTTATTATTGGTCATACTCATAGTGCTGGGCAGACTTTTGCTGGGGATACTATGATTATGGAGAATGGATGCCTGTGTAAGTTTCAGTCTTACGCCATGACTCCCGCTCTATACAATAAGCCACAGCGTCTTGCCTTTACTATTTGGGATATGGTTGATGACAATGTCATCTTAGGAAGCGTTAACCAGTACTACCCATTTGCGGATAAGAAATGATCTACTTCACCGCCGATCTACACCTAGGACACTATAATATCATTAAGTTCTGTAATCGACCGTGGCGGTCCATAGAAGAAATGGACGAAGCTCTGATTGAGAACTTTAATTCAGTTGTAACAGATCAAGATATTGTATATCTACTTGGTGACGTTGTTTGGAAAACGGCAAACGTAGACGACTACATGAGTAGGTTGAAGGGAAAAGAACATCACTTAATAGTAGGTAATCATGACAATCCAAGAAGGTGGGGTAATCAGTTCCTGTCTGTGAATGATGTTAAGCTACTGAATATCCCAGGGTATCCGCAAGTATGGTTGTCGCATTATTCCCATAGGGTATGGCCAGCATCACATTACAAGTCTATTCATTTGTTTGGCCATTCCCATGGTACGCTTAGGATTGATCCAGAGGTTAGATGTTGCGACGTTGGAGTTGATGCCTGGAACTATAAGCCCGTCAGTCTAGATGAAGTGGTTGAGTACTTAAAAACCCATTGACATTCTACAAAGAAAGTGATACATTAATCAAATGAGCGAAGAAAATGTTGAATATGATGCGTTAAATAAAACATCTAAATACCTAGATGTGCAATTAAACTCCGTTGATAATATTATTCAATATGTTATCAATAAGACACAACTGTCTAATGACGAAGTTTTAGAGTCACAGAAACGTGCGCAAGACATGATTGAACATCTAGAGGATAATACGAAATACCTAGGCGAACTCCTTCTTACTGTGTGCTTCTGTTATGACGGAGCCTTACGCACAATGCTTGCCATGGTACGTGAAAAGATTAAACCGGCCAGCGAAATGAATTTAGATGAAATAGCTGCTGAAGTTTTTCAAACAATGAAGAGTGAAGGAACTAAACACTAATCGGAGATAATATGATTATAGATACGGTTGACGCTTTAACCAACCTAGTTAGTCAGTTAAATAAGGAGGGCAATCTATTATACCCTCTTACGTTCTGTGATAGTATTGCGCCGATGCATAGGGTCAGCGTTAGAAAAGTACAGGTTAACATTGACCCCGACAAGCAGGAGATTTATCATCCGAAGCAAGTATCTGCTGGCAAGTTTGCGTTAACAAAAATCTCTCTACTTAAGATAGATCTTGCGGCTGGACTAGATTGGATAAGTCAGCTATGCCATAGGACAGATAATGGTATGGATCAGTTCTTCTGTACCTTCGCCGCATCTGCACGAATACAGGATCTAGATGGCTCATATCGAACAGTATCTACTGAGTATACATTAGACTACAGACAGGGATCTATAGCTATAGAAGGACTATCTGTAGGAGATGTCCGAATGCGGCGCATGTCTATTGTACAACGTGCAGAAACTGCTGCTAAGAATAGAGTGCGTAGAGACTGCGTTGGCCTTAAACCTGTCTACACAATAGACGAACTGAAGAAGCCGTTTATCATTCTTAAGCTTGTGAAGAATTTACCACAAGCGTATGATAATGCTATGGCAGCTTCATTGCTAGGGGTGGACCAGGCAATCTTTGGAGCTAGTATCCAATCAGATACAATGATTACGCCTGCAAACGAATCAGCTGAGTTGGTGGCACCAGAAGTTAATCCAGTCGTCACAAAGGACGAGTTGATTCAGGCTATAAATGATCTGTACTTAGAGAAGCTTGGGATGCCAAGGCCAGCCAATCGAACACCTCTATCTGACCTCAGCGAAGACCAGCTGAAAGAGGTAATGCAAACACTGATCGTAGCGGAAAAGAAATGAAAGAGAAACTTGCACAGATCGACGGTCTTGCGAGGGAACTGCGTAAGGCTGTCGATCTTCTTGATATTAATCCAAGTAAAAAATCTAGCCTGAAGACAATGTGCCAATGTATGCTTGATGACGTTTATTCTATAACACTAGAACTTGGGAGATTAAAATGCAATACCGAATCCTGCACACCGGAGACTGGCACTACTCAGGAGGAGTAGACGATGATGTTGAAATCTCATTAAATCAAATCACAGAACACGCCGCACTAAATCATATCGACCTAGTTACCGTTGGCGGAGACGTTTATGATAAGACATCTAGTATTGAAAGCAGGAATATCGTAAAAGAGCGATTGATGAATATTGCTCAATACTCACCCATCATTATCTGTAAAGGTAACCACGACCAACCAGGAGACCTGGATATCCTAGCCAATCTAAAGTCTAAATACCCAATCAAGGTATATAGCGCACCTACTGTTGTGCGGTTAGCTGAGGGAATTAATTTATACGTTATACCATGGTTTACTAAACAACACTGGATGCAGGCTCATCATGTTGACAGTATCGGAGATCTTAATGCAACACTGTCAGGACAACTATTGAGGTACATAACAAGTTTAAAGAAGTCCAATCCAGCTGAACACCACATACTACTCTCGCATACACTGATATCTGGAGCTAGGGCTGAAAACAATCAACCACTTATAGGTGAGGGTGTAACTATAGGAGAGTTTGATTTAGAGGAGGCAGGATTCGATGCCGGTCTATTATCCCACATACATCTACGTCAGCAATTCGGAAATGGTAATTTTTACTACCCAGGGTCGCCAGCTGCACTGGACTTTGGAGAGACCACCGACAAATATTTCTCCGTTTACAGCGTGGGAGATCGTAGCGTTGAGTGGTATCAGCTTAACTCAGTTAAAAGAATATGTATTGAGGGAAGCTATTCAGAAGGAGAATGGAAGCCAGACACAGAATACGGAAGAGGAAAACTCTCCGGAGCAAGGTTGAAGTTGATATATACCCTGTCTCCGACTGATGATCACAAGCTGGCGGCTGAAAAGATACGTGCTTATTACATTAATGACTTCGCTAAAGAGATCAAGTTAAGTCCGATAGTAGAGCAAAAGATGGCGGCAAGGGCTGATAATGTCAGTAAGGCTAAATCTCTGGAAGAAAAACTTCTTGAATACTGGAAACATACTGGACAAGACATAGAGAATAGTGGTATACTCAAAAAATTAAAACAGGCGGAGGTTGCGTGTACAACAAAAGAATTGCTATACAAGGCTTAATGGGGTTTAATGATATAGACCTAGACCTAAGTACTCTCCAGGGTAATATTATAGCAGTTGTTGGAGAGAACGGCGCTGGTAAGTCTACTCTATTGGAGTCTATGGGATATGCAGGATTATATAGAACCTTCCCGTCCAGGGAGCAGGGTATACATAAGTATGTTGGTGGTAGCGATGCGTACATAGAGAACGACTTTACGTGTGACGGTAAAGAATACCGCACGAAGATACTGATCAATCCAGCTGGTACTAGGGTTGAAGCGTATCTATTTGAAAATGGGGTGGCTATCAACGATGGCAAGACTAGCTCATTCGATAATGAGATAGTTAAAAGGTTCGGGAGTCCTGAGCTTATCCTTTCATCAGTATTCTCTGCACAGAACAACGTTGGTAGCTTCCTTGAGCTTCCAAGGCCCAAGAGGAAGGATCTCTTTATTTCCATGCTCAATCTTGGTATACTACAGGATGTGGCGAATTATTCGGCTAATATGGAAGCGCAGTTTGAAGCGCAAGAGAGAGATTTAGCAATCAAGATCCAAACACTCGCACCGGCTTGCTCTGTAATAATACCCGACAAGGAATCTCTATCCAAGAAACAGGAATCACTTGCCGCCTGTCTTTTGGATAGAGAGACAGAGCGTGATAGTCTGAAGGCTAAACTTGCAGAAGTGAATAATGTATTACTGGACCAGGTAAAGAAACAGACTGTGGTTAACAAGCTCACTCTAGAGATAGACAGTCTTACCAGTAAGAGGGCGGCAATAAGAAGTAATCTAGATAAAGCTAGAAAAGAGCTGGATAATAATATTGCCCCAACCGACGAAGAGGTTGCTAAACTTCAAGCTGAAGCCGATATGGTTGGTGTATACGAACAGAGAAAAGAGGATAAGGAGGCTGAATTAGCTACAGCTGAACGAATTGTGGCGGAGAATAAATTAGCTATATCTAAGGCATCATCTGAGGAGAGTTCGATTAAGCAGAATATATCATTAAGACAGGAGATGTTATCTAAGTGCATAAAAGACTCGGAAAAGCTAAAGGAAGTACCATGCGGGGGAGAGGGAGAATTCTCTCTATGTCCATTAATAAAAAACTCAGTAGACAACAAAAACCTATTACCATCAATGGAGTCGCATCTAGTGGAATTGAGCCAGAGGCTGTTGGATGCACAAGTCTACACGAAGACACTGGCACCTGTTGATAATTCGTCGTCGCATCTCAAATTAGATATATTAGATCTGAAGCAGAGAATAGAAGTTGCAAGAAAAGCTAGGATGGATATATCTATATATAAGTCCAAAAAGAATGACAGTACTATATTAAAACAAAGGATAGACGATCTATCTACTCAGCTATTAGAACTTATAGAAAACATACAAGGAAAAGAAGAGGAGCGTGAGGATCTTTTAAAGCAATTGAGTTGCGCTATGGATGAGGAGTATACAACACTTACTAAAAATGTAGTATCTATAGATAACGACATAGCTTACTATAAGTCGGCTCAACATCAGGTAATGATGGATCTTGGTAAAGTGGACGCTATTAAAAAGAACGTAGAATCCGCTCAGTCTGAAACCAGGAAAATTGAAAAAGAACTTGAGCATCTAAGGAAGGAGAAGGGTGAATGGAGTCATATATCCTATGCGTTCGGACCTAAAGCTATACAGGCTCTAGAAATTGACAGCGCCGGACCTTGGGTTAGTGATTTGGTCAATGATTTATTACGGTCATGCTTTGGTACTCGGTTTACTATCAACCTGATCACACAGGCAATGAAAGCTAATAAGAGTGGCATGAAGGACTTCTTTGATATCGAAGTAATAGATGCAGAGAAGAGTAGGACTGGATTAATCAATGACCTAAGCGGCGGTGAGAAGGTGATCTGCTCAGAAGCGATCTCCCTTGCTATAGCGTTATACAACGGTAACGTGGGTGGGGTAAAATGGGACACTCTGTATCGTGACGAATGTAGCGGGGCGCTGTCGCCCAAAAATGCTTTGCTGTATATTAAGATGTTGCGTCGGGCGATTGAACTCGGCAAATTCAAACGATGTTTTTTCATTGCGCATCAACCTGAGTTGGTGGATGCCTCTGATAACCAGATTATCATTAAGAAGGGAAAGATAGAGCTTAAATAGTTGACAAGCTGTATTGATTATGGTATATTCAAAATCGGTCAAACAAAACAGACAAAAAGGAGATTAAAATGGGTATTCGAGTAAATAACGTGGTGATTGGTGGAACAGTTGGTAAAGATCCAGAAGTGCGCTTTACTGCAAATGGTAAGCCGGTAGCTTCTTTTTCTATAGCTATTGATGCAGGGAAAGACAAAGAGGCTGAGTGGTTTGAGGTAACCGCTTGGGAACAACAGGCAGAATTAGCTCAGAAATTCATCATCAAAGGCTCTCAGGTTATCGTTGTTGGTCGCCTGCAACAGAGCAAATGGGAAGAAAAAGATGGTGGAGGAAAGCGTTCTAAGGTGGTAGTCGTAGCTAACAACATTCAGTTGGTTGGCGGGAAAAGAAAAGAGGACGGCGGCGGGGAACCTGCTGCTATAACTGATGCCGATATACCGTTCTAAAGCTAAAGGTAAGAATGTAGCTGAATTAGGGGAGGGGTTTTTCACACAACTCCTCCCTGGTTTAAAGAATGATAAAGATGGAATCCCAATTAAGGATTGGGTAAAGTATCTACGGATTTCTATAGCCGTGATTAGATTAGCCGAATATGATTATCTATCCCCTAGCGATGGACCGGATTGGAAAAGCGCAAAGTCTTTCCTGTTTGGAAAGAACAATCTATTTACCACTGTATGTCAACTCCTAAAAGTAAATCCCAACATGGCAAGATTAAAGATTATCTCATATAAGAAATCTGGAATAGTTGGAGACCCAATCTTTAACTCCATGTTAGACGAATATACCGATAAAGAGACCCTATCATTAAATCCAACATCAGAAGATATTAATAGGATAATAGACAATGTGCGGAAAAAGCAAGACTGATATATATTGCGACGATTGCGGCAGAAACCGGAAGCAGGATAGTACGATAATGTTGCGCACCTGTGGTCATATGCTATGTGATGTGTGTAATTATAATGATGCGTGTTATAACGATGAGCCGTTTGAAGATTGGGCGGACATAGACGAAACAGATGAATTCTTTGAGGAGATATAATGAGTGAAGCGTTAGAGGTTGTGTCAGTAGATGGTGATGTTGCACGGGCTGTCTTAGCAGAGATAGACTCTATCATTAAGAACACGGAACAGGTCGCTAATCATTCAGTAGCTAGAATGTCTAAGCTACTAGTGGAGGCTAAGAATGGAGCATATTGGGCAGAGCGTGGCTACAAGAATGAAGACGAGTATGTTAAAACTTTGCCGTATAGTCGGGCGCAGTATTATAATCTTATTGGGATTGGACTACACCTCGGATTCCTACCCGAAGAAACAATAGCAGAACTTGGCATTAAGAAGTCTGAGGCTCTTGTTAGAATTTCTAAGCATAGTCCAACACTCACAGATGAATGGGTAGAGAAAGCCAAGAAGTCCACACATCAGGAGTTTTTAAATGATGTTCGTGACTTCTTTAAGAAGAAGGATGATTCAGATGGAGAAGAGGTCGAGTGGATTAGAATTAAAGCCTCTAAGAGCCAGTCTAATGTAATTCACGAGGCTCTTGCGATAGCAGAGAAGATGCTCGGCTCTGATAAGAGTCAGGCACATCAGATGGAAACTATTTGTGCTGAGTTTCTTTCTGGAAAGCTTGACAATGGCGATGACCGATTAGATAATCGCAACGGGTTTATTATTAGTATTATTAGTGGCCTAGCTAGACAGCTTGATCACGAAGCTATCAACGCTTTAGTTGGTGCGCTGGCCGGTGTGGTAGAGGGGCAATAAAATGAAAGCTGATCCTCAAGATCTGTTAACTGGAATATACGCAGATTGGGATTTAGTATCAAACGAAGAGAAGGATTACGTTACGGCTGTGGATGATCTCCTAGCTGCCCGTGGACACCTATCTCCATTACAAATCAAAGAACTAAAGAGATTTCTACAGGAGGTCAAGACACGTGCCAGGGACAAACTTTAAGCAGAAGAGAGTTAAACTGACACCTGAAGAATACGAGAAATTAAAAAAGGCGGTAATGGTGCGTGATGGCTACCGTTGCCGCCTTTGTCTTTCTATGCTGAATCTAAGTGTAGATCATATAGTTAAGCGTAGTCAGGGAGGTGGAGACACTATGGAGAATCTTAGGACTCTGTGTTGGATTTGTCATAATAAAGTGGATAACGAAGCGGGGAGTCCGAAGAGTAAGAAGCTCTCTTGCGTTCCAGAAGCCTCGACAGAAGAGGGTTCTGATTAAATATTTCATCCACTAAATGTTTAGACATGTACTTAGACATGTATTCATTAAACATCTCCTCTAGTGTCTTTGGGTTCATCTTATCTAAAGATGACATTACATGCTTAAGATCTTCCTCTTGATCATTCATATGCGGCAAAAAACTCCTCGGCTAATTGTTTTCCTATTTTCTCAGATGCTCTTTTCATCATCTCGTCTAATATATCTAATGGACTTGGTGTGTTCATTTTATTAAGAGAACGCATCACATGTGCCAGAGATTCCTCCTGGTCCTCTTCCATTACTCACCTCCATTGCGTTTAATAGTTTAACCAAAGCTCGACTCTTTGCTGATTCCCTATTTGAATAGTTACTCCATTTAATCATCATATAGTAGCCATTCTCGCCTTCTTTAGTGGCAGTCCATTGTCCAACGTAGCTTTGATATCCACCTATATGATCTTCATCTGGTCCGTAATAATCCCATTTAATAGTCCAATCATTATGAGTAGCTTCTCCACATAAAGCCACTTGAAGCCTGATACTATCCATAATAGAACTAATGGAGCCACTGGAGGGACTTGAACCCCCAACCTTCGCATTACAGGTGCGTTGCTCTGCCAATTGAGCTACAGTGGCCATTTTTCTCATAGTCTATGAACACCCACTAGTTTCGCCGCAGTTAGTGCAAACATGACACGATCCAGATCGCTTGGTTAGCCCGCCACAGTTATGGCATGGAGGAGAGTCGGCTACCAAGCTTTCTGTATCATCAGCAAAATTAGACTCTACCACATCTTTGATCGGTTTGTCAATAGCGGGAGTTTCCTTTATCTTCTGTGCCAGATCTGTGTCAATCATCTTCTGCTCTTTAATCTCTTTCGTACCAAAGGTCTTACCTAACCAGCGGAAGATATAATCCACAATAGAAGATGCATAACCAAAGTCTTCTCCGGTAAACCCTTGAGGCGGGAAGCTCATATAGGATAACTTAGCAGCTAGCTTATCTATAGACACGCCATGCTGTAGGGCCATAGATGTGATAATACTAATAGCATTAAACAATCCACCAAGAGTACTACCTTCCTTGGCTATTGCGATAAAGACCTCTCCAGGCTTCCCGTCCGCATACATACCAACAGTAACAAAACCCTTTATGCCACTAATGACAAACTCATGGGTAATAGACGTTCTTGTTTTAGGTAACTTCTTCTGTCTTAATTCTTTAGTCATTTATTCATCCTTTATATAAATGGGTTTGGTTCTACTTGTTGATAGCTACCAAGTTGATTTAGTTGGTTCTGCTGATGCCTAAAAGCCTGTCCGGCGGCGTAGCCTCCTGCAAATGATCCAAACGCATTGCCGCACTGTATGCCACTAAATCCCGTAACTCCAGTACTACATATAGCGCCAGCTATACCTGTAGTCCCTATGAGTCCAACATTACCAGACGTTCCAGTTATTCCGGTATTACCAGTAGCTCCATAGGTATTTCTGATTTTAGGCGGGGTTGGATTTTCTTTTTCCAGGGCAGCTACCAGCCTTTCTAGTTCTAATATACTGTCAGACTTAAACTTTAATTCTATTTGACCTATCCACGGTATTCTTATTTTCATATTAGCCTCTTGCTTGCAGGATTATATTATACACTCACGGGTAAAGAGTGTGGAATCTGCTAATTCTTTATCTGTATTGTAGCTTTTTGATTGGCTAATATCACGTTCAATATTGGCCATATTAACATCACGATTTTTATTCCCTCTACTCTCCTCTTCTCTTCTCTTCTCTACTCTGTTGCTCCTTTTCTCTAGAGGCGTTCTATAAGTTTTATAGAGCTTTTCTTTTTCTCCTTCATTCACAACGATATAGCCGGACTCCAAAAGTGCCTCCCAATCAATTGGATCGGTCGCATTGATCGCTTGAGTGATCCAAACGGTGTCAAATGGTACTAAATTGTTGTGCTGAGAACATAAAACAAAGATGCCAATTAAGTGTGCTTTTGAGACATCTTTTAATCTCCAAAATTCTATCTCATGCCACAGAGTTTCGTATAGTTTAATCCACCTAGGCTTATTAATCTTGTAATGTTGATACTTTTCCATATTACGAACACTCATCCACTGCTTGGTTTCTTCCATTCGTCTCTCCTTTTCTGTTTTATAGAGGCACTCTACAATATTTCTATAAGAATGTCAAGGGGGTTGACATTCCAAAATGTTTGTGCTACTGTTGACGAATGGAGGAACACAATATGAGCGATTGTTCGGGTTTGATGTTTCCAAAGCCAAGCAAGAAAAGTAAGAAATCTAGCTTCGGCAAATCTAAGAAGGAGAAGAAGGAAAAGAAAGAAGATGTTATTGTCTTTGAAGCTGAGGTTGATAAACTTATTGATTTCTACGAAACGCATCGTGGAGACATGGTTAGTGTAGAGAATTACAGGTTCACTAAGAAGTTGAAAGAGCAAGCATCTAGATGGATTCTAGATGTAATGAGAACTCAAAAGTGTGATCGTGTTGAAGACGTTATCTTGGCATGGCAGAACACTGTATTACATGCGGCAGAGAAAGCTCATCCGAGTCATAAGGTTGGATCGTTTATGAATATGTTCTGGTTACTTAAAAACGATTCTAATTACATAGATGTTATGGAAGGTAAATATGATAGAGCGTTCGGAAAGCCTGCCGAAAGGCGGGGAACTCAAGCGTGGGGAGATCCAAGAGATTTTGCAGGAGTTTCACGTGACGATGGGGACACCGTCATCTAATCAATGCAAGATATGCGGTGATAAGGAATATATTCTCCGCAAGGGTAGCCTAACTCCTTGCCAGTGCCTTATCATGAAGAAGCGTTTGGCGTATGCCGAATCCATAATACCAACAAGATATAGGGACTCGCATATTAATCGGCTGAAACCAATATCCACTATTAAGATAGCTATGGACAGACAACAGAAGGTTATTGAGATCATTCAGTCTGATCCGCTTGGTGGGTATCTATTCTTCGGTCCCACTGGTGTTGGTAAAACTCATTTGATGTACGCTTTAGTGGATCATGCTATTAGGGCGGGTCGACGCACAGTGGCGATGACGTGTTCGCAGTTCATTAAGATGTCCAGGGATTCTGAATTTAATAAGGAAGAAACGCCGCTTCTTGATCAGGATTTAATATCCATATATACTGCGTCTGAGGAACCGATGGGAAAGACGCTCCATGTATTTCTAGATGAGATGGATAAGATCAAGTTGAGCGAATACAGCCAACTTCTATTGTTTGATTTGGTCAACGCTGCCTATGATTATCCAAATAGAATCAAGATTACTATTACATCAAATCTTCCACCCGTAGACTTTGAGCAGGCGTTTGGAGCGGCATTTTTACGCAAGTTAAAAAGCATCAGTAAACCTATTATATATGGAGTCAACTAATGAGCGGTGGATTGGTTCAAATATCTGAATGCGTTGCCGAGAGGTTTGCTGAGCTTGAGTCCATTAGAAGCGGGAATTTCTCAGGATCTATACCAACTGGATTTGATGAGTTGGATAAAATTATGCAGGGAGGCATTCGTCCTTCCGATCTAATAGTAGTAGCTGGCCGTCCTAGTATGGGGAAGACGGCGTTTATGATGGCGTGTGCGTTAAATATTGCACAACAAGGTCGGTCGGTTGGTATGTTCTCCCTAGAAATGTCTGCCAGGGGATTGGTTGGTCGTCTCCTATCTATGAAGAGTTTGGTTGATAACTCACACATTAGAACTGGTGAAGTGAACGAAGAGGAGATGTCTAAGTTAAGATATGCAGGAGAAATATTATCCTCGTTGCCTATCTATATAGACGATACTGGCGGTATACCGATACCGGAAATGTATAATCGCATCTTAGCTCAACCTGTAGACGTTGTGATGGTTGACTACTTGCAATTATTAGGTGGTCATGGTAATCTGTCTGAGACAGAGCGTGTAACCAGGGTGAGTCGGGAGTTGAAGGAGTTGTCTAAGACAGTTAAGTTGCCGTTTATGGTAGCGTGTCAGTTAAGCAGGTCGGTTGAGACTAGAAAAAATAAGAAGCCTATGCTGTCTGATCTAAGGCAGTCTGGACAGATCGAACAAGATGCCGACGCTGTAGTTGCTATGTATAGACCGGAAGTGTATGATGACTCACCTGAGTATGCCGGATACGCAGAAGCTCTAGTCATTAAACAGAGGGATGGTGGATTAGGAACTGCCAAGATGGGATTCGCTGGCAAGTACAGCTTATTCTCAAATTGGGAGCCAGACGTGCCAGTGCCTTCCAGTGAGTATAACGAAGGTATGACCGCCGAGGAGTATTACGGGAAGAGCTATACTGATTTGATCAATGAGGATTACTAATGAGTCCAAATAGTAAGTATAACAGAGGGAGGGCTAATGAGTACAAAGCGATGCGGATTCTTGAAGCTGCTGGATACTATTGCATTCGTAGCGCTGGCAGTCATGGTTTTTTTGATATCGTGGCCTTTAATAGTACTGGTATGCGTCTCGTACAGTGTAAAACCAACGGACACGTGACAGCCCTAGATAGAGAGGGTCTTCAAGAATTTAAAGACCTACCACCTGGTTGCTCTAAAGAGTTGTGGATCTTTTATACTGGCAAGTCTAAACCTACAATAGAAGTCTTCTAGAAGGAGTCTATATGAAAGCTAAGAAGGTAGTACAACAGCGAGCGCCTAAACTATTAACAGCACCAGAGCGTGAGACTATAGTACGGATTAGCGATGAAGATGACACATGGACTATAGCCACAGCGTCTCCTAAATACAAGAATAAGTTTATCAAGTTGGGTTGGGCTGGTACTGACATTGACGTGTATAATGGCTATGTTGAGTTCACGGTTCCAGAGAGATGCGTGACCTTCAGGAAGCTGGAAAAGAAAAAGGTCTCTCAAAGCACCAAAGATGCTCTCTTAAAAGCCCGTTTAAGTCGTAAATCTCTCAATAGCAACTAGAATTTCGAGGTTAATTATGGTAAAGAGTACCAAAGGTCGGATGCACTGCGGTTATCATCCAAAATACACAGGTAAACGATATCCTACAAGCGAGTGCCTCGTTTGTCTGGAGATATATTATTTTGAGCAGAAGAAAGATGCGAAAAAGAAAGGGACGGCTAAAAATGTCGGACATTAGAGTGCAAGCCTTCGCAGAGAAGGTGGTGAATAAGGGTGGTGGATGGAAGGGCAAGAAAGAATGGAGGGTTACTAAGGAGGTAATCCAGGGTAAAGAGGAAGACGTTCACGAACAGGTTTACGTAGAGGTAAAGACTAGTGGATCAGACTATATAGTCTATAACTGTCCGGTGTGTCAAAAACGCAACAAAAGATGCGCTTATGATGCGAAGGTTGAAGATGAGGGAAATGTCCTGGTTTTTAGGTGTAATGGATGCCTAAGAATGGTCGAAGTTAAAAGGCCTATTAACCTAACTATTCCGAGTGAAAACATGGTTCTTACACCTGGGCAATTAAAAGATAGACAAAAGAGAGGTTAAATGATAGAGATCATTGAAGATGGAGACATATTCTTAGAGCCTTCAGAGATGCTAGTGAATCCAACTAACATGCAAGGTACAATGGGTAAGGGTTTAGCGCTGGAATTTCGTAACAGATTTCCAGGTATTTTTGCACCTTATTATGAGAAGTGTAAAAATGGCTGGAAATACGGAGAAGTGTTGACATTAAGTAACCCCTCTGAAGAACTTCCTAATTGGATAGTTTGTTACCCTACTAAGCATTCATGGAGGAAGCCGTCAAGTATGGACCTGATTGAGAAGAGTATGCACGGCTTATTCGATGAGATTGCTTATACTGGTATTAAGAGTATCTCTATACCTGCTTTAGGAGCAGGACTAGGTCAGCTACCTTGGGATAAGGTTAAAGCCTACCTACTATCCTGCCCCTTTCCTGAGTTTGTCCACGTGAAGATTTTCGCTCCACGATAGTATCCTAACTACTGTCCGTTGTATTCCTTAATCCCTCTCTTTAGTACTGACACTACTAAGGAGAGGAATAAGGCTACGCCCACCACAAGCAGGATTCTTTCGATCATACAATCCTTTCTAAGATCCAGCCTCTTTTATTACAGTATCGTTGTACATTATCCAACCACCAACCCTGGAACTTGTAAGTAGTCCCAGGGTTGTCACAGACTACCTCGCACATAGATTCCCCAAGATTTCTTGATCCTACAGTATTCCGCTCAAGCTTGGTCTCTAACTGCCAAGTGCTAGTAGTGTCGTCTACCTTGTAGAAGCTCATAGGTCCATCACCCAACGAATATAACGACCAAGTAGACCGAACGACCATCCGATTAACCGAAACATCCATGGTGTCACTAGGATTATTCCAGCTAAGATCAAAAACATTTGCAACCATTTCAGTATTTCATCCATACCACTCACCTCCATACGGCTAATTACTTTTTGCCAGAACTAGCTAATTCACCTATATTTCTAGCGGCGGCACGACAAAATTCAATCCTCTCCCAGCTGGATTTATTCAAGGCTACATTGTCATCAGCTAGCATGGATATCGCATTATGATAGATGCACTCCGCTTGATCTACTATTTGCCGTAGAATCTCTTTTGTTACCCTCATAGTTTATCTCCTCACAATAATCTAGCTACATCTTCTGACCTTGCCTTACTATATAGAAGCTCATTATCACTACGTCCTTGATAATGATATATATCCACCTGTTCATGTCTTCTTAGTTTATATAGAATGGATGGTATGTAGTCTTGATGGAAGACGATAGTGCCATAATTTTCCTCCTTATCATTTACGCTCCAATCTACTAATCTTATGCTATATTCGATCATCAATCCTCCTTTTCTAAGTATTTCCTCTTGTATTTACAAAAGGCGCACACTTTGTCGTATGGCGTCCACTCACTGTCACACATACAGTATCCAGAGATAATCTTTTCAGCCTTCTTGAGCCTCCTTCTTATCTCTGCCAGCTCACGCATTGGAGTCTTTTGATACCTATCAACCCCATACTTGCGACCATCCGGATAGACACACGCTTTCTGTTTATGGACACATCTATTCTCCATCTTACATTCATCGCAATTTAACTTCATGGTCAATCCTCTAACATCTTATCTGCTAGCTTATAGGATATTTGCTTAATATCTTCTACGTCATATACGTTTAATCCAGCAGACAGTATTCCCTGCATCGCCATAGCTGCAAAGTATTGACGCATACTAATCCCACCACATCCACTTGTGTAGCAGCTTCCTTGTGTGGCATATTCCCCAGTCCACGGAGTAGGGAATGCAGGCAGTTTTCTAGTAGGCATACAACCCTCCTATCTATGTATATAAAATAGAACATCTACGCCCTCCCAACACAACATGCACCCAGGGCATGATCCTGGACATTCATGTACATTGGCAGCGTGTCTATTCTCCGTGCCGTCCTGAGTCCAAGCAAAAGCTACATTACTAGGTACTTTAGGCATCTTCATTCCAGGCCACAAACTAAAGAAGATCTTTAGGTTCTTAGGTAGTTTCTTGTAGTTCAACTGGAACATCTTAGTGAAACACAAGAATTGAGTATCGGGATATCTATCTGCTATAGACTTCATATTAGACAGATATCTCTGATTCGGAATATCCCCACCAACATGCCACCTAAAGTATTTTGGTTTTACCTTATCAAGATGGCTTTCCACCATTCCGAAATAAGTAACCGGATCGCACTTAGCTAGGTAAGAATTTTGATCCCAAGACAATTTAACCGATGGATACATAGCGTAGAACTTCTTAGCATAGCACTTAGATATGCAGGAATTACAATTTTTACAATCCACGCCAGGTATAAGTGATATATTAGACACCTTTCCTAGCTTCTTGTTTCCTTTCGATACAGACATTACTCCCTCCCTTCCCAGGATTCTTGGTTGACTGGATACACTTTAAGACCATTACTTCTCCACATAGCTACTACCGAAGGCCTATCGTCTACGATAAAGTCAATAGAATCCTTTCCGTATCTAGCTATAATTTTATCAAGGATCTCTTGCTTTACAATGGTATCGGCACGATGATCGCCTCCATTGCGCATAAACATGCGAACCGGAGAGACTCCATTACAAATTAGCATATCCTCGGTAAGAATAGCCTCGTCAGTTCCTCTCCCGCTAACAATAAATGTTGTTGTAGACCGATTCATCACGTAGAACCAGTCTGCAATAGGTCTGTTAATCTTATCAAGCATAGCTTCGTTCTTTAATGCCGATGGATGAATCCTCTTTCCATTCGCATCAACACGTCCCAATCTATGACTAATATTCATCAGGGTGCCATCTACATCCCATATAGTAATCTTAGACCTATTGGGATCAAGGTCTGGTAAAAGATTATATCGCAGCGCCATGTTTTCAATCACAGCCCTACCAACCCTTCCGTTCCCCTGCCGCATCCTATCTTGATATATACAATCGTTCACAGCTGTCGGCATTTCGATTAACTCAAAGACAGAATCGCACATTTCCGCAATACCACGCCACATATCTTCATTCTTCGGGCTAAGATTTGTGTCGTCAATCACTACGTTAAATCCAAGGCCCAAAGACAGTTCTGCTATGGATTTTTCCGCACGAATAACAACATCCTCTTTCTTTCCAGACCATCGAAAATCTTTCCCGAAGATCATCAACCGAAGATCATCTCTATTGAGTCTAACTGCCGTTTTACCATTTCCCACAATCTCCCTAGACTTCGTACTTTTACCGCTAGCTGGGAGACCCTTCATCATTATAAGTTTTGGCATAGTTCACCTCCATTCTTAACATTAGGCGTAATGCTTCCTTGTCAGCTTGACTAGATTGTATCCACCACCTACAGGCGTATGACGTGGCATCCATAGATGGGTAATCAGTTCCACATCTTATTCTTTGAACATTATACATGAAAAGATTCATATCATCCATACCTTGTATACGAATAAGATATATTCTTTTTTCCTTGATACTTACTTTGTGATAGATGCGGATGCTCTGTAGCTTGTATACTCCGTCCATATTAATGTATTCCATGTTATATGTATACATCACAACTCCTTAAATGACGAGATAGCTTCTTCTGGAAGTTGCTTCTTATATTTCAGAACAATCTTCCTTCCTAAAGCAGCGGCCTTTGGAGTAAGCCTGCCCTGTTGGGCTAAGTTTACACCTAACCTGGTATCGAATTTATTAAACCCTATACCGTCCACAGCTCTAGCTCCATCACAAAGGCCAGCTATCATCTTTAATGCTAGGTGAATATCATCTATCTGCCTAGAGGTTAGCTTTTGAGAATCAAGGGTTAATTGATCTGGAGAGACTGATTCCGTAGCAACTGGCTCGGCGTAGTTTGCGCTTAATTCCTCTAACTTTAACGCCTGTCCTACGGCCAATCCCTTATCCAATGCCTTATCGGCTACGTTCTGCTTTGTCACTGTACGTTTTGCCATCATAGAGTCTATGCTACCCTCTAATACATAATGCTGACACAGAACGCTAGACAACTGGCCGTATCTGTGTAGTCTATCTTCGCATTGAGTGATCCATGCCGGAACCCAATCTTCTTCAGCGAAGACTGCATGACTACAAACTAGCTGAAGCTTATTTAATCCTATACCAGCGGCTTTAATAGATCCAAGAAAAACACGACAGTTTGGATCTTCTACAAACTTCACCACCGCATCATTCTTCTCGTCTACATCTTGCTCTCCCGTTAGCCTAACGCACATACCAGGAAACTGTTCATAGAGTCCGTTAATCATATCGTGGTGGTGAGCGAAGACTACTATCTTTTTATCTGTCCCCTCAAGCATCTCACGGAGATGATTGGCTAAGATTGGGAGTTTAAGAATAGCGGTATCATGCCTAACCTTTGCCATTTCCTTAAATGCAATAGCCTGTGAATCTTTAAGCCTGCTAATAGCATTATGATAATCCTGCTGATTATCGGAAAGCTTAGCTAGTTCAGCCGCCGCTCTTAATTGACTAATATTCTCCATGCAGTTTTCATAGAACTGTCTCTCTTTTAAGATACCTGCTAGAGTTTCGTCTTGAGCGGGGATCTCAATAACCTGTCTTATCTTAGGTGGTAGATCTGTTAAAACCTCAGCTTTTGTTCTCCTAATCATCACAGTAGATCGAAGTTTCTGCTGTAGTTCTTTAAGATTACTATGACCGGTAAAATCCCAGCCAAACCTACCCTTCTTGCCAGCGGCATATCTTAAGCCAAACTTAAAGAAGTTATCGTAATTAGCAGGATCTAACCAATTTAAGATAGGAAACAATTCTATAGTTCTGTTAAGAATCGGAGTACCAGTGAGAGCTATCATACGATCAGCCCTTAGTGGATCTAAGATCCAAACATTCCTAGCCTTCTTACCTACTACCTGGGTAGTTCTCTGCGCTTTAGGATTTTTACAGAAATGACTTTCATCTACGATAACTAGATCCCAATGCCTTTTGCGTACATCTGTAGCAAACTTTTTAAGTATGTCATAGTTGATGATGACAATGTCATCAGCCGGAAAGCTCTTAGCGCCAATTCCTACGGATAGTTTTCTGGTTAGCCAGTCGTTTAATTCATTTCTCCAGTTAATCTTAAGAGAGTTTGGGCATATGATAAGAACTGATTTAATCTCAGGACAGTAGTTAATCACACCAATAGTCTGAGGAGTCTTACCTAATCCCATATCATCGGCTAATAAAGCATGTTTGTGCTTTAATAGAAAATCTATACCAGCCAACTGAAATGGCCTAAACTCTTTGCCTTCTGGAGTGGGTACGGATATATTACATCCCCTAGACTTACTAGCCTCTATTGTGGTATCGTATTGCGTAGACAATGCCTCCAACTCAGCCCTGCAACTACTATCAGCATATCCATATAACTTAGCGGCAATGTGTACGTCCTTGGTATACCAATGCCTCTTAAGTACATCCCACTTAAATCCAGCCTTCTTAGGCAGATCTTTTTCCTCATATCTAGTGAGAGCTACAAAGGCATCGCCTTCTTTTTGTAACAGCATGAATACTCCTTTAGAAGTCTAAATTCTTGTCTAGAAATTCCCTAGCTTCTTTGCCAAGTATCTCCTGCGACAGATAAGAGGTTGTTGATGCTATAGACTTATGCCCAAGAAACGAAGAAGCTACCTGGATAGAAGTCGCTGAAGCTAATAGCATCGCCACAGACCTACGAAGTGTATGCGTTGAAGCGGCAGAACTATCCGTACCTTGTGGCATTAGTTTACTTAGTATGTACTTAAATAATTCATGACAATAGGTTCGTCCAATGGGCTTAGATGGATCTAGACCTGGAAAGAGATACTTACTTGTACCAACAACCGTAGGTAGGTATTTAATAATCCTCTCCCTAGTTGTATCGTTAATAGACCTCTCTACATACGATCCAGTCTTTTTCATCTTCCTTCTAATCGACGTGTAGACATTCCCATTCCGATCTACAACGTCCTCTATGAGCAGAGATTTCGCATCGCTAACCCTAAGACCGGTATTGCCCATAATCCTTAGCAGGACTTCGTCTCTTATAGACCTAGATCCAGCTATATCATACATCTTCTTAATCTGTGCTGCATCTAAAAATATCTTAGACATATCTTGGCCCTCTCAATCTTGCTAATAAAGATAATCTGTCTAATTCATCACTAGAACAATTGTATACATATTTAGTTATTTCTATCCTCTGCTCTACAGTTGGGTGATACCCTTCGTTAAACAAGACATGTCCAGCTTCCTGCATAATTATACATGGCAGAAATGGAGTTCTAGCCTGATACGGATGGTTAATGCTTTTACCCCTAGTGACAAACTGGAAAACCATATCACGATCCTTGTCTACTACGGCTCTGTAATATATATAACTCTTCTTTCCATTGTCTGTCAGAGTCATCCTGCGAATACAAGAGTTTCCCTTAAATTCTGGATGATTATTTTCTGGGTTGACAATAATATCATTTATGGAATATAGCTCAGCCCTTGCTTTACGTTTTTTAACCATGTTATTTCACTCCAAAAGTTGACAGTAATCCACGACTAATCTTTTTTCTCCTAACTTTTTTCCCATCCATGGATACAGCTACACTTCTTGCTATTGCCATTCTGTAGACAGATTCTATAGAGATAACAATCTCATCTTTGCCACGTTGCTTAAATGCAATATATCCATCAGGTAGGATAGTCATAATGCCATAGTCCGATTTCCTGGGTTCTATGCGATTATCCATACTTAGATTAACTCTACGCTTAATCTCTTTTCCATCTTTAAGATTGATCACGTTTACCCTCCAAGGTATACATCATCCATGCTAGTTCCGCTTCTCTACTACACATATTAGCCTCTAAGGCACCTGTATAGCATAGAAAATCAACACACTTATACCATTCAGGATGAGTACGACCTTCAGGATACTTAAACACAGTCTTCCAAACATAGAAATAAAAATCCATAGGCCATGTTTTACTAATCACCTTCCATCCTCCATTTTCACCTGGCCTATAGAAAACAATATCATCAACTTTAGTCTTCCAGTCTTGCGTTCTAATGTACCATCGCTTTTCGCCATTAAGCTCGCAAAGCGTAGGGGGAGTTTCGATAAATTTACCACGCAATAGTTTTTTAGCAGCAGCCATTTATACCTCCACTAGGTTAAAGGAACTACGATATAATTTCATATCCTTCACGTCCAAAAACTTACTAAATATCTCAGGTTCATACAGCGATATTTTGAAATCAGAGCTACATAAATACTTGTAGAAATTAGCTCCAAAGGCTATGTTTTCAGTGGTTCCAATATCATTCAAGGCCTCTGTTAAAGCCTGATAATCTACCGGCTTGTACTTCGCTCTCCCTGCGGCTTCATACGGAAGCAGGACAAAATATTTTATTCTTTCTTTGTATGTTGTGTAGATAGACTTGAATCGTTCCACACTCTCCGAATCGCTTATGATGATATGCAGATTAGTCTGTACTTTATCATGTAGTAGATCTACCGCATTCATCCAGTAATCAGCCAAATGAGGATGGCAACTAATAGCCACTCCACCGCATAGCTTGGCTGTATGATTTACAATCTCTTGCGTCAACCCCATCCCATTAGTTGTGTAGTTTGGGAGAATGCCATAAAAACTAAACAGTCTCAGTATTTCGTTAAAATCTGGATGCTCGTTAGGATTTCCTCCACCAATAGCTACCTGGAACGGTCGTTGGTTGTAGGTTAATCCAAAAAAGTAACTGTCGAGTTTCTCCAGAGCATTCCTATATCCATCGCATTCGTTTCCGCTATCCTGGTAGCAATACAAGCAATTACCACGACAAGCATTAGTAATCTTCACGTCCATAAACTCAGGATATTTTAGATCAGTAATAGGTAGAGATGGATCTAGCTTTATCCGTAATGTTTTTCCACCGATAAAGAAAGATTTATAGTTATGCTCTGGAAATACTCGACTTTTCATTAGTTGTTTACCTCCACGGATTCAAACACATTTCTAATTAAGCTAGCTAAGCCAGAAGGAGTTCCATCTAGGGCAACTATCTCTATATCCCTAGCTAAGCCAGGATTACCTTCATACTTGTGATAATCATCAACAAAGTTCTCGAATAACTTTAAGGCTTTTTCCTTGTTTTCAGTAAGCCATACCGAAGCCTTCATTGGGTTCAGGTCGCTATTCGACTCCATAAATTCAGGATGCTCACTTTCAAGCCACCAGGAAAAATCATTCCACGCCTCATCGCTAGGTACTTCGGCTATGGTGTATAAATCATTAAAGGTCTTATCTGATCCAGCTGCCTTCAAGACCTCATTCACGATTTTAACCACCATATTCTTAGCATCTGATGATGGAAACGTATAAATCTCAGTCGAACTATTGGTAATAATATCAATAATTGACTGAGGATGTATCCTTATCTTCATAGACTTCCTCCTTCTTTATGGTTATACTAACTTACTAAGACATATCTGTATCCAGATAGGCCACTGCGGCCAGGTTGTCTTAGTCACTCTTTCTACTATCCTTATGGTACCGAGAACTATTTTACTAATCATATGTCACCTAACTAATTGCTCGCATAGCCAATGTCGGGATTTAAACCCGATCCCTTGACCTACACCACATAGCAGGAGTCAAACCGTCTTAGGGTAGAGCTATGTTTCGGATGCTATCACGGCTAGCACGGCGCATTGGCTATGCGAACAATATAACCTATTGTTCACAGATTGTCAAGATCTTTCCGATGCTAGATTATTTCATACCTTCAAGGAGACATTCTAACTTTAGCATATCAAAATCATCCGGTGGAAGTTCCTCAAAATAAGTAGATAGCTTAGTCTGCCCGATGATATTAGGATGTTGGGACAGCCCTAATTTTTTACATATCCTACTCCATACACAGGGAGATAAAGTAAGAGTAGTTCCACGTAAAACATTACGCTCCATCATCTCTACGTTTTTAACAGGTCTACTTCTTTGCATATAGTCTACGTTGATCCAGAACATATACTTGCATCTCCTGGCACGTATCACTCTCTCGTATCTTGTACTCATGTTAATCTCCTTGTAGAATTTCTTGTAGGTGAAACGCTTCCCATTCAGCCTTAGTGAAATTGACCAATATCTTTAACCATTTCTTTCTTCTTCGGCTATCATATTGAGTGTTGATCTCAAATGTTTGATAAGATATTGGGTATCCTAGTTGTTTTTTAGCACCCTTAGACCTAACTATCCATTCGGTTTTCCAGTCGGGCCAATCACCATCTTTCGGATAAGACCAGCTAGATTCATCTACCTGCTTTACAAACTCATAGAAGTTATGGTTTCTACGATTCTTCCTTTTCAAGGGAATCCTTTCTCATGACGTATGTTGTAAACTGTTTATTAGTAATCAGAATAGGTAGCGGTAGAGCAATCAAACCCTGCCAAGTTCCAGAGGAAGTATAGCCATTAAGATTAGCTTTGTCATTCCTAACTGTAATATAGGCAGTTCCCTGCTCGTCAAGACGTTGATTGATAAACTGAAGAATCTCCTCACGCTTCGCCGGTTCAGATAATGTATTTAATACATAGGTACATAAAATCGTCTGATAATTCCACGCTAGCCATGTTCTATTCTTATGGTATTGGTCATAACCTTCTATATCTAATAGCTTCGCATCTGTACCATAACCACATCCATAGTCAAGAGCTGGTTTAAGAATAAGTCCCCTATCATTCAACATCCTTGCTGGTACGCTTAGCTTCCTTCTTTTAATCGCTGTCTTGTGTGTATTATCTGGTGACTCCATGATTCCTCCAATCTAAAATACCAAACATATGGATAGCTTCCCATTGTTCGGGTGTTAATGTAGATAGAAACTCGTGGGTTCCGTCAATATCATTCTCATCACGGATGGCCCAATAATGAGCAGATAGTATTGGTTGTCCTATCTTTTTTCCAGAGACAGATAATTGGATGAAGTATTTATCATCCATACTTACATATTCTGCACTAATCTTAGCTCCCATTACCAGATCCCCTTCCCTCTATAACTTCTGTTAGATAGAATAACTCCCATTCTTCTTTAGTGAATTTCATCAGTCTTTCAGCAAACTTAGTCTCGCCTTCTGACTTTGTATAATGTCTATACGTAGACCCAGAAATAGACCTACCTATTGGTACTTGTACGTTTATCCAAGCTGAACTAGCATCTCTATATAGGTCAATGGTATCTAGTTCATTCTGCCTATATCTGAAGATAAGTCTAGTGTGATTTGTTTCCATGACGCTCTCCTAACTAATTGTGTTATAATAGCTATATGGGAAAAGATAATTGGTTAGTTAAAAAAGAGGGGCCAGAACCTTTACTGGCAAAGAAAACTAAAGCATATCCAGAATGGGAAAGGGCTAATGTATCCTATTCGCATTGGCTCAGCGGTAGAACTGCTGAAGAAATTGAGAAGTTTACAGGAGTAGCTCTAGTCGAAGTGGAAAAGGATATAGCGCATATAGAAAGTGTCCTACCTTCTAAGACTCTCATTGCAAACAACAACACTAGACAGCGCATCTTACTACAGCGTACACAAGCTAAAGCATACGCTGATAAGTTACAAGATGCACTCACTACTGATGTAGCAGCATATCTAAAAGCGGGATTAAACCCGACAACCCCTCTAAAAGAATATAGAGAGGCTGTCGGGATGACCGAAAAGCCTGGCGCATTAAACATTCAAGTCAATCAGCAAACTAACGTAACTACAGGCGTTAGCAGGACTGAAGATATTATTCGCTCCGTAATGAATAAGATGCACCAGAAGGAAGATGAGCCACCTATTATAGACGTTGAGGCAGAAGAAGCTGAAGCTGTTTAATCTTCTTCTACTTGAATACAACGCTTAACCCAATCAGGCGGCTGACAGTTATAGCTGCCTACTTTAACTACAATGACTGGAAACTTGGGAATAAATTTACCCCAATCAGCATCGCAATCTGATACAATGACAAGAAAATCAGGTCTAGGCTTTAGTTGAGCCGCAGCCTCTATCCCTGGCCCCATATTTGTACCACCGCCACCAACTAAGGAAATCTGCTTCCTAGACTTAACCTTCTGAACATGACCAACGCTAGAATCATTACTGATTACAGTAACGTCTACCGCCAGTCCCTTCAGGATGCCGTCAACCTCACCAATAGCATGGGCCAAGTCTTTATTAGACATACTTCCACTGGTATCAATCTGTACGGCAACATTAGGCTTAGGCGCACGGAGACTTGGCATGATAATCTTGCCATATATAGACTGTCTTCTGGCTGGTCTGCTATAAGTATAGTTGACCATACCTTGAGTTTCCCCGATCATGCCACGAATACATCCATTGAGAATTGTTCTCCATGGAACTGTACTCCTTAGCATGTCGTCAGCCCATCTCTCAAAGCCTCCAGGTATAGAACCCCTGCCCTTAGACCTTGCGTAATCCTGTATATCCTTTGCCACAGTATTCTTAATTACCTCTACTTCTTTACCTGTGACTCCCTGTACGCTACCAGTACCATCACCTTCTGGTACACTTTCATCATCGCCCTCTCCAGTAGCACATCCACCACAAGCTCCACCGCCTACTGTAGGATTAGGGATTTGCTGTTTAATCTCCTCAGCCTTATCCATTAACAGCTTGAAGTATTCCTCAGCCATTAAACCTTCGTCAAAGCCAAAGGTTTCTTTGGGATAAATAACTCCTTTGGGTAGCTTAATATCTTTAATATCATCGTTAATCTCACAGTCAGCCGCAAGATTCCAGATCATATGTTCCGCCTGGGATGATACGCAGGATCTTATAGGATGATCTCTAAGTAAGTGCATGACCTCATGTACCATAACAGATGCTATCTCGTTAATACTCCATTGGTCAAATATACCAGAGTTATAAATCATCCTCCATCTCTTATCCACTCCCATCGTAACTTGTCCCGCAGTCCTACTGAGATCATCCGTCTCAATAGGAATAAGCGCAAACAATCCTGATGAAAAGTAGGGAAAGAGATACGCTGCCCTAAGTCTTGCGGCGCATATTCTTTCGTCCATTGGGTTTCCCTCCTTCGTGATGTTTAATCAGCTCATAAGCCATAGTTTTATATGTTTCAGTAATACTTCGGAGAGTAGTTTTCATTCCCTCTAGTTGACTGATGACTGTTAGAGCATCCTGTTCTGGAAGAATAAATTTAGGCCTAAACCTATAGCATCCATACCCCTTGACTCTAGCAAATCCGTCATCATCTAGCTTAACCAACTCATCCCATAAAAGATATGGGAATAAGTCATATGACCAAAAAACATATTGTTTCTCTTTCATCATAAATCCTCAATGTTAATTCCGTAATGCTGGAGTACAACAGCTTCCAGCTTCTCGACTTCGGTAACCCATTCAGCAGGTGGCTCAACTCCACTTTCATCTATAGCATCCAGTAGATCATTAGCGGCCTCCAATATATCCTTGGTTGAGTCAAGTATTTCATCAGTCTTAGACATATTTACCCCCCAACTTAATCATTAGTAAAATTTTCTCTAACTCATCTTCTGACTTGTTCATCAAAAACTTAATAGTATTCGACTGAGCGTGGTGTTCTCCTCCGTGTAATAGCACAACAAGCTTACTTAATACAACATCATTCCACTCTCTGGGCATCCACTTCTTAATAGGATTACCATAATCGCCAGGGAATGTTTTGTATAGGATAAATATGCCATTCACGTCGTAAAACCAACCCCACCCGTTAGTCGTATCAATCCATGTTCGACCTATTACACCCACTTCCATATATACCTCCAATTAGTATTCAATTCCAGGCTCACCCTGAGCCAAGACTGAGCTAAGGGTGAGCCAAGATTCAATACTACCAGAGTCCAGCTTGCGTCAATACATCCTTAAACCGCATAGCTTCTGGCGGCGGGAGCGATGTAGACTTAGGCCGATTCTTAACAAGCAATCTAGCACAAGAAGCCGCTATGTCTGCCACGTTCAATTCGGCAGCTTTAGCCAACACTCTCCAACCATTCAGCCATCGCTCATTGGTGTTGTTACTGATAACGACAGCTGTTACTGAGGTCAGTAAGGCGTAAGCCCTATCTCCACGTTTAGGAAGAACAAGCTTTTCGGGATGAGCCAATACAACTTCAGGATCAGGCAACTCATCACCCTCTTGAAACTTCTTAAACTCTAGAGCTGGGCCGTCCCCAACACATCCAGCTATAAGTTCAAAGACTACATCGTCAGAGTCTTTGAAACCAAACGCTCTAGCAGCAGCCAATAGCCTTGCAGCCATATCCCATGTTCTATTACTTGGCCACGCTTTACCACGACTATCCTCATCCTTAGGAATAGCATTACGCAGATTAGGACGAGTGCGAACAAATGAAACTATCGCAGTTCGAGCTAATTGGATATTAGCAGGTTTATCCCAATCTTTAGGAAGTTCCTGCTTTTTAGACTGCGGCCATCCAGAGATCATACCCTCAGACCATGAATCCAGAGTATCCGCAAAATCAAAGTGAACAAACCTATTAGCCAACGGAGGAGATAGCTCCCATCCATTAGCCGCTTGCTCAGGTGGATTAGCAGCAGCTACGATAGTGACATGCTTAGGTAGCTGAAGATCACCAACAGCCTTATCTAAAACCACTCTAAGCAATGCACTCTGTACAGCCGGTGGAGCCGTAGAGATTTCATCTAAGAATAAGACTCCAGGAATATCGGTATTCAATCGGTGCGCCCAAGACGGCGGAGCATAATGTACAACTCCATCCGCACCCTGAATAGGTAGGCCGCTAAAGTCCGAAGGTTCACGGATAGCGGCAATAACTACCTCACAGTTCCAATCCATACTCTTTGCTACGTCAACAAACCAAGAAGACTTACCAACTCCAGGAGGGCCAGTTAGTAGCACTGGAACGCCCGCCAACATTGCAATAGTCATAGCTTTACCACTCATATGTTTTCTCCTTAAGTTATTGTTTTTTCTTCGGGTTGCAAATAGGACAATCATCTTCCTGGTCTGAGATCCGATCAGGAACTAATGGCCATTGATTTAACTCGCTGACCTGGTTTAAGTCTCCAGTCCATTTTGATGATGTGCTATGGATAGTTACAGATGGTATCTTATACTGCTCTACCATAGACTTCACATCATTAAGTTTATGGATATGACGGCTAATAATCTGTCCGTCTGGCAGTGTGAAATCAACTTCAAAACCTTTCGTCTTACTCATCGTTTACTCCTTTGGATATTTATTGATATAATCATAAGAATAATTGACTATATCATGTATTGATACTGCATAGATAGCTTTTTCTGCTAACGCTACCCGTTCTTGAAGCTCTGCCACATAAGCGTCTACATGTGAACTATTCTCATGCTTACTGGTAACTGCCGCTATTTTTGTAGACAAAACTATCTCTCGTAAAGTATTCAGATTACCACCAGCGGCTAGCCAATCAGAGAAGTCTCCCTTTTCTGGAAGGCCTGGCAATTCTACTACCTTAACTAAATTAGCTAATGCAGCAATGCCATAGAGAATAGTTTTAGCATGTTGTTGTCCAGCCTGGTCATTATCAGGAATAATTACAACATTCTTTCCCTTAAACCATTGATTGTAATCTTCCTTCCAACTATTAGCTCCCATCGGATTAGTAGTAGCCGGTAGTCCTAACTTCCACATAGCATCAGCATCCTTCTCGCCTTCAACTATGTAGACTACTGGCCTATCTATCCATTCATTGATACGATATGGATATAGTTTAATATCTCCAATCCCAGGTTGCCAATCAGGATTATGCTCCCAGTCTGCAATGTTTCGATACAAAGCGTAAGACTTCTTATTGTTATCGTCAATAAACTTCTTGACCAATAAGAATGGATTACCCTTCGGATCTCTATAGACGTGAGAATTAACAAAGTTTCCCTTTGTCCTAGCTCTTTCTTCCATAAGCCCCCTTTCTACAAGCCAAGTAATCACATCACTTACCTTGTTTTTATTACTGATAAAGAAAGCAAAGTCCCAAGCTCCTCCATGCTTACCGCAAGGCCCACACATCCACACATTCTTATCGGGATGTATGGTTAAGCTGCCATGTAGATCGTCATGATTGGGACAATGAAAAATAATCTGCTGTCCAACCTTTCGGTCAAACTGCAATCCAACAGTCTTAGCAATGGCTGAACAAGTGATATTCATGATAGCCTATCCATTAAATATTCTAGGTTCATTTGTTTGTATACAATTCTTTTAATTGTATTTGGAGCTAGTTTATACATGATGCCTAGGGTTTCCAAGACTTCATTCTCTATATATTGCACATTCTTGCCGTCACAGTCATGCCTCCAATGCGGGCAATCTCTCCAAGATGCTAAGATATTTCTATCTCTATTCATTATGGCTATTTTTCTATCTAATCTTTTCATGTTTATCACCTATTAAATCTGATAATTTAATCAAGATGGATAAATCATTTAACTCGTAAATAGATTTTGCTATTGCAAGCAAATACTCTTTATCGCAATTCAAGCAACAATCGTAACCTAAGTTAATGGTAACGCTATCCGGCCCATGCTTTTCACAATGCGGATAATTATAACCTCTTTCAGAAATATTGATAGGCGCACCAGTCATCGCCACACCCCTATTCCTACTATAAGTTATCGTAGCTCTCATACATCCTCCTATAGTAAACATTCCCAGGCTATACAGAGTATAGCCAAGGATAAAAACTAAGTAGTGATGATATGTTTTGGATTGTTTTTAGTTACTTCCAATAAAACATCCAAAGCGGAAGCTTTTACATCATTGCCAGTTCCGAAGATAGCCGACTCCGCCCTAAGCATGTCCTCGGTTAGATTCTTTCTTTTAGCTGTACTACGAACACTCTTTTCATGGTCTACATAAGCATTAATAGCTCCAAGCAGAGAATAGGCAGAACCCTTAACTTCTGGCACTACGTTGTATTGATTATTGTCAAACAGCTCAATAATCCGAAGCATGACATTATCACGCCTTGTACTCTGATCTCCAGGAAATACCTGATCCAAGGCTTCTGCCATACTCTCCTTAGTCATATCACGTTCCGCTAAGATATTCAACTTCGCTTGAATATCCTGAGAACTTAATACAACTTGATCCATAAGACTCTTAGCAGCCGCTAACTTACGCTCTGCATTAGTCGTATGTTTAATCCTTAAAACTTCTCCATTACCATATCGCAATGCAGTCTGTAGAGAAGTTCCACGCTTCACATTGATATGTGTAAGCCTAGCTGTAGTAGCCATAGATCCATCATGGCTAGAAGCAAATAGGATATGGGCTTTATTCAAATCGTCAGTCCCATTGATAAAGAAGTCACAAGCAGGACAACGTACTAATACCCAAAAGACATTGCCATCTCCCAAAGCTCCAGCGGACTCATAATGAGATCCTCCCGCTTCTCCTATGAGAGTATCGACAAAGTTAAAGGCGTATTCAAACTGTAATGGACGATATACGCTGCCAACTGTAGCAAAGAATCTATCGTTATCATCTCTGAATATACCAAAAGCGTTAATCTTTTCACCCGAACCATTCGGATGAACTAACTGACGCTTAGAGACTGTGAAAGTTAAATGAGCTAGTTGCCTAGCTTGTTCCCAGGTTACTGGCTTATCTGATACTTGAGACAAACCATCGGCCTGGCCTACTACAAACGACATATACTCGTTGCTGAGTACATCAAAGGCCATGCTTTTCATAAATCCTCCCCATGAAATGCGGCATCAGCTATCGCTTCTACTTCTTCATCACTAGCGTAGCCAATGAGAGCTTTATTGATAGGAAAGCCATCATCATCAAAAGCTTTAATAGCTTCCATATCAGTATCTTCGCCATCGTGATCTTTGAGACATTCACGTTTATAAGACTCTGTTTCTTCTCTTAGCTGGATCAAAGTCTCATCAATCATGTTTGCCAATATATCCCTGCCTTCCGAAGATGACAAGTCAATCTTGTCTATCTCTTCACAGACAGTCCAAGCGGCACCATCATTGTCTTCGATGACTAATATCATATTCCTCCTTGGTTAGTTATTGTAATACTCACTTTCATACCTATCCATGTACTGCATATTCCCAGGATCTTCAATAATCAATGCTAACCTTGCGCATCCAAGAGAATCTTTCGGTACACTTGTTGGAGTTGAATCGAAGTCTAGTCCAAAATGCTCAGAAAATCTTCGAGACTCAGCCATCTTAGTTTCGGCAGCATTTAATTTCCATCGCTTAGACCAATTCTCTCTAGCACGAACAACTTTAAGTGCTAGAATATCTATATCATCCCTATAATCTTTTAATATAGACTGTAGATGATGATGATATGGCTTCCTATACTTAGATAAGTGAACACGAAATACTTTGTATCCACTCAGTAATTCCATATGATCATCAGACCATATGTTATGGTTTCTGATGGCATGAAACGCAGCATAGCTATGCTGTCTAGTAGTTTGAGACTTACTATCAATACAGTTTAGAAAGACACACTCATCCTTCCCCTCCATTCTAACGAAAGATGCGACAGGATAATGCGCACCAAAACTATAAAGGGTATCATTTCTATAATATAGTGAGTAATCTGTATTTCTAGCATGGTCTTGCTCTTTTTCAGCCCACAACTCTGCAACTCTACGATTGTTATATACTATCTTTGGTCGTTTCTTTTTCAGAGTAATAGAAATTTCCATTAGTCTAGCTCCTTAAGAGTCCATAGTATATCACTATCAACCCTACGCAGTCCAATCCAATAGCCATGCTTCTCATAAGTTACCTTGCGCTCCCAACCAATCTTGGGCAGAACAGGAATATGATAGCCATTAGGATCAGACTGCTGACATAAGATTTTAGCTTCACTCTCAGTAATATAATACAATCCATTACTGAGAAGTCTTTTTTCTAAATCAAGCTTCATAGCCACTCCTGCATAGGCTTGCAATTCTCTAGCTTCTTAACAATTGAAGCCTCATGAGTGTGGCCATCCTGGGTTAGTATTTCAGATATAGTAGGTGATTTCATATCGCAAATTTGCCTAACTATATCCAACATTGTACGATAGTGTGCATTGATCTCATTGAGACCTGAGACTTCTCCACACAACGGACAATAATCATCTTGCCACGACATATACATACTCCTTTCACTAATAAATCAACCCCAGTCTACGCAGGTCGCTTAAGCTAGAATCTTTCCAGAATGATAGGCAGACACTCAGCCTATCAAACTCGTCCTAGCCCTCTCTACACGTAGACAAGAGCAAAGCTATTAGCGGGATTATTCAGTTGCATACACTAACTGTATGCCACTAACTAAGCACACTATGGATAGCCAAGCTTTAGGGCCAAGAGTATGAGCTAAGAGACCATACCCTATAGCTATTAAAATATATCCAGCAAATCTTATAGACTTCATGGAAGCCTCCTTTCTAAAACTCAAACTTATCTTTCCCACCTATAACATTCATCATCTTATCCATTTCAAAGCGATACATTTCTTCGTCTGATAATCCATAATTGATAGACCATTTAGTAGCTTCGTTGAGATCTGAGACAGTTTTGAATAAAGTCTCTAGCTCTTGATAAGTCCAATGTTTCCAATATGACGTAGTAGGCTTATCATCTGAAAATAATTTATTAAACCTATCTCTAATTGACGCCTGGTATTTTATGGATAGTAACTCCTTATAACAATTCACATCTAAGGCAGCTATACTACCATAATAATTTACCTGAGATATATTATATTTATTACTCAACAGTATGCGATAGATGCTGTCAACTCTATTCATAAGGCAATGGCCATCCCGATAAATTCCTAAATCTTTTCCCTTAACCATATAGCCATCATGGTCAAACATTACAACTAAATTAGCCGGTCTATCCATATAAGCCATAACAACATTTCCCATAAACAAGAAATCCCGTATAATTGTGACTTCCCGTTTACCTTTGTACTTAAAAGATGCGTATTTCTGTCCACGCATCCAGGCCATGGTTACTCCTGCAATATCTGAATAAATAGCTTTTTGCTTAGGCATCCTATCTCCTTTCTCAAATACACATTCCCAGGCTTAACAAGCGTCGTTCCAATTACACCAGTTAAGCCAAGGATACATATTCGATATCCTATTTAGATGTGGAGCCTATCCCTAAACAGCACATAATAGATAGACTTGTGGCTTTTCTACATATGGGTATCCTCCTTTCTTTTTATAGGAGAAACATAAGTCTTACCATTTCGTAGTTTACACATACCCAAAGCTTGATGGCATAGCCTACTATAGTGGCAGCACCAGTTTTTCTTTAGCAAACCCTTATTCCACAAAGATTGACAGTCTCTACATCGCTTTGGGCATTTCATTTGTACTCCTGTGTAATCTCATCTCTATGCTCCATAAGCAGGATTCCTAGCATATTCTGCCCAGTATGCCCACAGTCTGGGCAATGACATATACCCCAGAAGGTCTCATGGATGTAGTTACCATACTGTAGATCAACTGGATAAGTTTCCTTGAGCATATATTTTAATAACTTATCCAAGAATTTAACCCTTATAAGCGTTCTCATGATCTCTAGTTTATATGTTGACCAATCAGGCCTCATATTGGACAGTATGCCAGCTCTGATAGCGTATGTGGGATACTTTTGCTTTCTTATATACTCACGATACTGCCTACCTTCTTCGGTTTCGCTAGACATCTTAGAAGCCTGATAAGCATGTTCCACAGTTTTGTAATAGACTCCATCAAACAATATAGGCTTACCTATATAATTATTTGAGAGAAAGCTATTACCTTGTTTGAAGAATCTTATCATTTTGTCTCCTAACTCCTACAAATAAAAAACCCGATCACCCTTAACATAGGCTGTTCGGTTATATTTCCAATGTCTATTAGACTCAGTCCATCCAGAATTAACTAGCCCATTCTTTACTCTAATCCATATTCTCCTACACTCCTCAATCGGAGCATAGTAAGGATAATACACATGAGCAAAGACTACTCTTTGTTTCTTATTCTTCTTCTTTTTCATAGTCTATCCTCCATAAAACAATCCCAGGCTTAATCCGAAGATTAAGCCAAGGTTATTCTATGAGTCTTTACTGAACATTCTTGACTGTATCTTATATCTAGCAGTCCTATCCTGTCTAAATCCAGGATTAAGACTTCCACAGTTTGCCCTACGAGTCATCTTAGGATTAGACTGATGGATTAGCCTAGTCTTCTTGTTGACCTCTGACTTCCACAGTTGAGCTAGACTCATTGATACTCCTGCTAGATTTTATAGTTAGAATCATCAGCACAGCTCCTAATAGATAAGCTATTGCCTTATCATATTGGGTAGAGTGCAGTAGAGAATCCATACCAATAAAGGTACAGTAGATACCTAATATGCTCACAACGATTAGACATACAAGATTAAACAAATGCCATAGCAATGACAACATATAGTCTGCCCTCCATAAGCAGGATTAAATACAACCTCCACAACATCCCTGTCTAACTTCGGCATTAACTACATCTATTGCCTCAGCCTTTGCTTCTTCTGGAAAGCCTTCAGGCCATTCACTAATAAGCCATGGGCCATATTCTACATTCTCTTCCCATTCCTTGGTAAACCATACGCTTCCACCCGAAGACATACAGTATTGTGGAAACGTAAACTCTTGGCCATCTACCTTGAGAACCAGAATACCAGAGCATAGATTGGGATACTGACCGCTATAAGACACAAACTCAACAGTCATAACTCCTCCTTAGAGATAGTTAAGTCTAGCCTGGTGCATAACACCATGCCATTTATGAACAGGGACACAACTTGTAATCTTATCCACTATTGCATCAAGACGCTTAGTCCATAGCCTTCGATCCGCATAAGACAATGGAATGTAATAATCTGCCCCTATAGGCATACAATGATGAGCGTCTATAGGTGACAGATAAAAAGCTACATTACGCCAAACATAATAGATAGAGGCATCTCGAAAGTCATATTCTCTATACTGTCCGTAATGCGTATCATCTGCTGGCTTAATGATCGAAGATATTGGAGGCTTACTAGCCCTAAGAACGCCACCAGAGTTAAGGATAGCTCTTGCTATACCTAACTCATGTTCATCAAACTGTTTTTCATCAAGTTCAATTTTAGGCATATCATACATAGTGTTTCTCCTTGGTTAATAAATCAATCTCAGGCTCAATCTAACTGTTCTAGTCTTACCATTATCGCTATTGCGGCATCTGTACAGCTATTCCATTCGGTTGCCTACAGTTTTGCCAGACCATACTATCGCATAGTATTGAGCCAGAAACAAAGCTATCCCTCTGAGTTTAATACTTCGGGTTCACTCACTTCAAAATCTACAGTCTTAACTGGAGACGTATAGATTGTTTCACTACCAAAAGGCTTAAATATCATCTTAAAGCCTATGGTAATGTATTCACAAGCTGTGAACACGGGACAAAACTCAGGGTGTCCCTGGATATATAGACGATTGCTTACTTCCTCAATCGTATACAGTGTGTTAATGGTTTGTACCTTAATCTTCATCGCATTACTTATCCTTTCCTACTGTGGTAGCCAAATCAAAGCCGCCATAGTATCCATTGTGCTTGTTGTGGGTTTGACAGACTATTACTCCATTATCTGTGTAGATACGGAGAAACATAATCTCATGACGATCATCTTCATAATCATCTGGGACATCGTTGACAGACTCAGTCTTAATACTGACAAGCTTAGCATTGTCATAAGACGAAAGATCATCATCGCAAGTCATATATCTATGCTCACAACAAGACTGTCCTCCATCCCATATGCTCAGGTTAGTCTTGTCTGTGAAATGCAGGATAAGAGTATCATTCTCCATCTCTACAGACGCAATAGTCTTACCAAAGCAATCTTTTGCATCCTGATCCAAGTACATATCTTCCTCCTATATAAACCATTCCCAGGCTTGTCCACGTGTAGACAAGCCAAGGATAATCTATAAGCAGGACTATTCTTGATAATCATCCAGAGGATACTGCATAGCATACTCTATGCAATCCTTCGACTCTTTCAATCCCTGAGCCGTGAGCTTGCGATACAGTTGTATCATGTTAATCTTATTGGCCAGAGTATTAGTCCGTGTAGCGTATTCGACAATAGCTCGGCCAATCTTAAGCAATCCCCCATCAGGACGGACAGGCTCCCAAGCATTGACAAACTCAATCTCATCGTTCTCACCATGTATGCGTTCAGGCTCAAATATATCCCTGCAAGCCTGTCGCAAACATTCCAATTCGAACCATGTCTTATAGGGAACGTCTACAATCTGTCCATTGTTATCCTTAATACTATAGATATAATACTGATCCATATGCTTTTGAATAGTAATCTTAGTCATAAAACCTCCATGGTTAGTGTAAACAAACAATCCCAGGCTAGTCCACGTGTAGACTAGCCAAGGTTAAATGTTTACCTTTCGGAGTAACGCTTGTCCTCATCACACTCATTAGCAGGACTATTGAAAGCCTTGCTATTCTGTAGATGCCGTAGGTAGAATGAATGGTCTGCTATACGCTCGTCTATGAGAAACATAGGACGATTAGTAGACTCATCTATCCCGATTATAGAACCATCGCTGTTTTCCTTAATTCTCACGATTCTGTCTCCTGGCCACAACTAAGGCCTGTGATTCTGGTTTAAGTTTAAGACATGAACTGCACATATGTTCACTGGCCGATATAGCCTGTAAACTATCTACAGTGTGAAGGTTGCCACAGATAAGACAATTGTAAGTGTATCCAACTTTATCGGGTTGCATAGTGTATTCTCCTTGGTTAATAAAACAATCTCAGGCTTAGGGATGCTTTCGAGGCAAATTATAGAGACAAGCCGACTCTACCTAAGCCAAAGACAATGCTATTACCAGGACTTACTGGCTATCTTTACTGGATGCTATACTACTTAATAGTTTACCTCCACAGAATACGAGCATAGTTAGGACAAAGCTACCAGCTAGACAGGCTATAACAACTTCCATAGAGTAAATCCTTTCGATAAGCAGGATAAAAAAGAAAGGCTAGAGCGTACAGAGGATACACTCTAGCCAGTAAACCTAGACAGCCTTTAGAACTGTCACTGTAGGTTTCACCTAGAGACTCGCTATTACACTATCTCTAGGTCTATCACCTATTAGGTAGATAAGTTTTGTGACTTAGCAGGCTACTATTTATCCAGATAAAGAATATATAGATTACCGCCTGTTTTGGGTAACGCTAAGTCCTTCGCCCCGCATATCTTATACTGATTATGACCGCTTATTTACCGCCACCATTGAGTGATACGCTTCACAGTCCACATGTAGACAGGATAGAATACTATCCTGGGAAGTGTTCCGCTTTAGTCTTGGCTTCGCCAAGTCCCGATAAGATATACTATTAGCCGCCCCTGATCTGTAGTCTGTCCACATGAGATAACAACAATGCCCCCGTTACTCTGTATCCTGCACTCTCTTTTGCTAGAGCCGTACAATCTGCACTCCGCATAAGCAGGACTCTTGGGCTTCCACCGCCAGTATAGAACGATAGACTACAACGATTGGTTTAGGTACAACCACTCCTAGTTTGGATAGGATCTTTCGTCATTGGCCGTTGTCTATACAAGCTATCAGGTTGAGTCCTTCTCAACCATCAACCTAGAGATACTACCTGCATTGCACAGTTTGTCTCTAGGCCACTCGTACCATCAAGTATTACGTCCCCTAAAACCATTGACTGTAACACTAAACGACTTATGATCCCGTTCTAATTGTCTTTGGCGCATTGCCTATCCGCCGACTGCAACCTCATTGGATAGGAGCTAGGTTATCCTTCACCTTAGCTGTTCTCTATGGCTTGCTCACCAACTTACTGTAATCTGTCTATACTAGCTCAGCCTAAGTGTTAGCTCATTGCCTTGATTAGCAGGACTTTGTGTATTCCTTCTGTAGTGCTAATCTGCTAGGAGAGCGTATACAAATTGTCTCCTAACTAACTGACTCTAACTATACCCTATACCCTATCCCAATCTATCCTAGTCTATAGGCTATCCAGTTTAGGATAGTTTCAAGACTAGGCTAGACTAGGCTAGAGTATATGGCATTTTGCGTTAAAATCGGTTTTAAGCCGTTTTCCCAATGCAAGGCATAGTAGCATATGCCATGACCGGAGAAAATGCCTTAAAAGCGACTACAGCGCATTTAATGGCCTATTTGCTATCGTATCGGATAGGCTGAAAATCGTTTTGAGCAAAAAAAAAGGCGAGCAAGCTATGGTAGCTTGCCCGCCTTTATCGTTTCCGGTTTTGCTTAGGAAGTAGCTATCTCCGTTTCCGTTTTCCCCTTAGACAGTTTGTCAGAGTTTACGGAGATAAACTTGCGAATATCGTCGGCAGCGTCCAGAACCCGATTCCAGCCTGTCTCGTATAGCGTGACAGGGAAACGTCCAAGTCCATATACGCTGACCGCTCCTTTGGTCGATACCTTGAAGGAAAGTTTGCCAGAATTTTTGGCTTTCAAGGCATTGTTTTCGGCTTCAAGTTTTGCAAGTTTTGCTTCCATTTCGGCTAATGTCATTCCCATGGTATTGTTTCTCCAGAGTATGAATCCGCCTAATAGCTTGGAACCATTCCGCCCTGTTAGGCGGAAACGATTGCAGGTTTTTTGCGCCCTGCACCATTGCGGCAACAAATCGGGCATTTTTTTCACGGCTTGTCAAGGCAAGGTATATATATGATAGATTACTGACTATAGGATAATCTGCAAATGATTATAGGCTTGATCTTGAATGATAAGGGAATAGCTATATCCTGCGAACAATTCCACAAAATGTTCGGATAGTCATAGGCTAACCCTAATAGAGACAATGATTTACGGCTAGGGTAGGGGTAGGGGTCGAGACCTGCCTACCCTACCCCCTTATATGCTACGACCCCTCCTTTAATACGCACAAAAAATTCCCTTCATATCCGAAAACTAGGTAGATAAAAGAGTTACAGTCTTTTTCACTATATCTCTTGACAGACTAATTTGATTATGCTAGTATGTTTTTTGTGGAGGCGCTATGAAGAAGCTGATATGCTGTTTATTGTTACTTATGACGGTCGGATGTACCACTATTACGAATGGTAGAGTGATTGATAAGAGATTCTTCGCAGCTCATTATCAGGTAACGTATATGCCGAACGGTAAGACGCTGATGCCAATATTAATGCACCACGACGATGAGTGGGATCTTAAGCTTGTGAAAGGTGACGATAGCGGGTGGGTAGAGGTTTCTGAAAAGGAGTACAATTCGATAAGGGTTGGAGATAATTTTAGTCTACACGTAGACAAGGAGAATAAATGAGAACGAATTCAGAGTACGCTGATATGCAGATTAGACTGAAACAGGCCGTGGCTGATTTTTATACGGCCATGATCAAATGGGAACTTGATGGATTTTTACCAGGCAGAAAGTTTGATGAGGCGGATAAGGCCTCTGACGAGGTGTATAATCTATTAGATGAACAACGAAAAGAACAGGCTATGAGGGAGGCTGAAATGGCGTGTAACGGTGAAGAAAAGAATAAGATTAACACGAATTACGTGAAGGTTCAGGACGAGAGTGCGATTAACATTCCAACTATAACAACTTCCTCTGAGGCTTATTACCCACCTACTTGTTGTGATGGATGCGGGTGTGAGTTGGATGAGCCGAGCGTGGCGATTGAAATTTATTTCAATAATGGATCGTGCCTGGCCTTTAATGATTGTGAGATTGATATTAATAACGATGGTCTTCTGGTTTTTGATTATGTCTCCGTGTTGGACGGTAAGACGAAGACGGCCACGTTTCAGAAATACCAACTCGCCGGTTACACGATGACGGTCGACAACGAATAAAAAACGTATATATAATGATATCCGGACAGAAATCCGGACAAAATGTCCGGATTGGAATTCCGTGGGCAGCGTGGAGAACACGAACTGCAAGTGACTATGCGGCAAGGAAAGCTGTGGGTGATACTAGGTAATTCTCGCAGTAAGCCGAGAGCTATTTCGGCGCAGGATGTCTGGCAGGAGGTTGATCGGCCTAGAGTGGAAAGACACTCCCCACGGAATAAAAAAATTTTGAGTTTCTTCTTGACATTCTAAAAAGAACATAGTACAGTGGTTGAATTGGAGGGGGCGTGAAACTGATGGATAAGACAGGTAAAGAAGTTGTATTCCCCACGCTGGAAGAAGGGTGCGCAGGGAAACATTTTGAGTTTATGGGATTTGATTGCTGGTGGACGGGGTGGAAACAAACCGCTAGCCAGATAGTTTATGGTGGGCAGTGGGTTGCCTATGACCAGAAAACCGGACTTGGATACGCTTATTCTTTACCTGGGCGGAAATTTATGCCTATTATATCCCTCACTCACGCACTGGATATGACGGTGAATAGCCTCGTAGAAGACCAATTTAGAGTTGTAACTGACAAGAAATATAGAACTCAGATGGTACGGCAGGGTAAGAGGTCGTTTAAAAGGCAGATATCGGAGCATGAGCGCAGGAGAATGATGGATGCTTTGGATGAAAGGAAGCAGAAAGAGGTTATAACTGACTGGTCTAAGATGTACCAGCAGTGGGTTAATCAGGCTGGAAAGAATGTCGTACCTCAATCATGGACGACCTCTGGAACATTTATAGGACAACAGTCCATAGGAGCCGCATCCACTAATGTACCACCAGGTGGAATTATTAGTACGACAATAGCTCCTAGCAATGTTATGTACAAAGGAAGTAGCTACGACTATAATGCATGGCAGGATGCAATAGTGCAGGGTTGTAAGGAACAAGCAAAACAGAAGGTTCAAAAGGAAATGGATGATAAGCTAGCCTCTATGAAAGAAGAGGCTATGAAAGACTATTATAATAGCTCTATCTTGGATAATATTAAATCAGTCTTAAAAGGAAAGAAGGAGTAATGGACGATCTGAAGTTATACACGCCCACGTTTAAAGAGATAGGTTACAAGTTCATGTTGCAGCATGAGTCGTGGATAACAGCGCAGATGGGTTGCAGTACTGATAGTTTAGTTCGAGTCAGACCGCCCGATTGGCTTTCTGATTTCATCACAGTAGCTCTGAAGACGTTGTATTTTAAGGACAAGGTAGGAATCGTAACAAACAATATGAATCCTATAGCGTTAGCCGTAGGTGCCGATATAGAAGGAATCGAAACAACGAATGGCTTGGAAGGAAACCTGGTGGAATTCTACAACGCCCAAAAGGCTGGAGATTGGTATGTTAACTCTTCTGAATATCTCCTGTCAGTCAAAATTCGTAGCCTTAGTTTCCCTTTTGTCGTGTATTGCCAGCCTGTCGCAATGCACGGACACACTGCCGAGAGGACTGAATTGATACTTCCTCAGAGTGGTTTGGATGAGTTCGTCACCTATTTCCAGAATGAAGAGAGGCGTAGTGGTAGAATAACAGTTAATGTCTTTGGGCAAAAGACATATACCATTAAGCCTATGGAATGGGAAAACATGATCATTGATGAGTCGGTAAACTTTCTGATTAAGAAAGATTTGCAGACCTTCATGCAGAAGCGTGATTGGTTCTCAGGCAAGGGCATACCATATAGGAGAGGATACCTGTTGCATGGACCTCCTGGCAACGGTAAAACCTCTGCGATCAGGGCAATGCTTACACAGGCTAAGCTCCCTGCTTTCACTATTAAGAAGATGTACGACCCTGATGCTATGTATTATTTCGAGGATATGTTTGAAGCTGCCAGTAAGTCTGGCGGCGCTTTTATCATATTAGAAGATATTGATCGTGCGTTCTCAGACAAATCGGATGGGAAGGAAGCCAACTCTAACCTTGTTCCTTTCTCCGTCTTTCTTAATTGTCTAGATGGTATTTCTGATGCTGACGGGATTATTGTCGTTGCCACAGCAAATAATCCCCAAGTATTAGACAAGGCCATCCTTGAAAGACCAGGGAGATTTGATAGAGTGGTTCACTTCCCTAATCCGACACTAGACCTCCGAAAGAGATACATGGCTAGTCATTTACCAGAGATGGATGATGAGAGCTTGACCAGGATAGCCGGTGAGTGTAATAATATGAGCTTCGCCCAGCTTCGTGAGATCTACATTATAGCGTCTCAGCTGGCGGATGATAGAAGCATGGAGGTCACGGAAACGGATGTGATAGATGCACATCAACGTCTTGTTTCAGCGCTTCAGAAAGCTAAGGCTAAAGATGCGGGGTACAAAGCCTAGGATACCGTCTTGCGGAACGGTATCTTACGCCAAGATACCGTGCGAACATATGATCCTAAATGGTGTCAATTGTAGTGAGGGGTATATCTCTGTAACTATAACTGAAAACAATCAGACCAGGTACTTCGATATGCCTAAGAACTTTACTACTGAAGATCTTAGTTATGTAATGAATGAGTTCGGATCTCCTTCTGAGGCTGTTGATATGCTAGAGAATGCGACTCCGGAAGAATTGGAGAGGATTCAACTACTAGCGAGGATGCATGATATCAGGTAGGCCTTCTGTATTAAATTGGAATGAAGGAGGCGGTGAGAAGCGCATAGTCGTAGGAGCAAATGAGAACCTGACTGCCGTTATCACAAACGTAGAAGCAGGCGCACTGCTGACCATAGTAGAGGGAAAGAGGATTATAGAACTTAAAAGAAAGATCGGAAATGAGGCAATCACTTCTGAGTTTATCTATTATCTATATGGACAGTTTGATTATACTCATACCGATTTTGTTAAATGGCTACACACGGTCACGATTGATGAACTAGAGCGCCATAGAATGTTATACGCTTTATCAGAAAGGAAATAATGCGGGGTAGAGTACTGGTAACTCAGTAGCCTCATAAGCTACCTTATGTCGGTTCAAATCCGGCCCCCGCAACCAAACTTATGGGTGTATATGATATTGAGATGGGAGTTGGCCCTCTAATGGAGTATATAATATTAGGAGCGCTTGACGGGTCAAAGAGACTAGAGGCTCAGGAGATAATGTCATACGTTCTATATAGCATGTTTCATGGCGACCACATTCAGGCTGAAGACTGGTTTAAAACACATAACAGGGCTGACTATGAGAATGTCAGGCTCATGAGATCGTTGAGTAGACATGCCAATTAAATTACCGACAGTTGGATGGCACGACGTAAACACCAAGGAAATAATCCTTCGTGATAAGGGTGCGGTTACCTACCTGCCGTATGCTGTCTTTAAAAATGTGAAAGAGGTATGGCCTGATAGCGCAACTTACGCAATAGTAAATCGGTACGGGGAAACGCAGGGCCAACTATGGTTTACCCCTATAGATCTTGGCGATAATGTAAAGCTTAGCATGGAAACTTTTTGCCAGATGGTCCAGGATCAACAAGGTGGAACCGAATACAGCAGAGACGATTTAATCGGTTATCTGAAAGCCCTCCTGGAAGCAGATGTGGAGCTTTATAAATTAATGGTGAAAATGGGAAAATGGGATTGACAAGCTAATTTGACTGTGCTACTATTCTTTTTGTGGAGGGAAAGATATGTGGCTGATGACGAAATACGGATTTTATTCTATAGTACAAAAACGACCTGGCATATATCATGTAAGGGCTAGGGAGGTGCATGACTTGTATCACCTAATAGACTTCGTCCCTCTTCCAGGAAGAGAGGTTAGATTTACCGGTACTAATGATTATCTAGCCAGGCTGATTCTAAACAAGGAAGAGCTTGATAGAGTAATGACTTTCCTTAGCAATAACATTGATTACGACAACTTTAAAGATAAGATAGATAAGACTCCAGAGCAGAGACGCAAACCATACCACAAGATCTGGCAAGTATTAGCAGATGCTTTGGGAGCGTATGGTATGCCGCCTAAAAAAAATGGGGGTGAGAAAGTTTCGACAGCCGGATAAGTCCCTGCGGGGAACCTGGCTGGACCTGGGAGCGTTACCCAGCACCTCCACCAAACTTAAGGAGATATTATGAAGTATAGTTCATTTCTAAGATTTTTATTAGGTTTAGGACTAGTGATACTTGCGGTCGGATTATTCGCTACGACTACGGACTATGTAGCTAAATATCTTTATGAAAAGTCTAGACCTATACCTATCTCTAAAACGTCTTCCATGATAGATGAGGATGTATTAAAGGGTTTCACTCAGGATGGTAATGATATAGTTTATGATCGGCTTGCGGATGAGATAATCGTTGCCTCTAAGAAGTCGGGCGAGAAGTACAATATCCCACCAATACTGATACTCTCAGTAATGCAAGCCGAGTCTTCCTTCAACCTGAACGCATTCAGCAAGGAAAAAGCTAAGGGATTGATGCAGATTAACACGGCTGTTTGGGGAGATCAGTTGCGTAAGGCTGGTATAATAAGTAAGGACTCAGATATCTATGATCCTCAGAATAATATTGAGGCAGGATGCTTTATACTGCGTCAGTACATTGACGAGACTAAAGACTTTGAGAAGGCGATGAATAAGTATTTAGGCGCTTACTATAAACCATATATTGACAAGATCGGTCGAAATGTGGGAGATATATGTATGAAAAATATTTCCAAGAGGATTGACGCAACGTATAAAATAAAATAGGAGGGGTTATGAAAGTAGCTATCGTAGGATCTCGACGCAGGATGGATAAAGAGTCAGTCGTAGCTTATGTTAATACCCTACCGGAAGGAACGGTTGTTGTCAGCGGTGGATGTGAAGGAGTGGATACCTGGGCCATAGATCGGGCTAAAGAACTAGGATTGAAGTGGAAGATCTTCTTTCCTGACTTTAAGGGTGCGAAGACTTATGGCGATTTGTGCAAGCGTTACTATGCACGTAACGAAGAAGTAGTGAAATTTTCTGACGTTATAGTTGCCTTCGTTTCCGACGACCGAAAGGGAGGAACCGAGAACACGATCAAATGGGCAAAAAAATACGGGAAACCAGTTATTATAATGAAGGAAGAAAAAGATGCCGTGGCAAGCAACTAATAGTTATGTTAACCCGTTTCCAAATTGACATATATGCGGACTCCCAGTTTGGGTTGGAGATAGGGTTGTCAAGCAAAATGGGCCGCACACGCTATGTAGCGAGAATGAATTAAGCGTTACATTGAAACGATTGGAGAGAGAACTTGAAGAACCTACTATTCAGCCTAACAGCTAAAGACTTTGAGTTCCAAACCTTCTGCACCGGAGGAAATGGTGGGCAGCATCGCAATGCTAAGCAGAACGGTGTTAGATGTATTCATCCAGATTCAGGAGCTAGAGCCGAGCATAGAGATGGACGTGACCAGAGAAAGAATAAGCAAGAGGCGTTTAGAAAGTGTTGTGAAACGCCTACTTTTAAGATATGGCACAAGCTTGAAGTTGCTAAAAGGCTCAGGCAACCAATACAAAAAACAGAAGAAGAAATTCAGAGATACGTAAACGAGCAGATGCAAGAAGGGAATTTAAAAATTGAAGAACTTGAAATTTCAGTTTGAGGCACCGAAGAAATTCGATCCTTTTATAATTGATGTAGAAACTCAGAAGCTTTCAAACGAAGTAGAGGGTGGATGGAAGTCTATTGACCAGTTCTTGGTTTCCGTATCTGTATCCTGGGATAAAGCTAACGGCACTAGAGTATGGTATGAAGAAGATACTATCAGGCTGATTGAGGAAGCGAAGAAGCATTATCCCATTGTTTCTTTTAATGGAGAGGGCTTTGACTTCATAGTCCTGAGCCATTACGGGGATGTAAATCCCCTTTATCAGTCGAGCGTGGACCTGTTGAAAATTTCTAAAAAAATTTTAGGGTTCCGCATCAAACTGGATTCCTTAGCTCAGGCCACCCTTGGGTCTGAGAAGACTGCTGATGGATTGCAGGCTGTAGCGTGGTGGAGGTCTGGAGATCCAGAATTAAGGCAGAAGGTAGTTGATTACTGTAAGTCTGACGCAGAGATTACCAGGGATATATATCAATACGCTATTGATAATGGGCATCTTCATTGCACCGACTTACAGGGTGGGAAGTTTAAGTATAACATTAGCAAATCGGTCCTTGGTGTAACGGAATAGCACAGCAGTCTCCAAAACTGCAAGGTCTAGGTTCAAATCCTAGAGGGCTGGCCAAATTCGATGACGTAGTTATAATCCTTCGGGTAGTTAGAACGCCACCATTAGGGGGTGGTAGTGCTGATAAAAACGCAGCCGTCATCATCAATTTTATGCCATAGCGTGATCTACAGGAGGTACATGCGCACTCCAGCGATACGGGGCGCTATGGTTTTATCGGGGTGTGGCCAAATTGGTTTAAGGCTCTTGATTTGGAATCAAGGAACTGGAGGTTCGAGTCCTCCCGCCCCGACCAAACTTATGGGGGAGATATGCTACAAGGGAAGGTTAAATTCGGCGTGGTGGAGTCTGGTATTTATTCTATTTATTCCATCATTAAAGACGTAGTATCGCTTCTTGATAACAGGAAGGATAACTATGGTCTTACATCAAACCAAATAACACAGGGAATTATGGGGGCGGGAGCAGAGGGCGCTGTGCATAAAAGAATGGGTCTATATTTTCCATTTCCCATTAATGTCTTTAAAAGCCAACCTGATTGCATACCGTTAAGTGCAGATATTAGATGGACAGGAAGCCAGGCGATTATTATTAGACCAGGAGATGCAGATCGGTGGATGATCGGAGTTAGTGGTGGACCGAGAGAGTGGACTATACATGGAGCAATTAATGTTGTTGATGTTAAGAAGCTCCCTAAAGATAGTCAGCATTTTTGGTATGCGCCTGACAAAAGTAGGCCTGGATGCTGGAATATACCATTTAAGTATTTTAGGGAAATAGGGGATGTGAGCTATTTAAATGAAAGAGAATTCCGTCAATGAGGCGAGTATGAAAAAGAAAAATAAAGAATCCGGCCCAGTCTACTGTATAGAGTATAGCTATCAAACCGGTGATTCATTCCATACTGAAGATAGGCGTGATACTCTGGAATATGAATGGCACGACTACGACATAGCCAAGGAAGCGCTCACTCGTATCAATGAGCATTATAAATGGTACGAAGGCAAAGAGAGGTCATACGCTCCAAAGGTGAAGAAGCCAAAGTGGCATAAGATTAATACGGAGTCTATGAAGTGGTTTCATGAGGATTCTATGCACAATCTCATTAATCTTAGAATGGATGACGGTCAAGAGGTTCAATTTTGGCCACCATGGTGCGGATACTTTGAATCTTTATATGGTGCGGAAATCGTACTAAAGCACGATAAGTTTAGATATTGAGGGATAGCTTAGGCCTTGGTAAAAGCGCCGGTCTGTTAAACCGGAAATCGCAGGTTCGACTCCTGCTCCCTCAGCCAATTTACGGGTAGGTAGCTTAATGGCTAAAGCCCTGGACTGTGAATTCAGCTATCTGGGTTCGACTCCCAGCCTTCCCTCCATTTAATACGCCGACGCTGAGGAGATGGCGAGCCTCGCTTGACTGTAAATCAAGTCGCCTTCGGGCGTTGTAGGTTCGACTCCTACCGGCGGCACCAAATTTTATTGGTGGTTAGCCTAATGGCAAGGCAGCGGGCCTTGAACCCGCTTAAATAGGTTCGATTCCTATACCATCTACCAAGCCGAAGTGGTGGAATGGCAGACACGCCGGTCTTAGAAACCGGTCCCTTAAGGGGTGGGGGTTCAAGTCCCTCCTTCGGTACCAATATATAACAAGGAGATCGCATGGCAGAAATTAATAAGTGGTACGAAAGTTTAGGTGCAGACTATTACTCTAACTCAGTAGGCGAGATTGAGTGGCAGTATATAGGGGGAGTTGCTATTCCGTATGGGGTGACTCGTTTTATAGAGTTTACCGGTAAAGGAGATCCTACTCCGGAAGATCTTGCTGAGATCCAAGATAAAGCTTTGGGTATTGAGGCTCCATATAATTACACTGAAGTAGTGGCTAATGCCCTTAAGTGCTATGTGAATATTGTGGTATGGCGCAAGCGTCTAGATACTTTCTGGGTCTTTAGTAATAGACATGAGGAATGGGTTAAGTTCGCAGAGGCGGAGTATCGTAATTACGTAATTAAGAAAACTAAACTACCAGTTGCTCTTGATTATGAGGATATGCTGAAGAAGCGATCAGAAAAATATGCCAATAAGCCTACTCCTAAAAACCGTCCAAGCTTATCTTTGCACGTAGATCGAATACGCAAGCGTGATAAAACAGAGGGTAATGGTCCAGATCCAGTTAAATAGAATATGCGATTGTGGTGAAATTGGCAGACACAGCGGACTTAAAATCCGCTGCCTTAACGGGCGTGAGAGTTCAAGTCTCTCCTTTCGCACCATCCGCTTTCGCAGGTGAGCGATATCACCTGCTTCTTCCTTCCTAATAAAAACCCTTGACAATCTAATTTGATTCTGCCATATTGTTTACGGAGGTAATAACCATGAACAAAGAAATGCCAGATGAAGTATATGTACAGCGTTACCATTGGGAATACGGTCCGGAGCAGAATATAGAAGATGATGATTATTTGATTGTCTCAGAAACTAAGGACGATCTTTTCGACCAGGATCTTGGACACAATCAAGCCGGTGTCGTTGTTGGAATCTATAAGCTGCAACGTGTCGTTGAAATGACCAAGACAATTCGCCAGCCTTTATATAAAGAGAGGCCGGTTAGTGTCGCTAAAAAAATAAAAAAATAAGTATTGACATTCTTAAATGAATGATGTAGGATTCATTTATGGCAAACGTAAAAGATGTTTTTTCGATAGAAGCTCTTGACGAACAAATAGAGCGTGGATTTGTGTCCAAACGTAAACATCCAGATCTCCCACTGTATATATATAACTATACCCAGGAGGCTACGTTTGCCAATGAATGGAATGAAGTCACTATGACTTGTAGGGGGTTGATATTAGATGGAGACTATAATATTATCGCTCGTCCTTTTAGGAAGTTTTTTAATCTGGAAACTGCTGGCCTTCCTGAGACGCAAATTAACAACCTTCCTAGGGACGTTAAACAAACTATAACCGAGAAGATGGATGGTTCTCTTGGAATTCTTTGGAGATATAAAGGCCACGAAGGCATAGCGACTAGAGGTTCCTTTACCTCTGAGCAGGCGATATGGGCAACGAATCATTGGCGTACATTAATGTTTTTAAGATGGCACTTTGCATTCGACCGTGATACCACTCCTTTGTTCGAGATTATATATCCAGAGAATCGCATCGTTGTTGACTATAAGGGTGACAAGAAGCTTGTTCTGCTAGGAATTGTGAATAATGCAGATGGAACCGAATATTCCTATGACGAACTTAAATCCACTGGATATCCCAATGTAGTCACGGTCTATGAAGGTAAATCTCTTTCCGATTGCGTATCTCAAGCTGAGACGGATTTACCTCTTAATAGGGAGGGGTATGTTGTAAGCTATGATACTAAGCCAATGCCCCTTCGTATTAAAATTAAGTTTGACGAGTACCTCAGATTACATAGGCTTATCTTCAGCTTAAATGATCGGGTCATCTGGGAATCTGTTAGCCAAGGCATTAATCCTAATGCTAATCTCGACTATGCTCCAGATGAAATCAGAGCATGGATAAAGAAATACACTCAGAAGTTTCTAAGTGAGTGCGAGAGAATTGCGTACACTGCCGAGGACGTGTTTAACCGGAGACCACGCAATGTCAGTAGGAAGGAAATTGCACAATGGTTTAGTATGTATCCAGAAGTAAAGAGTTCTTGCTTTGCGATGCTGGATAATAAAGATTACTTTCCTATCATATGGAAGATGCTTCGACCAAAACATGCAACACCTTTTAGGAGGGATGTGCCTGATGGAGAATAAGTGGGTACCAGAACAAGCAGAAGACGGAGATAAGATCCTGTGTATGATGTGCGGAAAGACGCATATCTTATTTCAGGGAAGTATGAATGGTGCCAGGGTTGGGGATGGAGTCTTGTTTTATAAGTGTGGCTCAAGAACCTACATTGGATCAATTAACAAAAAGACAGCATTTGGGGTGACGTATCATGACTAATTACGATCCAAGAGAGTGCCAGGGAGATTGGATACAGACAAAGAGCAGGACTAAGGTACATCTACTTAATCCGTCTATTGACGAGATTAAAATAGAAGACATAGCTCACGCCTTATCTAATCTATGCAGATGGAATGGTCACACGCTACAATTCTACTCAGTGGCACAGCATAGCATATTAGTAAGCAGACACTGTGAACCAGTTAATGCTTTGTGGGGATTACTCCATGATGCGACAGAGGCATACCTTGGAGATATGGTAAGGCCTTTAAAGCTATCAGGCGAGATGAATGGATACGTTGTTGCTGAGAAGAGAATGATGGACTGTATCTGTGATAAGTTTGGGTTGCCGTATGATATGCCTGCCGATGTTAAGGTGGCAGATAATCGAATACTGCAAACCGAGGCGGAGCAGTTAATCAGTCCACTCGTAGACATGAAATGGGAGATATCAACCCCATATGAACTAATCATAGAACCGCTCCACCCACGTGTGGCTAGGGTTCTTTTTCTTGAACGCTTTTACGAACTTGGAGGTAAGACTGATGAAGTACTCTGTACAGGGATTGAACAAGTTGCAAGCTGAGATTTCTCACTGGCGCTGGACTAAGGGGTTTTCTACTCCAGAGAATATGTCTAGTGCAAACGAGGTACTAGCAAAGCTCATGTTAGTAGTAACAGAATTAGCGGAAGCCGCTGAAGCGGTGCGCCATGGAGATGAGGCTAATTTTAAAGAAGAGATGGCCGATGCCTATATTAGAATGCTGGATATGACCGGAACATTCGTTGGCTTCGACCTGGAACAAGAGATAGAGAACAAGATGGCAGTTAACGAAGGGCGACCACAGTTGCATGGTAAGAGGTGTTAGTATTATGGTTAGAAGCGATAGAGATCGTGAATATGATAAACGGTACAGAGAAGAACATAGAGAAGAGATTAGAGAGCGTGATCGTCGCTGGAGAGCGGAACACCTAGAGAGCATAAGGGAGAGTCAAAGGATATCTAATAGAAAATATGCAGAGAAAAACAGAGAATCCCTCAATGCTAAATCTAACAATCGCTACTGGAAAGACATTGAAGCTTCCAGGGCTAAAGGTAGGAAGTATGCCGCAAAGTATAGAGAAGAACACTTAGAAGCGGTCAGGGGGAGGGATCGTGAGCATTATGCTAAAAAAGGTGGTAAGGAGAAAATGAGACAGTGGAGAGCGAAAGATCCAGAAGCAAGGAGGGAGAGGGATAGGGAATATGAGAAAAAAAATTACTCCTCTAGAAGAGATGGGAAGCTAAGGAGTAAATACAATATCTCACTATCAGACTACAGCGAGATGCTAGAAAAACAAAATGGAGCGTGTGCTATCTGCGGGATAGATCGAAATTTCCCAGGAAAGGGTAATAAGCTATTTGTGGATCACGATCATAAAACAGGCAAAGTTAGAGGGCTTCTGTGTAACAATTGCAACGCTCACCTTGGAATCCTAGAAAACGAAGCGTTTGTCAATAAGGCTAATGAGTACTTGGGTGGAGGAGAATATAATGTCTGAACATATATGTGAAGTAGTTCCAGTAGTACTAGAGAAACACGACAACGCTGACCTACTGTCTATTGTCCGTGTTCGTGGATGGCAGTGTGTCGTGAAGACTGCTGATTTTCAGAACCAGCCACTGGGTATATATATCCCAATCGACATGATGATTCCAGATACACCTGAATGGGCGTGGATGGAAAGTAAGCGTGTCAAAACTCACAAGTTCCGTGGAGCAATCTCTCAGGGATTACTTATACCAGCGGCAAAGGGTATGCGTATCGGAGACGATGTAACGGCACAACTTGGTATCACTAGATACATACCAAAGATTCCTGGTAATAAAAGCAAGCTCCGTGGCGGTCAGTCTATCGCACCGCCTCCAGGTATGATTAAGTACACAGATATAGAGAACTGGAAGAACTACTCTCATATCTTTACTAATAAAGATCTAGTAGTGGTTACAGAGAAGATACATGGGGCCAATTCTAGGTTCGCCATACTGGACGGTAAGTTCTATACTGGATCTCACAACACTGTTCGGAAGCCTATTCCGCCAGAGCCGACTAGTTGGTTTGGTAAGAAGATTCTTTCTTTAAAGCGAAAGATGGGCCTGGCTCCAATTAAGCGGACTCCAGATACATGGCAACAGGTAGCGGTGAATTACGACATAGAGAATAAGATGCGCATGGCCTTTCACAATAAGCAGGACGTTATCTTATTCGGTGAAATCTACGGGCCTCATGTTCAGTCTAGTATGCCATACGGAGTTCCAGAAGGAGAGACTCATGTAGCGTTCTTTGATTGCTATACAGATGGACGCTATATGGGATGGAATGAATTCCAATCCAAAATGATCTCCATGGGTCTACCAACTGTCCCCCAGCTTAAAATCATGGCCTTCGGTCAAGATGTTATAGATATGGTAGATGGCAAGGCTTTTGCTGGTACTCATATCAGAGAGGGTATTGTTGTAAAGCCTTGGCCGGATGAGCAGTTCGACAGCAGGCTTGGTCGTAAGGTTATTAAAATGATTAGCGACAAATATCTCTTGAAAGACTACGAGCAAGAGCCTGATGACGCTATTGACGTGGCTGAATAATGGCGACTAAAGAGAAGAGATATAAATGTTTAACTTGCAAGCATCCTCTGGATGAACACACAGAGGATCGCTGCATCCATTGGAATTGGGACACACAAGCGATCTGCAAATGCAACGAAGGCTCAGATGGTGTTCCTCTTAATAAAGTCTTTGAAAAGATACGTGTTTCAGAGGTTGTTACTATAGGTAAAAACTTCGTCTGGTTCAAGGGAAATGATGGCAGGCAATGGCGTTGGATGTTTAAACAAAAGAAGTTATTCCCAATAACTGTGGTATAATAGAGGTGTATATGAAAGAAAAACAAGAGCTTGATAAATATACGTTAAACGATGAATTGAATTTCATTGCATGGATAGCATCTAACGGTACAACTGATTGCAATGGAAAGATTAAGAACGACTCAGAAGTAGAAGAAGACGGTCTTCCACGTAAGGCTAGAACGTGTTCACAGAGGATAGACTTTCTCAGGAAGTATGCTGGTAGTTGGTCTGACCGTATACTACCAGACGGATGGGAGCCAAAGATGCGAGGCATGGTTACTGATTACATATTCACCATAGCCATCCCTACAGTGTCAGCCTTACGAGAGGTTCAATTAGGAGATTTGGTTTAATGAATATCATGACAATAGTTTACGATGTTGGGGTTCTCCTGATGTTATTGACTTTAGCTGGAGGAGTGTATGGCAATATCTATATGCTCTGGAAACTATTGGGAGCATTCCGATATATAGAGTTTTCAGAAGCCAGGAGAATGCAAGCTCCGAATATGGGTATGCCCAATATGAATCAGTATACTCCAGCCAGTAAGCAGGAGACTGATGGAAGCTTCATCCCACGTACTGAAGCGGACGCATATCTACACGAAGAGGCTAATAAGATTAGCGTAGCTGCTGGGATCTCCGACGATGAGGCTATTAATGTTCTATTAGAACAGATACGTAGGCAGAATGAAAACAAGGGGACTGTCGCTAATGTATAATACGGTTTGACCATAAACTCACTCCATTCAAGGATTGGATAGCCTCTAAGACTACTCTACGTCTCCTTGAGCGTAAGTTTAGGATAAGAGGTGAGAGTGGTTATCAGGGCGGGGATAAAACCCCGCCTAGTGAAATTGAGTTATATTGAATCATATACAGGAACATAAGATTTTAACAGAGGTATGGGACCATCTGGATCAAAGACTAGATGATGCTGGGGGAATTGTATGGAAAGCCTGGGAGTCACTATCAAGCTTAGAGATTGAATTTATCACCAAAGAAGTGGGTAGGATAGTAACAGATCCCAGGTACTATCTCACTCACTATCACAAAATCCGCACCAAAGATAATATGATTCGCTCCATGCTTCCTTTGTTTGATTCGCAGGAAGCGTTTCTTGAAATATTCCTTCGACAATTAAATAACAAAGAACCGATTAGAATTATCGTCTTAAAAGCTAGACAGCTTGGAATGACATCTTTAAGTACAGCCCTAGTATTCTGGCGTACTATAACCATGGAAAACGTCAACACTGCCTCTATTAGCGATGAAGATGAGCGTTCATTAGTAGCTTATAATATGTGTCGTATCGCCTGGGAAAGTTTACCGTGGTGGTTTAAGCCGGAGGTGAGACATCTCGTACAAGCTAAACAGATTACTTTCGACAGAACTAATGAGAAAGATAGGGCGAAATCTCCTGGGCTTCGTTCAAGTATTAGTTTTGAGCCTGCTAATTCCCCTTCTGGCGCTCTTTATTCTAAGTCTCTCTTTGCTATACATTGCGCTGAAGTAAGTCGATATCGGAAGGCCGACGCTCTAGTAGAAGGAGTATTCGGGTCTCTTGTTAATATACCTGGCTCTATAGGTATCATGGAAAGCACGGCAAGAGGACGTAAGGGTGTATGGTATGATATATGCGATGCGGCTATGCACAAGCGTATGGACTGGGAATTCTTGTTCCTTCCGTGGTTTTCAGAGCCTGGATACAGGGAAACTGTTATAGGTGGATTTAGCAGAACAAAGGAAGAAGAGTCTATTGCCATAGGCGCTGAACGGGATTATGGAGTAAAGATTGATGATGAGCAATTAAATTGGCGACGGCGTAAGGCTGCTCAGTTTACGGCGGCTGATGGAAATGACGATAGAGTTGCGCAGGAATTTGCAGGAAATCCAACCGAAGCGTTTCTACAAACAGGATCGTGCGCATTTAATAAGAAGATGCTCCAGATGCAGGTAAACAACTTCGTACAGCCGCCCATGTGGGAGGGCGAGGTTGCATTAAAGCCTAATAATAAACAACCAAAATTGACCAGGCTTCCAGACGGAAGATTTCAAGTATGGGAATGGCCAAGGGCTAATGAAGTATATTACGTACCTGGAGATCCATCTCTAGGAGTTGAAAACGCCGACTTTTCCTGCATACAGGTATTAAAGATACCAAAAGATCCAATGAAGCCCATTGAGCAAGTAGCTAGATGGCATGGATTAGTAGGAACTCCAGAGTTCGCTAGGATCATGTGCGCTATTGGCTATCTGTATAATACTGCTGAAGTGTGTCCAGAGAGTAATACATTCCAGAATATTATCAGCGATATAGTCAGGGTATATGATTATCCTAACTGGTATAGATGGACAGCTGACGACAAAGTTAAGGGACAGTACTCTAACTTTATGGGATGGGTCACTAATAGTCGAACTCGTCCTGCTATTATCTCTAAATTTAGGGAAGCTATTAATGAGATTACGGTCATCATAAGATCGGCTGACGATATTAATGAATGCTATGATTTTGGTGACGTTGATGGCTTTGGTGATTCCAAGCGATTTGAAGCACTCTCAGGACACGATGATGGACTAATGGCATTCATGATTGGATATTATGTTTGCACTAAGATACAGCCAAGACTATACGAGTCTGACGACGTCATCTATACAGACCCTAATGCTACTAGGCAGAATACGGATTACTCCCCAATTTACGACAATGATCCAATGGATAACCCACAACGCTTTGACTATGACATGCTATAAGGAGAAACAAAATGAAAGGTGATGCTTTAATTATTGAAATGTTGAACGACGCCCTGATTGATGAGCTAATGGCTATTAACCAGTACATCCTACATTCGGAGATATTCAGCAACTGGGGATACGAAAAGCTAGGCGCTATGGAGAAGGGTCTCGCTAGAGCTGAGATGGGTCACGCTGAACGACTTATTGAGCGTATTGTATTCCTAGAGGGAATGCCTAATATGACCAACTATCGCAAGTTGAATATTGGAGAAAAGACTCCAGATATGTTAGCTAGTGATCTGAAGTTGGAAATGGGAGCCGTTGACAGGTATCGCAAGATTGCTGAGACTGCGTTTAGCAAGGGGGATAAGGTTACATTTGAACTGGCATCCTCACTTCTTAAAGATGAAGAGGATCACGTTAATACTCAAGAGGGAGAACGTGATATGATAGTAGATATGGGATTACAGATTTACCTTAGTACAAAAGTGGAGGCATAATGCCAGAGATTACACCGCCTATTGGAATGTGTCCAGAATGCGCAGTTGAAGATATTAAAACTTATGGGGTTCTTGCTAGGAATGGTATGGAGATAAACTGTACCCGTGGACATTCCTTCGCTAACATGGATGATTTCAATGAGGGAATCACTAAGCAAGAGAGAAAGAAGATGAAGAAAGACATGGATAAAAAAGCTGCTGATACCTTTGGATCTAGAAAGCTTAACGAGAATGATGTTCCGGCAATCGTCCAAAAAAATCCAGACGATATCTCTATAGACGAGGTTAATAAAGCTAGGCTAGAGACTTTAGTGGGAGAATTTCACGACATCTCAGGACTGGTTGGATTGGTCTACTCTGCGCTGGAAGATAAGAAGAATCTAGAAGAAGTAATAAGGAATGCCAAGAAAGCTAAAGTCGGGGAAGAGGATGGAAAGATTCTAGTCTCTGGAGACTTGCAGATCTCAGGCGTTATTCCTGAACGTCATGTTCAACCGCTGATTGATCTAGCTCACAGCTGGAACAGAAGCGCAACAGAATACGTGAATGAAAGAATGGCCGAACTGTTTGATAATATGATGTTCTACTAGGGGGTAGAAAATGCCATTGTATGAAGAGCAATGTCCAGTTTGCGGACTGGTAAAAGAACACTTCTGTCGAATGTCTGAAAGTGACGTTGTTATGAAGTGTGAATGTGGAGGCTCAATGGAACGTGTGTTCTCCGTTCCTTCTGTTAGGATCTTCCAGGAATACACAACAACTCATATCCTTCCGCACGGGAAACCTATTACTATTACCAGTGAGAGGCATGAGACTTCTGTTCTACGGGAAAACGGATTATGCAAAGCCGACAGCAATCCAACAAAATAATGTTGACATTCCAAATTGATTGTGCTACTTTCTGCGTGAGGTGAACAATGAAAATAATTAGACCGAGCGTAGAATTTTTATGGATGACACAATCTCCACTTGAGGCGATAGAATTAGCTGGGAGAACTTGCTATAAATCTGAGGATCGAATTACCTCAAAAAGCGCCGAGAAGTTTATCCACATGTTACTCAATAAGGGACATGAAGCCATGTTAGAACATGCATCCATGTCTTATAGGATCGTATGTGACAGGGGCGTAACTCATGAGATAGTACGTCACCGGCTATTTTCATATGCCCAGGAAAGCACTCGCTATGTTAACTACAAAGATGGCATAGAGGTGATTAGCCCATTTAACGACGTTATCACTCCTGAAGACGCAGCTACAGCTGGCATTTGGCAGCAGACCATGCAGTATTGCGAGTCTACGTATAGATATTTAATAGAGAATGGAGAGAAGCCTCAAATAGCCAGGGCGGTACTTCCGACATGTGTAAAGACTGAGATTGTAGTTACTGGAAATATGCGAGAATGGAGACATTTCTTTAAGTTGAGGACTGCTAAAGACGCCCATCCTCAGATGCAGGAAGTTGCTAATATGTTGTTGTTTGACGCTACATATAGGGTTCCAATTCTTTTTGACGAATACTAAGGGGGCAGAATGAAGCGTAAACCTAGTGAAGAGATTATTATGAGAGATCATGCTAACGAAGAGGTTCAATCTTTTGAGACTGGAGCAACATGTACCAAGGTACATGAGAGATATGATTTAATATGTCCCACCGGTCTTAAGAGAATAGCGCAGCGTTATGCGTTGGGGGCTGTTAAATATTCCGATTATAACTGGTGTAAAGGGATTCCTATAAAGGAACGTCTTAACCATTTAATTAAACATGTCAATGAATACATTGCTAATGGAAACGTATTCGATGATAACCTGGCCGCTATAGCATGGAACGCAATAGCCTTGATGCATTATGAAGAGGACTGCAAGCACCATGAAGCTCCTTGGATAGACAAGGAAGAGGATGCCAAGTAGTTGTTATACCTTCGATAAAGCTATACGCAGGAAAATGATTAAAGAAGCGGAGCCTGTGCAATTCAAGCTTCGCTTCTCTAATCGTAGATACTATATCAAGACGTTTATATGGCCAGATAGGGAATCTATGGTAGCTGGCGCTGCCGTAGAAGGTCCGAAATACCACGCATGTTATGTTCCATTCTCACCAGCAAACGATCCCCCATGTATAGGTGAATTACACTTCTATGTAGAATTCCTTAAATCAGGAGTAGTAGCACATGAGCTATTACATGCTATCTTTGATCTAGCCTGGAAGCAGCGTCAGATCATAAATCCTCCATCTATAACTACGCCTGATACCGCCAAGAATCATCAGTATTGCGAGTTTCTCTGTGGAGAACTAGAGAACCTCACTAACCAATTCTGGAAACATTATCCTCTAAGTCAATAAGTATTGATTCCATGTGCTATAATAGGTCTTGTGTACACCTATTGATAATTATCTCATGGAGTAGAATGTGGAAATATCCCCCTTATTTACCGGCGACCCTGACGGGATTACGATATCCCAGCAACCTGGATATCAGAAAACTGTAAGTGAATGGTGTGAAAGAGTTTACGCTGAGGCGAAGCATGAGCTAGATCAGAATGAAGAGATCATGGGTCTAGACAAATCTATTTCCTTCCTCCTGGGAAAGCAGTGGTCAGAGAAGCGGCCTACATACAAGTCTTCTCCTGTGAGTAATAGGGTGTGGAGTAACTTAATCCAGCTTGTATCATATCTTACAGACTTACGTCCCTCCTTTGAAATTAAAGCATCCAATAAAACATACGATGAGCAATGCGTATTACTAAACAAGCTATCTAGAAGCTGGTTCTATAATCGGGATATTGATTTAGTTCTGTCTCAAATTGTTATACATGCTGCTACCACTATTGGATATGGTAGATTGTCGTGGAATCCAGAGTTATGCGGCGGGATGGGTGATATGGAGCTGACGGCTGTTGGCCCTACAGACCTAATACCTATTAAACCTGCAAATCACCTCCAGAACTCCAGAGGAGTTATTTACCAGACAGTTAAAGAATTAAGTTGGTTTAGGGATAAGTTTCCTATTACTGGCCAGCATGTAAAGCCGGACCCATCTCTATCCAGATTCTCAAAAACGTCCAAGCCATCAGGTGCGGTTGGCCGAGCGTGGGAAGTTATTGGTCCCGCCATGCGCAGAGTACTATCTGCTTCTTCATCTGTGACCAATGATTCCGTAATGCCTTTAGCTAGGCTTAGGGAGTATTGGCTTCATGATGATCAGCTTAATACATCTGGAGCCGATGTATACGTAGGAGATCTTGTTAAGGGTTATGGATATAAAGTATCTCCTGGTCAAAAGCTATACCCACGAGGTAGGCTCATTACTATGGGTGGGGATACTGTTGTTTATGATGGACCTAATCCTTTCTATCACGGACAATTTCCTTTCTGCGCACTTAGATTAAATCAGGTACCTTGGTCTTGGTTGGGTGTATCTGAATTTAGAAACCAGATTCCCCTACAAGAGTCTATGAATCACATCCTGGCCGGTATTATGGATTCCGTGAAACGGGCTGTGAACCCACCTCTTCTTTCTCCATCTAATGCTTTTGGTGATGCAGTAAAGAAGAATATAGATCCTAACATGCCGAATGCCATGATCTACTACAACCCAAATACCATTGCTCCTCCACAGTATGCTAGTTCTCCTAGTTTGCCTGGATTTGTGTTCGAGACCATGCTTTACTTCCAAAGGGAGTTGGATAGTCAGAGTGGGTTCCTTGATCTCCAGGGCTTAACCAGGCGGGGTATTATTCCTGCTGGTGATACGATTGAATCATTAAAACAGAACCAGCAGACTATGGTGAGATTAAAGGTTAGGTATATTGAGGGATTCTTTAAAGAGCTTGGTACTCAATTTGTATCTAACGCATTTCAGTTCTACACGATGAAGCGCAGGATTCACATGCTTGGGAGTGAGGGTCTCACGTTTGAGGACTTCGATTTAGATCCAGAGACAATGATTCCGGCTGAAGTAAACCCAGAGGTATACTTCCGTAACTTCGGATTCTACGTTGCTCCTGGTAGCTTGCTGGATTCCAATAGAACTCAGAAAGCCCTGCTTATGCTACAACTCCGACGTATGGGAGATATGGATCTTAAGAATCTGTTAGAGGCTTTGGATCTCGGTAGTATGTATGACAGTATTAAAAAGAACCTACAAGGAGAAGGGGCTGACTTCCTTATCAATGCTATTAAGCAGAAGATGGGCGGAGGCGCTCCATCAGCTGAAGGTATGTCTCCACAGCAGGCTCAGCAGTTATCTAGTGGTAATATGGGTACAGCGGGATCTGCCGACCAGCAGAATAATGGATAATCATAATGCCTAAAGATAAGTTTAAGCCAAAGGAATTTGCCGACTTTGAGAAGAAGAAGTCCTATGTAGCTCTAGAGGATCGTGTTGAGCGCCTTGAGAAGGGTAGGACTGCACCTGAAGAAGGTGAGTTTAACAGGTCGTCTAAAGATGTGCGTGAGGATTACTTCGCAGACGAGAAAAGGGCTGAAGAAGACCGTGGAGAGAAAAAAGAGCAAAAGCGTAGACCATTAAAGCAGCCACGGAAAATGATCCGTAAATGGGATACAAGAAGCGCCAAGCGAAGGAATAGTAGTAGGTAAGACCGTAACTTCAATTATCTCTTGACAACGTGTGTAATACTATATTTGTATGAAGTTAACTTTTTATCCCGAAGTCTGCCCTGCTCGTTAGCTCTACCCCATAGGGCAGGGTGGGCTGTCTTTTCAAGATAATCATTTTAAGGAGTAATAACATGGCGGATGCGTCGAAGATTAAAGATAAAACTGGCAAAGCTGAAGGTCATGGCGACAACACTGCACCGGCTGGTATCCAGTCCCCTGCAACATATATCCCATTGTCCCCAACGCCTAGTTCTGTAAATAGCAAGACATCTGATCTTGGTCATCGTGGAGAACAGAAGTAATTAGAAAGGTGAGTAACTATGCCAGCACCTATGAGTATGGATAGACCACCGATGCCTCCACCAGATGTTACTGGTCAGATGGGTATGCCCCCAACACAGCCAGCGAATGAACCTGGTCTAGCGTCGATGATGCCCCAAGGGGGAGATCAGCAAGCTGTGAACCCTAACGGGGAACTGATGGCTCAGACAGAAGCTATTAAACGAGTGTTAGAGCAGATCGTAAGACTTAACCCTATTATGGCACCCTTCGCACAGAAGTGTATAACCATATTAGATAGCGGTCTATCTGCTGTTTCTCAATCACCCGCCACTACGGATAACCCTGGTGGTGGTATTCAAGCCATGTTAGCGGCTAAACAACCGCCTCCAATGGCATAACCGAGCCGAGCCTGTGTAACGAATAGTAGGTACTTTTCGTGACAGGAAGCTCAATAAGAGGTATATATGGCTTTATCAGCGGAACTTGAAGCCTTGTTGTCGAAGATTAACGACGACACGGTTAGAGAAGCTACACGTAAACAGTTGGTTGAAAATCATGAAAACGGTCTTCGCCAGTCTGATTACTCGAAGAAACAAAATGAGTTGAAGTTAGAGCGAGAGAAAATGCAGACCGAATGGAAGGGTCATTTGGACTGGTACAACACAGCGAAGACTACTTACGAGCAAGCTATTGAAGAACAGCGATTGCTTGAAGAGAAGGTCCAGTCGCTTGAAGCGAAAAAGGAATCGTCCTCAACACTTGTTGACGAGTTAGAGATTGGTAAACAACTAAAGATCGCACAAGAGCGAGCGGAAAAGGCTAGCCAAGTATCTGATAAATTGTTTAATCAAGTCTCTGAAATCGACAAGATGATTAAGGATGGTCAGTTGATTACCGCTGATAAGTTTGAAGCGGCAGTCAATCGCAAGGCCGATGGTTTGGCTAACGCCATTCTCGACGTATGGGAAAAACAGCAATCTTACAAATCGGAATTTGGTAAAGATTTGCCAAGACAGACGTTGATTGATGAAGCGGCGAAACATAATGGGAATATTGAATTAGCGTATGAAGCTCTTACTAAAGTTGACCGTGACGACAAGCTGAAGAAGACTATCGAAGCTGAATTCGAGAAGAAGTATCAAGATCGAATTCGACAAGCAGGACTACCGATAGACGACGGCGGCGGCGGCGGCGCATTTGAGGGTTTAGGCGCATTGCAGCGTAAGGCGCTAGGTGGTAAGGACTCAGAGATACCGGAAGATATTCCGGCTGATGGCTCCGGAAGACTTAGTTATCTTATCGGCAAAGAGTTAGCAAGCGAGGGTAAGGGTTAATCCTTATCTCTATCAAGGCTTACCGCTGAGCCAGCCTGGCGAATCAGCGGTTTTCGTCTACACGTAGACGAATGTAGCACTCTATGTAGCGGCGACCAGAGCCGATATGGGAAGTCCTGAGAGACCGAGCCTATAATATCGGAAGGTGACAGAGCGAAGCTGAGTGTAGATTGAGCATTTATAGTCAATCCGCATCATGCGGAGATCTTAACCTTTTAATTTTATATATCTATGGAGATATTTTTATGGCTTTAACATGGACTGATATTGATGGCAAAGTAAATAAGCACATCGTCCCACGGCTGGTTGATAATGTGTACAAATCCTCGCCGGTTCTTACCCGCTTGCGCACACGGAACGCAGAACGTTTCGATGGTGGTTTGTCTATTCGGCATCCCATAGTGTACGCCAAGCTGACTGGTGGAGCATTCACCAAGGGCGGAAGTTTTAATATTGACAAAGTGCAGACAGACACTGCGCTGGAGATCGTTCCGAAGTATTACTATGTTAATATTTCCCTGTACGGTCCTGATAACGTTCTGGCACGTGGACCAGAGGCTGCGATGTCCTACGTCGAAAGCAAGATGTTTAATGCTTCCGGTAAAATGGCGGACATGCTCGGAACAGATTTGTTCCTTGATGGTGGGCTTAGCTCTTTATCTACATCTACCACTTCGCAGTTGGACGGCTTCCAGGTAGCTCTGGACAATGGTACCCTGGCTGCTGCTTACGCCGGTATTACCCGTGCAGACCTTGGCGTTGCCAACGGAACAAACAATGCTGGAATCAATGGCTACGTGAACTCAGCAATGACCACGTTCTCCATGGGAACATTCCAGGCTGGGTACGGCGGATCTTGGTTCGGTAACGAACATGTAGACCTGATCGTCACCACACAGGCTATTTGGGACATTATCTGGAGCAAACTCCAACCGCAGCAACGCTTCATGGAGATGGATAATGATCTGGGCAAAGTCGGCTTCCAGACACTTCGGTGGAACGGTGCGTCGATTGTAGTTGACCAGCTCTGTCCGGCAGGCTACATCTTTGGTTTAAACACCAAGTACATCCTGTTCTACATTTCCACAGTGCCGAAGTATCAGTTCGGCTTCACCGGATTCAAAGAAGTTCAGAACTCCGATGACGTTGCCGGTCAGTACCTGTTCGCAGGGAACATGCTGGTAACAGCTCCTCGTCTCTTCTTCACGTTCTACAACGTGGCTGCTTAATATAACTGAATTAGGGGAGTGAATAACTCCCCTTTTTCTAATACTTAATTGGAGGCGAAGGAATATGGGAAGTTTAAATTATACAGGCACTCTTCAGATTGTAGACGTGGACCCACGTGGTATCTCGTTTCAGTCTGACTCAGTTGCTAAAAATCCAGTTGGGTGTATCACACGATTAAACGGTAACCTCTACCGCTACGTTCTACTTACCACAGGAATTGGCCCAGTTGCAACAGTCGCTGGCGCTCCTTGCTACCTGGAGGAAGTGAACCCTGCCACTAACGTTTTCACAGTTAATTCAGACTATTCTGATAGTCTCAAGGTATTTGCGGGAGTATTACTAAAAGCCGCTATTACTACTGGTACGTATACGTGGATTCAGGTCGGCGGAGTGATTGAGTCCGTAGTCAATGATGACACCACAGTTAAAGGCGATAGAGTACAAGCTAAAGCAGATGCTACCTTCACTAAGGTTAGCCAAGGTGCCGACGCTGGGTATTCTACATGGGGCGTTTTGCTCGAAGATCGAAGTGCTACCACTGCTGGAAAAGCAAAGACATTGCTCTTTCCTAAGATGGTTTGGTAAGGAGGAGATAAATGACTTTACCTACAAATCAACCTAATGAATATAGCGGCACAGTCCAGGGAGTTTCTTTAACTGGTCGTGCGGTTGGCGGTGCTATTGATCTTAGCCTGCAAATGGACACAACTCCGCAAAATCCGGTTGGCTGTGTCACACGATATGATGGTAATCTGTATCGTTACGTATATCTGGCATCTGGGACTACGGTCAAAGGTGCGCCCGCTTATTGGGTTACAGCTTATACTCGTCCAGATCTTGGGCTGTATAGCGTATCCGCTACAAACGGAGCGTCTGCTGCGGACAACTGTTTCGCTGGACGATTCCTAGCAGCTAGTATAACCGTGGCTAGGTATATCTGGATTCAGGTATCCGGCGCAAGCTCGTATGTTAAAGTTGACGATGGTGCGGCTGTAGGCGAACGCCTAGTGGCTTCTTCCTCTGATACATTTACACATGTCAACGATACTGTTAGCGGACCAAATCTGGCTGTCGGCGTTGTTACTGAAGCTGAAGGCGGGACTACAAGTGGTATTTGTTCGGCCATTATCTTTGGGCCATTCGGGTTCTAATAGGAGAGAAATATGACAACAACTGATACTAATATTTTGAATCATAGCGGAGAACTTCACGGCGTTTACATTGGTCGTAATACGTCTGGAGACAAAGATATCACCGCACAGCAAGATTCTACTCCAAAGAATCCACTCGGTTGCGTTACAAGGTTTGCCGGTAATCTTTACCGATATGTATACTTTGTTTCCGGAACAACTGTTGCTGGCGCTCCTGCTTATTGGCAGGCACTTAATCCACTATCTACTAGCTCAACAGCTAGCTTTGCTGTTACTCAGGCAGCTGCGTCTGCGATTGACGGTAAGGGCAACAACGTGGTTGCCGGTGTATTCCTGGCGGCTGCGATTACAGCTGCTCGGTATATCTGGGTTCAGGTTGGTGGAGTTTACTCCGCCGCACGAGTTGGCGCTTCCACTGCGATGGGAGATCTTCAATTCGGTGGATCTAATGATATATTTGTTCGCATTGCTCAAGGTCAGCCTGTAACAGATGAACCATTCGGTATTGCGTTAGCGGGAATCTCGTCTAATGTCGCCGCTATGGAAATCATAAACTGTAACTGGTAATTAACTAGGAGAACGCTATGTCTGTAACGATTAGCAATAAGATTTTTTCTACCTTCGGCAGTAAGAACTTTCTCAAGTTCGATCTCGTCGTTGGCGCATATGTAACAGATGGCGTCTCTCTAGCTCCTGCGGATTTGGGATGGGGGTCTATCGACCTCCTTCTCGCTGAACGTAAAGGCGGAGTGTTGTACTGTTATGACTATACCAATAAAAAGATTAAGGTATACAGGCAGTATGTGGCTACCGCTGGGGCATTGAGCAAGCCAGCTATTGATACAACTGATGGCACCATTCTTATCACTGGAGGAGAATCTGGCGCATCTGTAGTTCAATTATACGTAGAGCCTGACTCTAACTCTGGTAAGTTGGCTCTAGATACAGTGACTGGTCCATTAACAATTCCAGCCGCCACGTTTGGTATTACTCCGGTGTCTATGGTCTTAGCGGCAGCTATTACTTTTACCGGTGACGCCAATGCAGCCAGGGCTTTCGCTGAAGTCGTAAACGCAACAGCACTAACTGATACGGTTCGCTGTATCGCAATAGGGGTATAATACATGTCAATTACAATTACCAATCTTCAGGAAAATGTATTCGGAGATAAGAGAATAGCAATCTTTGACATAGCCCTTGGAGTTTATGCATCAGGTGGTCTATCTCTAGTCCCAGCGGACGTTGGGTTGAGAAAGTTTGATCTAGTGCTTATATCTCCTACTGGTGGATATTCATACACATATAACACGTCTACTAGTAAGGTTATGGCCTTAAGGTCTCCTGCGCAAACTTCTACTGGAGTTATTTCTGGGCCAATCACAGTTGCCATGAGCGGAGTAACACTTACTGGTCCTCATACTACTGGGGCTATTCTTAAGTTAAACTCTGATACTGCTACCGGTGCATTGAGTAAAACAGAAGCAACGTCCAGATCCATCGCACCAGCAACCTTTGGAATACCGGTGCCAACAGCAACTATCTCCCCAGTATTTGTGGGCGGGACTTCTACTACTGCTGTTATGCCAGAAGTAACGGGTACACCGACTCTGTCAGCAACCGCTAGGGTTATGGTTATAGGAGACTAATATGACAGCAACAGTTTCAAATCGTAAAGAGACAGCATTCGGAACAAAACGAATTGTTGAATTTGACGTCGCTCTTGGTGCGTACACAGGTGGTGGTACTGGGGTATCTTTAGACCCAACCGCTTTTGGTATGCGCAATGTAGATATCGTGATTATAGAACCTGGTACGGATGGGTATATTTACGAATATGATTATGTAAATAAATCCATGAAAGCATATATGGCCGGTGGGGTTGCATTTTCTGCAACTGTATCTGCGCCAGCTATTGCCGTAACTGGAGCTGTCCATACAGTAGTCGGCGGCATTGGGGCTGGTACTGGACCGCTACTCAGCTTGACAAATGGAACAGTTTCTGGTAAACTATCCAAATCAGAAGCTACAAATAGACTTATTCCATTGGCGGCATTTGGTCTAGGTGCTTCGTCTGGAGCGTTGGCAACATCTCCAACGTTTGGGGCGGCAACAGCTCAGGCATCTCTGGCGGAAGTTGCTTCTGCTACATTGTCCACAGCTGTGCATTGTCTAGCAATCGGTGACTAAACCTTGAATGGGGGGCTAACAATAAAGAAGTCTCCTTATAATTAATGGAGTCTTATATGACTTATAGTGGGCCAGCCCAGCCATACTCTAGCAATGTTCAAGAGAATTACCGACATATGCAGGAACATGTTAGACAATGGAATCCTAATTTTCCGCAACCTCTGATCGAAAGATCTATCAATACTAGATTACGCATGATACAGGACCGCCGCATGTGGGGCGGTCTTCTTGTGCGTGGTCAGATCTCCACACCAGCAATCTATTCAACCGGCGCAATTCAGGTTGTTAATGGGTCTGCTACTGTTACAGGCACCGGAACAGCCTGGCCAGTATCTGATCATGTAGATACAACTCTGTCTGACGCTATTACAGATACTGGAATCTTGCAAGATATTACTCCGGCGAGCATGACTAACATCAACGCTGGAGACTGGGTGCTAGTCGACGGTGGCCTTGGCACCCAAGAGATTATACTCGTTGTAAGTACTACTGCAACTACTTTCAGGGCTAATCCTTCTACTGCTCATTCTGCTGGGGCTACTGTAACTAAGAGTTCCTTTGTGCGTAGACAGTTTAGGGAAACCTCTGGCAAGGGGCAATATTATAATATTATGGCAGTAGTTGATGATTCAACTTTGATATTAGATTTAACATTCGGCGGAGCATCTCTAACTTCAACTAGCTATAAAATACTACAAGCTTATTGGAGTATGGAGCCAGACCTAAGAATGATATGGTCTATAGTGAATCATCAAAATGGCTGGAGGATTAAGTTTAATTTACCAGCTGAAGCTTTAAATAACTATGATGTATGGAGAACTGCTACTGGATTTACTACAAAGATGGTAGACTATGTACCTGATGAAATCGGGCGATTCAGGTATGAATTCTATCCACCGCCTACTACTGCTCAATCTTTTCCTTATCTCGCATATCGCACAGTTCGTGATATGATTGATGATGAGGATACTCCTCCTCCAGGTATACCAAGTCATTGTATCGTTCATGGTGCAATAGCTGATGCCTTAAGGTGGGGAAGGCGTGATAGTGATTATTACGATCCTAATACCGCAGAGAAGTACGAGCAGATGTATGAGCGGGATTTAAATAATGCCATGATGGCTGATGATAGCATTTATATGACAAATCTCAAATGGGCATTTGATGCTTACGAGATGAAATTTGGTGCCGATTTCTGGCAATCACACGATACTGACTCAGTGATGGGTTGGATCTAAAGTAACAAAGGGGTAGATTATGGGGTGGAATGAAGAGAACGAATGGGAACGTAATTGGTGGGGAAACTGTGTAAATACTTGGGGAGAAGAGTCCAAGCAGATGTTGTACGCATCGCTCATGGGACTAGATTGGAAGGCGCAAGATGGCAAGCACACGATTAATGTTAAGGATATTAGCGTTTTGGACATCGGTGGTGGGCCTGTTAGTTTGCTTCTCAAAACTAGCAATGTAAAGGGTACCGTCGTTGATCCGTGTCTATATCCGGAATGGGTATCAAACAGGTATATGTGCGCAAAGATTAAGTATATACAAATCAAAGCCGAGGCTCTCAGGCCAGACTTGTTTATGCCTAGATTTGATGAATGCTGGATATATAACTGTCTGCAACACGTAGATAATGTTGATCAGATCGCATACAATATACGTGGATTATGTAGGAGACTGAGAATATTTGAGTGTATTAACTATCCAGTTTCAGCTGGTCATCCGAATTCTTTAACTAAAGAATGGCTTGATAGGGTATTTGGTATTGATGGTAAAGCTGAACATGTTAACGATAAGGGCTTTACTGCTGATGCTTATTATGGCGTATACGACTTAACTCAAGTGTAGGATGAAAAATGCTAGTAGCTTTAGGTAAGGTTACAATAGATAATGCTGGAACCCTAAAACGGGCTACTGATAATTTAGTAGACCCGACAGCGATGTTCCTTTGCCACTCTATCATGATTGAGGTGTGGCCTAGTAATAACGGCAAGATATACGTATGCGACAGGGCTGATGCTGACTCCACGACCGGATATGGTATCGTAGCTATACTGGGGGTTCCAACAGTTAACTCTATCCCTACATTTACAGACACGGTTACCGGAGCTATTGCTGCCATTAACCTGGAAGAGATCTGGCTTGATGCAGAACTAGACGGAGAGGGAGCTATTGTTGTAGGGGATAGGCCATAATGGAAATAAAGCAAGCCCCTCAAATCGGCATCCCTAGATTCGGTATAGTGTATAGACAACGTGCTGGAGGGTGTGACTCTTTCATGTCTGTAGATGGGGTTGTTGTTAAGATTACATTCTGGCAGCGACTAAAGATTAAACTCAAACGTATGTATGTCTTATTAAGACGTCATATTGACCATATATGGTAATATAGATTAGAGGTTAAATTATGAAAAGAGAAGATATTCCACGTTGTCCAGTCCCCGATGAAAGAGTAGGCCAAAAGGGTGATTTAGGCCCAGTTGGAAGATTCCATGATAATTGGTCGAATCCGAGCGGACACGATGTATACCAACCATCTCCAGCTGATTCTGATCCAATGTCTAAGTATACAGTTCCAGACTGTTCATATAAGGGATATGATCCGTTTACCTGGCCTAATGGACAGGCTAACCCAGCGGATTTGCCAGGGTGTTGCGGTCATCAGCCTGATGATATAGAAGAGATCAAACCAAAGAGGTAATGCAATGGTAAGAGCGTATGGTGGAGTATTAAGAAAAGACACTGCGGTTGTCATTACTATGGGTCCGTTTGTCGATATAACAGACGATGTTACTCCTGAATCTGGACTAACAGCTACTATGGACGATGCTTCTAGCGGAGTGTTGATAGCTAAGAATGGAGGTAGCCTATCTCTTAGAACTACATCTGGAGCTGCCTCTACCGTATATGATACCTTTGGGTTTTATAAAGTAACTCTAGCGGCAGGAGATGTGAATACTGTTGGGAAATTAACAGTTAATTACTCTTTACCTGCGACGACAAAACCTGTATGCCAAGAGTATGACATACTCCCAACTGCTATATTCGATGCCATAGTGGCTGGAACTGATAATTTTGATGTTAATCTGGTTCAGATTAATGGCGCTACTGGCCCTGTTACAAGTCTGCAAGATTTTACTGTTAGCGGCTACAACTCTACATCGCATAAGGTGAATGGCGTAGTCCTTGCTGACACAACTACCAATTTAACGAATACAGCAGCTTCTGGAGACTTTACATCAACACAGAAAGCTAGTATTACCACGGCGGTAAATGCGGCAACTGGTATGATTGCAGCTGGAGTATCTACTGGAGTAACGGTATCGGGAGATTTCTCCTCAACAATGAAAGCAAGCATAGCATCTGGAGTTCGTCAGGAATTAGATACAACGCCTATTTCTGGTGTTCCAGTATCCGGATCAGTTGGGTATCTTAATAAAGCGTACATTGACGTAGCGATTAGTTCTAGATTAGGACCAACTGGCACTCTTTCTACGGTTACCAATTTAACCAACGCACCTACGTCAGGAGACTTGACGGATGCAATGAAGGCTAGTATCGTCTCTGGAGTAAACTATGCTTCAGGTATGGTCGCCGCCTCTGTGGCTGGATCTGTTGGTAGTGTTGCATCGAAGACTGGATTTAAGTTAGCGGCTGATGGATTAGATGCTGTCTCCGCTCCGGCTGATCTAGTTAACGATGCCGGTGGTAGAGCTACATTCGTAGGAATGATCAGGGCTTTATATAACAGATTTTATAACAAAGTTACGCAGTCCAGCTCTGTCCAGACTATATGCAACGACACCTCCACTGGAGTGATAACAATGCCAGTTACGGTATCGGGAGGAATAGAAACCAAGGGCAAGTCTAGCTAACGGCTGGAGAGGATATGAATATCAATGAATATATCAGAATTTTCCACCAGTCCTGGTACATCCTTAACCGAAACTGATTTAGTTAGATTAGCTACATTTGGGTTTGAAGTTTCATCCTTAGTACCATATGGTAAAGTTTTAATAGATAGGGTTCTGTATAGACTAGCAGAACTCTATCCTGATACACCAAAGCATTGGACTCGCAATGAGTTGCTTGGATGGCTGAATGATGCCATTACAGAGCTTAATTTAATTTCCGCATATCTCACCAAAACTAACTCCGTATCGTGGTCTCAGTCTAATAATATTATATCCCTACCCGCAGACACTATAGTTCCACTGGAGCTATACTATAATAATCAGGTAATCAAAAAATATTCCGTTGAAGGATTGGATAGTAAGTTTAACTGGGACGATGGCTCAGTGGGACTGCGGCCTATGGCCTGGTGTCCAGTGGGAACTACGAAAATTCTAGTATATCCACGATCTCAAAAAGCGGCACAGACTCTATCGTTAGTTACCGTATATCAAGCCGACCCGATACCAGAGGCTGGGGAGCAATTACAAGTTCCTCCGCAGTACATAGAGGCTATTGAACACTATATGTTCGCTAGAGCTAGATTCAAAGAAGGCGGAGCTGAGTTCCAGCAAGCTGATATTGATTATGGTAGATTTGCAGAAATGGCCAAAGAACTCAAATTGAGATCTGGTAGACAACGTAGAGTTGGTTGGGACGCCCGTATGAAGACACGTTCATCGTATATCAGACTAAAGGATGAAGTATAATGTCGATCACAGTACAAGAAATCACTGATAAAGTAGCCTTAGATTTGCAGGAAAATTCTAGTTTCAGTACTGGATTATGGACTCTATCTGAGATATATGGGTATATCAATTATGCTCTGCGACAATTCCTGAACGATACATCAGTTGTGATTATAGATGAATCTACTACATCCGTGATAGGTCAAAAGGAATACGAAAAACCTGCTACGGCTGGAGATATTGATAGGATAGGATATAATGGAAAACGTGTAAGACGTGTATCGTTATTCGACTTAATGTCGATAGATCCATCCTGGAGGTCTCAATCTGGAGTTCCAAAGTTTTATCATGAGGATGGAACGTCTAGCGTTACATCTTATGAATTAGATCGGTCACCAACAAAAGCTGGAACTCTAAGAGTCTTTGCTGATCTACTACACTATGAAGTGACTCAGCCATCAGATACTTTGGATATACCAGACTGTTGGGAACCGTACATAAGATGGGAAGTATTATCGTATGCATTACAGAAAGATGGAGAAGCGCAAGATTTAGCACGGGCAGATTGGGCGCATAAGAAGTATATTTTTGGAGTAAGTCTGGCGCAGAAGATGGTCGCCGGTATGTCTGACGTTCCCGTTTAAGAGGAATATATATGTCTAATAGACAGATTCAATCATTTCCATACACGATGGGCAACCAGGGTATTTTACTAAAATCCTCTGCTGACGAAGTACCGCTTACTGCATATTCTGCTTTGTATAACGCATTTACTGATCGTGAGAATACTCTAACCATTCGACGTGGATGGGCTAGAATTGGTACTACTATACATGATGATAACGCTCCTAATGGATATCTAAAAGCAAGTTCTGGATCTTATAGATACGCCCGATCTGGTGATAATTGGGTTCGAGCGAACATTGCCGGAGACTACGTATCCATAGCGTCTGGGTTGTCTGGTAATCCCGCTATAACTACAATAGCTAATCTAGGGGTTAGCCCGTATATCTTTCTGGCTGACGGAACTAAATTTTTAAAAGACTACGGTATTGGAAACGCCAGCCCAGTAGGCCTAGATCTACCTACAGTTAGCTTGACCGCCGCTAAGGCGTCTGTTACTGGCTTAGATTATGTAAATATAGAAAACTTCTCTAGTGGCATAGGGCTATGGTCTGTTTCTACGTTAGCTGGTGGAGGTACTGGTAGCCAGTCTCAGGTATCTGGATATACAGACAATGCGTTAAGGGTTACGGCTTCAGCGGCCAGTACGGTTGTTAGATCTAAGAAAAATATGGACCTTGATCTAGGGGCTGACGATGATCTTACAATACAAATATACTGCAAATGGCCGACAGATACAGACGCTACAAATGTGAGATCTTTTTCGTTGAAGTTTTCTCTTGGCGATACTAACTTCACCACTACTTATGAGAAGACTTTCTCTTCTCATCCAATGCAAACTGCGATCACTTCTAATACATATCCAAACATCACCCTGGAAGCTGCTAGGCAGTTGATGCAGAATAACGTATCATTCTACGATTCTCAAGATAAGTGGCAGAAACTACTACAAGCACGTAGAGATGCGTATCAACAGACTAATCAATTTGCTGCGGCGAATGTTCCAGTTGGATCTGGGGTCTGGAATCAACTAAGAGTTAAGAAGAGTGACTTCATTAGAAAGGGTATATCACTAGCTACTAATAGTGCGTTAACTTGGGCTAATGTTAAGGCGGTAGGAATTGAACTTATAACAAATACTACCGGAGCTGGAAGTGTCGATATAGACTTGATAGCCTATAGATCTAAGGGGCAGATTACTGGATCTAATATGGCATATACATTTACATACTATGATAGCTCTACGGATACCGAAGGAGATTACGCAGATATCACAGAAGTACCCATCCCTGGAGCTGATGGAGATCAATTTGCAATAACATTTACCGACACTCCTCCATCTAACGCTACCCATAGACGACTGTATCGAATGGGTGGATTGGTCGAACAATTTCAATTAGTTGATGAGATAGATATATCAACGCTATCATATGTAGATAATCTTCCAGATCTATCTTTGGGCGATGCTCTTAATGTCGACAACCAAGACGCTCCAGGAGTACCAGATGGCGTAGTGGCGTATGATAATAGATTATTTATCTGGGGAGTCTCTGGGGAACCTGGCAATAGACTTCGTTATAGCAAAAGAAATAAGGTAGAAAATTTTCCTACAGACTACTGGATTCCAGTTGGCCCTGGATCTGAAACTATCCAGAGTTGCGTTGACTATGATGGAGAATTATATATATTCACGTTGACAAACGTGTATAGATTGATAGGTACCGACGAAAACAGTTACAGGGTTATAAGTACGCAGATTAACATTGGACTAGTTTCTCCTTTCGGATTAGCTAGATCTATTACTGCATTATACATGGCCAGCCAGGATGGCATCTATGAATTCCCATCTGGTAAGAGAATATCAGAGGCAATTAACCCACTGTGGAGAGGGCAGATTGTTAATGGCATATCTCCAGTTGACACAGACTTACTTGGTTCTATTGCATTGGCTTATTTTAATCAAAGGATTTACTTTAGCTACCAAGAAAATGCGTCTTCAGATGGAAATGATAAAACTCTAGTCTATGATCTTGGGTATGAAAGATGGCATCTATATGGGTATGGAGTAACTGAATTCTATCCAGAGCCAGCAGATACTGAAGTCGAAAAAGAGGCTATGCTATTAGGTGGAGTGTTACTTGGAGATCCGTCTTCTAGCCAGGGTAGTTATATTCACGTCTTAGATTATGGAACAGTTGACCATCAACTAGTAGGTGTTCGTGGCGTAACCTGGAATATGACCACTAAGGAATTAGATCTTGGTGCGGCAGATTCAGAGAAACAGTTCATTGACCTTGTTGTTGACATGGATACTGGCAATTCTGACGTTCTCGTACAGTACGCATTGGATCTAGGCTCGCTGGATACCGCTTCTCCTTCGTATACGACGCTAGGAACAATAACTGGCAATGCAAATGGACGAAGCCAGTACATACTACCATTTCCCGACACAACTGCTAATAGTGTGTACGGAAGAAGGATTGTAATAAAATTAAGCGGAACCACGTCCACGTCAGCAACTCTTAATAGCCAACTGAAAATCTTTAAAATTATACCAAGATTTTTAGTGGAACCAGTTAGGCATAAGAGTTTTGTGACAGACTGGGCAGACGAAGGTAATGCTTCAGATAAGATATGGAGAGAACTTCATATAGAGTATAATTCATACGGGGCGGCTCCTACTATTAAGCTAGAAGTTGATGGTGCGGAAGTCTATTCCTTTACTGGTACAGCTGTGAGTTATAGAAAGAAGTTCTATTACTCATTCCCAGTCACGGCAGATATGATTGGAACAATGGCCCGTATTAAGCTAGATATGGGAAGTAATGAGATCAAAGTGTATGACTATGCCATTACTTCTATACCAGTAGCTAATCCTGTCACAACCTTTGAGACTGCATGGTCTGATGAGGGTGCGGCTAATATCTTTAAGAGATTTAGAAAGGTTGTAGTTGAAGTAGACAACATAAGCGGTGGAACAATCACAGTTACCCCTGAGATTGACGGGGTCCAGAAGACTCCTTTCAACATTACAGCTTCCGGTAGGCAGGAATATGTTTATAGTTTTCCTGCTGATACGACTGGATATCTCTGGAGAATAACCGTTTCAACTACAACAACCATGAGGTTTTATGGTGCCAAGGTAGAGGCTTTGCCTGATCCAACTCATGGTACTACGTATGAAAGTGCGTGGTCGATTGAAGGCACCGCCAATCGAAAGAGGTTTAGGGATATCCTACTAGACGTCGACACTCAGGGTCAAAATATTACATTAACCCCATGGGTTGATGGCACTGCTTTAACGCCATTTACAGTGAATACGGCTACACGTCAGACTGTTATTCTTAGTCTACCCGTAGACACTACCGGTATTCTTTGCAGGATTACATCTTCTTCTAGCTCCTTTCATACTATATATAACCATAGTTTTACATACACCGAGGAGCCGCATTTCAGTACGATTAAAGAAACAGTCTGGACCGATGAATCATGGCCTTATGATAAATTATGGAAACATGTACTTCTTGATGTAGATACTCAGGGTCAGGATGCTACTGTTGAATTTTGGCTGGACGGTGTTGTTAGTAAAACCTGGACTGTAAACACATCTTCAAGAGCGCTTTTAACACATAGCCTTGGACAAGATGTAATAGGAAAATTAGCCAGAATTACAGTTGATGGAGTTGAGACACAACTATTTGGAGCGAAGTTTGCATTTGATCAGGAGCCACCAGATATCACAGTAGCTGATAGTTATGAGCAAACATTCGGGTACGATGGATGGAAACTATTAAAGAGAATATATTGCGCCATAAAAGCTCCGTCTACAGTTACCATTCAGGTATATGCCGATGAGGTATTAAGAGATACTGTAACAGTTCAATCTGATTTAACCTCCGGCTATGCGAAGGTACGAGTTGATCTTAATGCAGCTATTAAGGGCAAATTATATAGATTTGTCTTTACATCCTCTGAATCGTTTAAGTTATATTGGGAGAAGTCTCAAGTAGAGATGAAGCCTCAAAATACAAATGATGGATGGGGATTGTATAAGTTTAATCCTCCACAGGCATATTAATTATGACTAATATAGATATCTCCAACGGAAGAATAGTCACTCAAAATGTGAAGAAAGTTCCAACTCAGGACGCTATGCTTCGTGGATCGCAAGGTGGTCTGGGGCCAACAGGAGTAACGGGACCGCAGGGTGTTATTGGTCCTACTGGGCAAACTGGACCAATCGGAGTTACCGGAGCTGGGGTAACTGGAGCTACTGGGCCTAGTGGAGACGCTGGAGTAAATGGAGTAACTGGAGTTACGGGAGTTACGGGTGTTACCGGAGCTGGGGTAACTGGAGTAACCGGTGTCACTGGAGTTAGTGGAATAGATGGTATTACTGGGCCTAACGGTATTACTGGAGTAACCGGTGTCACAGGTGTCACTGGCGTCACTGGTCCTTTAGGTGAGACTGGCCCAGCTGGAGGTCCAACCGGTGTTACTGGAGTTACAGGTGTTACTGGAGCTACTGGAGCTACTGGACCAACTGGGAATATAGTAAGCATATATAGCACTGCCGGAGCTACTGGAGTATGGACTAAAAATGCTGGGACTAAAGCTATCACTGTAGTATTAGTAGGTGGAGGAGGCGGTGGCGGCGGTGGGGCATCTGGTGCATCCGGTGCTATACGACAGCGTGGATGCGGAGGTGGAGG